AATGTTGACTTTCTGGATTTTTTTGCTGATAGTTTCTTTAAACTTCCTAAGAGTCAAACATTAACAAACTTATTCTTATTTAAAGATGCAAATACATCAATGCGTGTATTTGACTATGTACAAGATAAGTTTACATTTTCAACAACTCCTTACAGCATAATCTTTAAACTAAATACTCCAGCTCCGGATGGTGTTAATATTGGAGAGTTAATTTGGTTATCGCAGCAAGTTAGTGATAGTTTAGTTGATACAATTACAATTGTACCACCTAAAGTTAAAACAAGAAAAACATTCATTGCAGGCCCAAACTGGGACGCAATAAATAAAGATCAGACAGCTGTAGGTACACAATATAAAGATTGGGACGACCTACTATCTACTACTACTCAGACATCTGAGGATATCATAAGAACATTACTGAGTGGCTCTTTTTTAGAGGGTATCAATCTAAACATTGATTTTAGGCACTTTGATAACCACATCCAATTCGGATCTGCAACTGAGCGCTTATTAAATTTTAAATACAAAATGCAGCTTATTGAATCCTACGATTCACGTATAGCAGCATTGACAACCGATTTGAGTGGCTTGCCAAGTAGTAGTGTTTCTAGTAGTATATACTTTCAAACAAACATTACGGATACCAAAACAAAAAAAGCTGCACTACTTGGATCAATGGATTCTTATGAAAAGTATCTATTCTATCAATCTAGTAGTTATGTTACAAATAGCTTTGGTGAATTTTATCCATCTACGTGGCCAAAATCAAATAACACCAAGCCATATACAAATTATGCAGTAACTTCATCGCAAGTTGAGAGTTGGTTTGATGGTATTTACGCTAGCGCTAGTTTATATGATCAAAATAATCAATCAGCGTTATATAAACTGATACCTGCACACGTCTTAGAGGATAGTGTAAATGAGGAGTATGTGTTGTTTACTCACATGATTGGTCATTATTATGATCTCATGTTTGCTTATATCAAGCACATGACTAAGTTACACTCTCGAGAAGAATCAATTCTGGAAGGGTTTAGTAAAGATTTAGTGTATCATGTTGGTAAAAACTTAGGTATAGATTTTGAGAATGGAAATACACTTAAAGAGCTGTGGGATTATGCTTTAGGTACAAGTGTATCTGGATCTTTAGCATCGACTTATAGCATAACGAGTGAGGATAAAACCAAAGAGACTTGGAAGCGTATTATTAACAACCTTCCTTATTTATTAAAAACCAAAGGTACAGAACGAGGTGTTAGAGCTTTAATTAACTGCTTTGGTATTCCACAAACAATTCTTAGAATCCGTGAATACGGAGGAGCTGAACCAGAATTTAATACAAAAACTGATTGGGTTCATGAGCGTTTTAATTACTCAACTACAGTAGGCTATAACGGTCAAATATCTGGAAATCCAGTACAAACATTGAGAGCTGATTGGGATAGTATAGGATCACAATCCTTGTATCCAAATGCAGTAGAGTTGCGTGTAAAGATGGCAGTAAGTCAATCGAAGATACAACGCTTAATGGAGAAATCTGGTTCGTGGTATTTAGAAGCTTCTAAATCTGGAGACTTTCAGTATTTAAAACTGTATTTAGGTAATAATAATAACTCCACATCAACATGGGGATCCTCAACGACATGGGCTACAGCTAGTGTTAGTTGTTCAATCTACGATGGCGACTGGTATCATGTTGCAGTTAATAGATCGCAAGCTACTAACACAGATTCAGTTTCTCAAACATACTCGCTCATTGTTAAAAAAGCGAAGTATGAAAAAGTAGTATTTTCACAAAGTTCATCAATCACTGTAACTGGATTAACTAGTGCCTCTTACAATAATGCCTGGACAACTTCGCACATATCTAGCAGCCATTTATGGCTACCTGGAACAGGATCATATACCATTGCACAGAGTCATTCAATGCTATTGTGGACTGGTTCTATTCAAGAGTTGAGATATTGGAGCGAACCACTACAAGATAGTATTTTAGATAATCATACACTCGCACCAACAAGTTACCAAGGAAACTTATCTGACACGTATACCGGAAGTACATCTAGCTTCTACACCTTGATGATGCGTCATCCATTAGGAGCTGACAACAAAAAACTAGCGGTTACTGGTAGCAATGGTTTAGTGGTTTCTTCATCACATCCAAACCAACAATACAAATCGGGTACTGATATTAGAGCTTACAACTTTAGTGGATCAATACACAAACCTAACGTGGAGATCCATTCAATGGAGTGGCCTGATTTAGGAGCAAATAGGCAAGTTGGTAATAAAATTAGAATCGACGAAACCTTTTTAGCAGGAGATTCACAACTATATCGTGATAATAGCGCAGAGAGGTCTTTAACAGATAATTATCCTGCGGACTCACCACGATTAGGTGTCTACTTGTCACCAGTTAATGAGGTAAACCAAGACATTGCAGAGCAATTTGGTGGTCTTAGTATCGATGATTTTATAGGTACTCCAAGTGACCTAGATAAAGATCACTACCCTGACTTGGAAAATTTGCAATACGAATACTTAAAAAAGTATACATCTGGAAGATATAGACCACAAAACTATATCAGACTGATCCAACACTTTGATTCGGCACTATTCCAAATAATTAAAAAATTCATTCCACATCGTGCTAATGCACAAATTGGATTTGTTGTAGAACCAAACATTCTTACTAGAAGTAAGATACCAACAAAGCTACCAACCTTTGAGGAAAACCATTATAGTTCGTCTTTAGATGTAGGACCAGAAACGTACATTACACCCGGTGGCTTTGTTCAAGATGGTGATGGCGAGCCATTCCGTGATGGATCGGGTTATGTTCAAGAAGGTAAAATAGGTGGAGACGAGTCTGACTATATTAGATTTAGCGGTGAACAACAGAACGTTGCTGAGTTTAACGATGTAATATCGTATCCAACTTACGAATATGAATCACCACGTAGGGATATAGAGAGTTTGCCTGGTTTTGAAAACACAGAAATCGATTTTGTAGTGTTAGATGGTACTAACCTAGATACTACTCCAGATTTTGCTTCAAGCTATGCAAATGAATTTACTAGAGTTGGTGTTGATGATAATCCATCAACCAGCGGTAGCATGGCTGGAGAAGCTAAAACAAGAACTACTGCATACGGTAGGGATTTAATAGCTGATGGATCTCAGTATGTATTTACAAGTTATTATCAAAGTGGAAGTGGGGTAGGATTGACGTGGACACCTTTCACTAGTAGTCGTTATGACTATCACGAACCTTATAGCCCAGTTATTATGGATAACACTCCTAGTAGTGTTGCTAACATTAGTGGTGATATATATGATATTGATATCTACGGTGGAAAAGCGTTTGATAAACATACAACATACTCTGACACAGCTACAAGTACCACAGTCACAACAATAACATCTAGTGCAGCATGGGTTGAAAATGCATGGTTATCATCCTATGGTTTGCAAGTCAGATCACTATACTCAGCATCATTTGCTATTGATCCAGTTACTGGTTCAATTTCGGTAGGTTATTGGCAGCTTGCAGGAGCAGGATATGCATATCCAGGTTTATCATTTTACCAAACAGCAGCAACTGGAACACCAGTAACAGCTTCAGTTAGAATACCTGCATTTTTCTACAAAGCTGACGACGCAAAAACAGCAAACTACATTTATGAGATAACGATATCTACTGATGAGGGTGCGGCTGGCGTAAACAACACTCTAGAACTTCACTTTGGAGATTTAGATTGTGGTTTAACTGGATCTATTACACCAACATCTACACAAACAGATGTAGTGTTTACAACTCGAGCACTTGGTAACTGGCTAGGTCTGAGATTATACATCTCACCAAGTTTAGCACCAAACGCAACTTGGATTCCAAAACTCAAAGTAAGATGTTTAAACTATCGAGCTGATGTACAAGATTTTCACTTACGTGATAGTTATGGTATGAGGAATGCTCGATACGACGGTTGTAAAATGTCATCAACAGACTGGAATATTAACAGCCCCGATACTTCTGATGGAGGACCGGTAGTGCAAATTACAGTAGGTGGCGGTAAGCAATTAGGCGTAAAACCAAACGTCAAGGGAACTTTTGAAATAAAGTAAGATTTACAAAACAAGACATATTTATATAAAAACAAATAGCAATGGGATACTTAGATAATTCAACCGTCACAGTAGATGCTATTCTTACGAATAAGGGTCGTGAGATTTTAGCAGGTGGTGGTAAATTAAACATCACAAAATTCGCGTTATCTGACGACGAAGTCGACTACGACCTATGGAATCCAGCCCACACATTAGGTACAAACTACTATGGAGCTGTGATTGAAAACATGCCGGTATTAGAAGCGTTACCAGATGAAACTCAAATGTTACGTTACAAACTTGTAACTCTTCCAAAAGATGTTATAGGTATTCCAGTAATTAGCGTTTCACCAACAGCAGTAAGCTTCACTTCATTAAAGCAAGAGATTGTAGTTAGTCCAGCTACCCTTAACTTAGCGGGAGGAAATGATTCATTAGGTTATACAGCAATCTTAGCAGACGATACTGTAGCAACTCTAGAAGTTGCAGCAGACGGTGGTGTTTCTAAAGCACCTGCTAATACATCAGCTGTAGGACTTAATCCAGAAGTACTAGCAGCAAATGCTAATGCAGCAGGAGTGACTAGCTTCTTAGACGATGAAGTTACTAGCGTAACAACAGCTGGTAAAACAATTGTTAGGGTTGGTAAGAAGTTTGTATTGAAACCTAAAGCTCAAGCAAACCTTTTAACTATCAAACGCACATTATTAACAATCATCGGTAACGAGACTGGTGGATTCAAAACTGTATCTGTATCAGTTGATCCTACAAACTTCGCTGCTCTTGATATTCAAGTAGGATTAGCAAATAAGTAATAGACAATGGCAGAAATATATAAAATCTTCACGCAAGACGATATCGTACCAGGAGACGTTCAAACAATCTCCCAGCCAGTTTGGTCTGAAAACATTAACCCACTGTCGGCATCAGCTGCTTATTCTGGTGTAGGCTTCTTTACATCTTCTACTCAGATGTCTCAATCAGGAGACTACTACATGAATGTGTACCACAGAAACCCACAATCAGCAACCAATGCAGCAATTCAGTTTGCAATTGCTTATGGCCACAGACAGGGTAGTGGTTCTTATGGTGATTCAAACACTGTAGGTAACAACTCAAATGATACACCAACAAGAGCTATATACTCGCAGTATCGTAATATGTTACTTCCTCCAACGGATAGTGTATTTACAATCAATAGCTCTTCAGCAAACGAGATTATTGTAATCAATGTAGCTCGTTCAAGATTCCGTCAAAAGATTGATCCAGGAAACTGGGAATTGAGAATTGGATCTGGTTCAAATGCTACATATACGGGTAATAACTTTACATCTAGCTACCTAAGCTTTATTGATGCTAGCGGTCAAGGTGATTCGCCAACAATCAACGAAGCAGGTCGCGTATTTGGAATCTACTCAGGTTCTGGTGGTGTGACTGCATCTAACACTCAGTATGGATTGTTCTATCCAGACCAAGGTGTCTTTGTATTCCATGCCGGTTTATTAAGAGGTACTGGAGCAACTGGATGTGGTATTCCATTCAACAGTGCATCTGCAACTACACTAGCAGCAGCTGCAACGCAACCAAGAAACCACGTAACGATGTCTTTCCGAATCTCAGGCTCTACATATTTTGCAGCTCGAAGTGAAGAAAAAGTAACATCTACACACTACTTTGTTCGTGTAACTAATAAACAATTCAACTTCTCAAACAATCCAACGTTTGTAACTGGAAGCACAGGAACATTCCTACATGCTAGCATGTTAAGAAATCCAAGCGTTTATATTACAACAATTGGAATGTATGACGATAGAAACCGTTTAGTAGCAGTAGCCAAGTTGAGCAAGCCATTGTTGAAATCATTCAACCGAGAAGCTCTTATTAAGGTTAAATTAGACTACTAATTTTAAATTAGCAAAAATGAACCCTCTACCTAAAGTGGAGGGTTTCTTTTTTAGCCATATTTATATACAATGGCAGGAGTTTTCAAAAGTTTAGACAAATCAGATGTACGAATCACACCATTCCGTACACATAAGCTGTGGTCGGAAAATGTGAGTTATACTAAGATTGAGATCACCGGATCAGTATCGAATAGCTCCAGCTTCTACGAATTACAAGCACCTTATTCAACAAAGATATACGATACAGATCCAGTAACAGCTTATTACTATGTAAATAGTGATAATATATTAGGCTATGCTGAGGTTGATAGTGATACGTTTGAATTACAGTACAATTCAGCAACAGTCACGAGTTTTAGTTCAACGCCATTAGTTGCAAACAAGTACATTGCGGGAGTGTTAGATAATACTGATGGTAATGGTCCAAGTCGTGTCATAACAATAGAATCAGATCCAACCTTAGGAACAGGTGGCGGATTCAGAATCAAGCAGATGGATTACCAGATGTCAACCTTTATTGGCGGTGGTATGCCTTATGAAGATATCGGTTTGAGTGGAAGCTATATCAATAGAATTGATTATTATCCATTTGCGGGAGCATTACCAGTCGTTAGACCAATAATTCTAGTATCCCACAATCAGAGTGGCTCTTATTATGGTGGTTTACTAGCTATGGAGTTAGATGTCAGTAACAAGCAAGTTGTAGCAACAACCGTAGTACCTTATTTAGAACCACCTAATCCAATATTACCTCCATACTGGGGTGCCGATAATGATTATCGTGGAGATTATTATGCAGCGATTCCTTCAACACAACCAGAACAGACTAATAGGATTCTTGCTATTTACAAGGACAGTACATCAAGACTGATGACTAGTAATATAGAGTTGCAAGGTTTTGGTGCAGCATACTCAGCATCATACTCAACTATTAGTGCAATGGGTGATCCAGGAGAGCATGCTACGACGGGTGTTGTGGATATTGTAGGTTCAAAGGGGTTTGCATACTTTACACTAAAAGGTCAAAACAATATTTACGCTTCAAGCTTCGATATTAGCCTTAGTAATTATCTCAAAATAGACGCTGCACCAATTGTAAGATTGTTGTGTGATAAAGATATGATTCGATACGATAGCGCAGTAGGTGCTATTAAGTTTCAAGCAAATAGTAGTGATGCGCAGATTAATGTTGTAGCTGTGTTAGAGGATGGTACAATACTGAATAACATTAATGCTAGTCAGTTTTATGCACAATTTACCTATGAGGTTATTGACGCAAGACAATACGTTGGTGCAAATAGTAAAGTGACAGGTGCAGCTATTAATAAGAATGTAGATTTAATTAGCTCTGGTAGCGCTTCTCTATTATATGTTTGGGTAGAGCCAACGGTAAAAGGTAAGTCTTCCATGTTCGTTGTTAATCTAGATACTAACGAGATTCAAGATCCAATTCACGTAGGTTTTTTGAGTAATTCATCACAACCTTTATTTGGAACTCAGCAGAGTGGTAGCAATATGCTTACTGCAGACAATAGAACAACCACAGTGTTAGGTTTTACACAAAATATTTCTGAAATAAACCCAACTACGGGAGTACGATCACGATACCTATACAAGTTTGACGTGCAATGATAAACAGCATATACACAATATATAGAGCAGATTACAATCCTTTAGCAGCCTACAAGGAGGATAATGTATTGCATGTTAATTTTGATCAAGGCAACATTCAGCTACACAATGACGAACCAATAACTGCAAATGGTAAATTTCAACGCATTGTTCATAGATCAATAGACCACCTATATTATAGAGACTTCTATGGTAATACTAAAGCCTCTTTTGGTAGTGGTAATATTAATAAGCAATTTCGCTCGTTAGAAGATCAGGCTTATGTGATAAGTATTCCACAATCAAAGTTTGGTGAAGCCATAATGACTGACTCAGTTGTTATAGATATGGATTGCTATATGATACCAGTCAGTGGAACTTACTCAGGAAGTTTATTAAACACTAACTGGACTTTATTAGATGACAGCTTAGGCAACTTACATATTTCTGGTAGCGGTTTTTACTCACCGTATGGAAAATTTATAGGTGGCTCTGCAACAAACTACACATCGTCTGTTGAGCGAGCTTTGGTTGGCGAATGGCCATCTGAAATCGTTTACCGATATTTGAATGGAGGAGTTGTGTCTTTCACTAGTAGTTTTAATCCAGGCTTATGGCAAATGGAATCCAACTACAACAATGTACAGAGTGTGTATAGACAAGGTGCATCGCCACAAATGTCGGAAAAGGATTTTCTTGGTGCTTCTTGGCATTTTACATCTAGTTTATCTTCTAGTATCTTAATTAAACCAAACGTAGTACAAGAATATAATCACGCTTACAATTTTGAAAATAGTCCATTTGCTTTCAGCTTAATTATTAATCCTAGTCAGATGCCACAACATCCATCTGGATCAATGCTTATAGCAAAACAAGGTCCAATTGAAGAATTGCGTGTTGATGAGGATGGTAACATATTCACACAAACAACTCCAAATAGATCACCATATAGATTATATATTACATCGGGAAGTAATAAGGTAGCGTTTGAAAAGGATACTGGATCAGAATTACTTTATCTAACTAGTTCGGCAACAATCGAGCAAGATAGGATGTATCATATTGCTGTAAGCAAGACCGGATCATTAGTGACATTGCATGTGAATAGTGCAGCAAGTTGTTCAGTAAACTCTGGATCGTATAGCTTCCTAGATAAAGAGACATCAAATCTGTCAAACGTGTATATTGGAAACTCTTACGAGGGTGATAGGGGTTTTAATGGCATCATTGATAATGTCAAACTATACAGAGAATCTTTAAATACAACAGAAGTTGATGTATTATTTCACACTGTTGGAGTGGGCAATTTGTTTATGGGTAATGTTTTCTATAATCATGGTATGATGGTGTTAGGAGCTATTCCAAGTAAATTTGGTACAGTCACCAACGTAGACTGTAGAGGTACACATACTATATGGGAGACTGAGATTTCATGCACAGTTGGACCAGGTGAGTTTGGAATGAGTTGTAACCCAACACTACAGTATTACAATGCATCACACAATCAATATGAATATAAACCATTTGTAACTGGTTCAAGTTTCAAACCGTTTGTTACTTCAATAGGTTTGTATGACGACTATGGAAGAATGCTAGCAGTCGCAAAATTAAATACACCAATACAAACACCGGACAACGTAGATACAACATTTGTTATTAGGTTAGATCGGTAATTAAAATAAGTTATGGCAAGAAAGCGTTACACTAAAACACAAGCCGCAAAGGTCAAAGGATACCGTAGTGGTCTCGAGGTTGACCTAGACGAATCATTAAAGCAGAAGGGTATTGATGGTGAATATGAGCAGCATAAGATAAAATACATTAAACCTGCTACAAACCACACATACACTCCAGACTTCAAACTACCTAACGGAATTTTTATAGAAACTAAAGGTAGATTCGTTGCAGAAGACAGAAAAAAGCATATATTAATAAAGGATCAGTATCCTGAGTTAGATATTCGATTTGTGTTCCAAAATTCAAAAAACAAACTTCGCAAAGGCTCAAAAACGACATACGCTGATTGGTGTGTGAAGTATGGGTTTAAATTCGCTGACAAAGAAATTCCAACAGACTGGTTCAATTAATTTTGCTTATTGAAATAAAAGTCGTATAGTTGGAGTATGAGTGTCAATCTACTGCAAGCAAAACATCTATTAGACGATCATTTAGGATCGAGTGTGCAGCATAGAAAGGATGGAGAGATAAGTTATCACTGCCCATTCTGCAATCACTATAAGCCAAAATTACAAGTTAATCTCAACACACAGAAGTGGCATTGCTGGGTATGTGATAGTAAAGGTCAAACGCTTATCTCTCTATTAAAGAAGAGTAATGCACCTACACAAACTTACAAGAAGATTCGTGAACTGTATGGTGATTCCAGACCAAGTAGTAAGACGGACTTTGCAAGAGAGATTGTTGGCTTACCAGAGCATTACAAACCACTATACATAACACAAAACACTCCTGACTACAAAAACGCTTTACACTACGCTTTGAGTGTGAGAAAGCTAACTCCACTAGACATTTTAAGGTATCAGGTGGGTTATTGTGAGGAAGGACCTTATGCAGGAATGTTGATTGTTCCTAGCTACAATGAGGCTGGCTTACTCAACTACTACGTTGGACGCAGTTACTACAACACAACTATATCGCATAAGAATCCACCCGTATCTAAGGATGTGATTGGGCTTGAAAATCAGATTAACTGGAAAGAGCCAATAATCATTGTAGAGGGTGTGTATGATGCAATCGCAACAAAGAGAAATGCAATACCACTGTTTGGTAAGAAGATACTCAGTAGCTTGCGTACAAAGATACTAACAGAGAAAGTTCAGAAGATTTACCTAGCTCTAGATAAAGATGCTTTCAAAGATTCTATTAAGGAGGTTGAGTACTTTCTCAACAACGGTATTGAAGTATATGTGATACAAGTGCCAGGAAAAGATCCTGGTGATGTTGGTTATGAGGTGATGGTAGATTCAATAAATAAGGCAAAAAAAGTCGACTTCTTTGACTTGATAACGTATAAAATGATGCTATGATAAATAAGATAAAGTGTAAGATGGAAAGTGTGGAGAAGATTCTTCACATTGCAGATATACACCTACGCAACTGGAAACGCCATAAGGAGTTCAAAGAGGTGTTTAAGAAGCTTTTTGCGGCAGTTGATGCATTACCTGCTAACTCTATTGTGACTGTTGGAGGAGACATTGTGCATGCCAAGACTGATATGAGTCCGGAGCTAATCAATATGGTATCGTACCTATTCAACGAGTTAGCTGATCGTAGACCAACAATTGTGATAACCGGGAATCACGACACTAATTTGAACAACAACAACCGACTAGATGCTCTTACTCCAATCATCGAAGCTAACAACCATCCTAACCTATTTTATTTACGTAACTCTGGTTTGTATGAGATAGGGGATGTTGCTATCAGTGTAATGTCGTTGCTAGATGAAAAAGAGGATTACGTTACTTTTGACAAGATTCCAGGCAACAAAGAGTACAAACACACGATTGCAATGTACCACGGTACTATTGCTAATAGTAGTGTTGATAGTGGGTTAGTATTGTCTCATGGATTGGATTGGGACACTTTTGCTGGTTATGATTTAGTTTTGTTGGGAGACATACACAAACGTCAAATTCTGTCAAAATCAGAGCCTATCATATTCTATCCAGGATCTTTAGTACAACAGAACTTTGGAGAGTCTTTTGAAGGACATGGTTACGCTTTAGTTGATCTGACGACTAAGGGTGACATTGGGTATGAATTCTTTGATATTCCTAATGACTACGGTTACTATACGTTAGATGTTGAGGATGGAGTGCTACCAGACAATCTACCAATCACATCAAAGACTAACGTCAGACTTCGTACAAAGAACACATCACCAGCAGAGCTAAAACGTATACTAGCAACTATTAGAAAGGAGTATCGTAACAGTGATGTTATGGTGCAGAAGTTGGATAAAGCTAGTTCTTTGGATGAAAGTCAGTTGTTTGGAGAGTCGCTGCATCAGGGAGATGTAAGAAATATCCAATACCAAAACCAACTCATAACAGACTACTTACAACATCAGGGTATTGATGATGAGTTGTTAGAATCGGTGTTGAAGATAAATGCAACTTTAAACCAGACAATATCACAGGGTGAGACAGCTCGTAATGTTGTGTGGAAGCCAAAGCATTTTGAGTTCTCAAATATGTTTAGCTATGGTGAAGACAACGTTGTTAGTTTTGATAAGTTAGATGGTACATGCGGTCTATTTGCTCCAAACCACGCAGGTAAGTCTGCTGTATTAGATGCATTGTGCTTTTGTTTGTTTGATCATTCATTTAGAGCTAGTAAAGCTGAACAAGTATTAAACAGAAAGAAGGATGACTTCTGGTGTAAGTTTAACTTTGAACTTGGTGGAGTAGATTACTACATCGAAAAGAAGGCTTACAAATACAAAAGTGGACCGCTGAAAGGAAAGCTTAGAGTCGATATTGACTTCTGGTGTGTAAACGCAGAAGGTGAGAAAGTATCATTGAATGGTGAGCAAAGACGAGATACAAATTATATTATACAATCATATGTTGGTACGTTTGAAGACTTCATTCTTACAGCACTATCGCTACAACAGAATAACTCAAACTTTATTGACAAGACACAAGGTGAAAGGAAAGACCTACTAGCAAACTTTCTTGATTTAAAAATATTTGATGCACTATATGAGCTGGCTAATAAAGAAAACAGAACCGCTTCAATCGTACTTGAAGAATATCAAAAGCAAGACTTTGAAACAAAACTCGGAGACGCAGAGCGTTCGAAAGACATCAATGAGACCAAGCATACAAAGGCTCAAGAAGATGTTGACAAGGCTGAAGAAGAACTCCAAGATTTAACGGATGAACTGCTAGAACTTAATAAGCAGTTGCAACCGTGTAATGCCGATGGGTTAGATATCAACAAACTAGAATCTCAACTAAAGTCTTCCAATCAAAAATTATTAGACCTAGAAGAGTCAGCAAGTGGCTATCATCTAAAACTAGAGGATGAACAGGTAGTTTTATCAGAATCTGAAGCTGAGCTAGACCAACACAAATCATCATTCGATACAGAGCTGTATAAGGAGTATACAGCGAAGGTTCAGCAGAAGGTTGAGTTGGATAGTACATTAGCAACACTAAAGGTTACTATCAAAAACAAGCTCGAAAAGCTTGAAAAGTTGCAACAGCACGAGTATGATCCAAATTGCAAGTATTGTTGTGACAACGTGTTTGTTAAAGATGCTATAGACACAAAAAGCCAATTAGAGAGCGACAAGAAGACTGTACACGAGTTCTTGCAAAAACTGAGAGATGTTTCAGATTTTATTGACGCAAACAGTAGTATAGCTGATCAAGCTGAGGAGATACAAAAACTAGTAAAGCGATACAATGAAGCAAAAACTTCTGTAGACAGGTACCAAAATGCCTACGACAAAGTTAGACATGAAACAGCCACAGTAAAGCATGCAATATCAAACCTGGAGCGTGACATACAAACATACAATGCAAATACGCAAACACTAGAGAATAATAAGAAGATTCAGACTGAGATCAAAGAGGTTCAAACAAAGGTATCTACTAAGAAAATTGAGTTATCAAAGCTTAATAATGTAGTAAAAGATTACCACGGAAGAATTAGAATTGCAGAGACGACGATTGCTGAGTGTAACAAATCAATCAAGCATATGCAGGAGTTAGTCGATAAGCAAGTAGCTTATGACTTATACTGTAAAGCCATGTGTAAAGATGGTATCCCGTATGTGCTGATCAGCAAGGCTGTTCCATACATTCAACACTACGTTAACAACATTCTCAATCAGGTTATTGACTTTACTGTTGAGATGGAGACGGATGGCAAAAATATCAATGTATTCATTGTATACGATGATAATAAGTGGCCACTAGAGTTAAGTTCTGGGATGGAGAGGTTTATGTCATCTTTGGCAATTCGTATTGCACTAATCAAAATTACAAACTTACCAAAACCAGACTTCATTGCTATTGATGAGGGGTTAGGGGTCTTAGATAGTAGTAATCTAAACTCGATGCACACCCTCTTCACTTACATGAAAGATATCTTCCGTTTCAGTTTAGTAATCTCACACATCGATGTTGTTCGAGATATGGTTGATAACATAATTACCATCGAGCGTAAAGATGATTTGAGTCACATAAATTGTTAGGAGATATTTATAGTAAATGTCTTTACTTTCAACATACAAGATACCACAACCACGTGGTTACTCAAACACATCATACTATGTGGAGGATCGTTCAGTATCTTCACCAGAATACTTTGATGTAGAGTACTTCCCTACTGTAGTGGGAGGAGGTCGTCATGTCATTAAGCTAAAGGGTAATGGTGCAAATATGAAATTGAATAGCACCATAGATGTTGAGATTATAGATGCAGAAGGGCAGAGAATTTTTGCAGAGGTTGTTGATTTTGTAGATCGCTTTAATAACTATTACATTTCGTTTGACGTATATGATATAACGGCTCAAGGATTGGCAACAGTGTATCTAGTTGGTGAAGCTGTAATTGATACAAATGGTGATCCAATACCACAAGAGTTTCGAGGAGAGTATAATGTAAGATGGGCTCGTCAGATATCCATTTTACCCTTTGAAAGAAACAATGCAGACCTACTGTTTGACGAACCGCCATCAGTATCAGTTGCGCAAGTGGTAACACCAGCACGCATAACCTCTAATCAACAATCTGGTAGTACTGCTACATACACAACAGCAACTAGTAGTATAAACCAACTATCAATCATAACATCAAACTTTCAGGGTTATGATAGAGACTTTGCATCTAGTGTTGATATATTAGATGGCTATCTAAAAGCAATCACTGTAGATCCAACTAGCAGGCCATTGACTGTGAATAGCGTTCCTACGACAATTCGTAAAGCAGAGGACGATATAGAGAATGGTTTTTCTATAACAAACACATCTCGATTTGGTACACTAGTAACAGCAACTTCATCATTCTTTACAAAAGATATGTTAGGTGGCTATTTTGAGTTTTTTGACTCAGCATCAATACCAAGATATTTGTATCCAAGCGCATCAGGACCTATCCAAGTATCTGGATCAATTTCTGATCAACTCCAATCATATAGTGCAACAATTGTTGAGGTTGTAAATAGCACTCAAGCGGTAATAAATAAAGCACCGTCAGTGCTTGTATATAATACACGAAGCTTAAGCTCCAGGTCTACAGAAATATTTACATACAAATCAGCAAGTCTGTTTACTGGGAGTGTTACATTTGTACCAAATGTAAATTCATATGTAACAAGTTCAACTGTTAGTCAATCCTATGTGGAGTTTACGTTTAATGATTTGAACCCTGTAAGTGGTCAAGTATATAGAATAAAAACTTCAGCTAAATTAGGATCAATTGTTGGTGACTACAAACTACTTAATGATCAAATAGTATCTCCAGTGGAGTATCTAACAGACTCCGAATACTCAAATGGTTTGAATTTTGCTCGGCACGATTCAGAGTATAGATTGATAGGACACTTTAGTACTAGCTCTCTTTTAAACACATATTGGAGTTTATACCAAGAAACTCCAAACGGGTTTGACTTGATCACAGGATCCGTAAACACAACGGTTCACTCCGACTCTGTTAAATGCAATGCATCATATACACAGTCACTTGCCTTTACTACAACATACAATCAAAACTACAACACAGAACAAACATATACATTAAGCTTTAGTTTAACTCTAGATCCTTATACAGAGCTTGAGGTGTATATGAATAGCGATCCATTAAACACATATCTCATAACACCATCAATATATACAAGAGCTTTCAATAAGACTGGAAACACTGAAAAAACTAGATACTCAGGTGACACAAATCGTTTTGGAAAGTATATTGGTAAGGTTGTAAATGATAGAAGTACTCGTAAATATTACGGCAAATTATTATTTGACTTTACTACTGATGCCAATGGGTTTGGTAGACCATTATTAAGAACGCGAGTTATTGATGAGATGAATCAAACTGGTAGTGCTTATCTTAGTGAGGTGAGTATAAAGCCGTATACATTGAATGGCTTTACACCAAACATTGTGCAGTATGCGGTACCACTACCTCAAGAGTTTCTCAATGCTGCATCGCTATCACAATCAATCGATTTTAAAGTTGATTATTTTGATTATACAGGTCGTCAATCTGAGTATACAACTTTCTTAGATGATGTTACTCTCAATCTTAAAACAACAATCACTTCAAACACTTGTCAAGATGATAAGTTATATTTTACATACGACTTTATAGAGTCTATTTGGTAATTATGGGTACATTAGCAATCAAGTCATTCGATTTAGTTTACAAGCGGTTAGGCCCGACAGGAAGCTCTGGAACCCCTAGTATATGGAGTGGATACCTTCCACAATTCTGGTGGACAGCTTCTTTAAACTTCCCAGCAACTACGCTTACACCATCAGTATCTGGCGGATGGTTAAACTTTCCACCAACGACAGTAACCACAACCGTATCAACAAGACAATCGTCAAGCAACGCAACATACAAAGGTCTTCCGTGGGGATCTTGTGCAACAGATTTTTTATGGAATGTGTCAACACCATCATGGTCATTTACCGACAGTACTGTGTCCTATTCGGGAGCTTCCTACGTAATGAGACAATGGTCACTTTCTACGGACTATACTGGAAGCTTTCTTAGAAATAATTGGGGTGGTTATAGTTCTGTTGGAGTATCTGCATACCCAGTTACATCTAGTTGGTATATAACTGATCCGAAGTTTGGTAATGCATCAAATATGTATTACGTTCATAGTAGGAATGGATTATTACAATATCCAACATATGTTGGGAGTTGGTATGCTTATTCTGGTATTGAATATAGTTCTAATGTAGCTTATGACATAACATGGCCAAACGTAACTAGCTCAAACGCTACATCATCAATTGATGGACAATATTTTGATGTTGGTGGAGGTGCAGCAATCACTAGAGCAGCAATCAGTAGATCGTTTGTTACACAATCTGTATCAGGATCGGGATCGGGTACAGTTACCGTTAGACATTATACAGAAGCACTAAAAGCTCGTAGATTATACTTTCCTATTCCAGTTAGTGGTAGTGGAACAACCAATGGAACAGACTATTTCTTTAAGCTTTTTTCAGGTTATGGAGCTAGTGAGATTTTTTCAGATAATGGTGGAATCTACAATGTACAACTTTCCCTTAAAAGAAAAGTATCCACAGATAATTTTCCAGATACGGGATCGTTTATGAGTGTCTTTATTCACAATGTGCATTCATCTGCACCAAATCCAGGATTAAGAGTTGGAGGTACTAGTGGTTGGTACCCACCAGACAATAATATTGTAAAAATTGGACATGGTTATCAGGGTGGTCCACAAATGTCTTTCTATGATGTGCAGACCGGCTATCAAATTGAAAAGTTCAACTTCAATGTGATACAGTACGGATATCCAGCACAACTATGTTTGGAGGCATCGGGATCATTATCGGATAGCTCTTTCTTTGGTATTATAGTGGATGATATCCAAATTTGTAAGGTTGGTGTAACAACTGATCCACGTTTTATTAAACCAACTACTGTTGCACAGAATACTAGCAATTTGGGTGAAGCCATCTCTGTACCATATGATCCAACCGGTGGAGGTTCTCTTGCTTAATTACAATTAGATGATAGGTAACAACACTATAAGAAACTGTACAAGACCCTTCCCAGCAATACAAGGGCTGCTCAACGAGCATACACTCGGTAAGATTCTTATCAAGAATGTGTATCAAGCTTGGAATGGCGAGAGTATTGTTGATATAAAACAAAAACATACTGATAACCCATATACACTGAGGATAGGAACGCCATCAACTGACAAGCAATTAAAAGGTGACGCTATATATTTTATCTTACATTATTTAGCATACAATCCACTAACAAAGGATATTGAGCGCCGTGAGATTGTACCACTACGTAATATGGAGAGGGTTTATATTGGTCAATCGTTGGATGAGGGATTATATAAAGACTATAGGTTATTTGTTGATGGTAATGCTGTTGTTGATGATATCTTCTTAAAGAATTACGAACAACTGAAAGATACCTCATTAGGACGTCTATTAGTAACCTTACTCGATAGAACAGAGAAAATGCAGTTAGAGATTGCTAAATTAAAGCGTGAACTCGATTCCAAACATATTTATATTCAAGACACCTTAAAGAATGAATGAACTTACTAAATTCCTAGTTGAAGGAGTATTAAGAGAGGCAGAAGCCGGAATAATTGTAATGCTACCAGGTGGTTTCAAACCTCCTCATGGTGGTCACTTGGAATTAGCAAAGCGTTACGCAGCACTACCTAGTGTAGCAGAAGTGCGAATACTGATTGGACCAAAAGAGCGTGATGGAATTACTATGAAACAATCCATGGAAGTGTGGAAGCTTTTATTAGGTGGTATTCCAAATATAAAAGTAGAGCAAGCTCCAAACGATAATCCAATGAGAGCAGCCTACGAGTTCGTAGAAAAAGCTCCAGCAGGAACTTATGCTCTAGGAGCTAGTTCAAAAGGAAGCGACTACGCTCGTGTTAAGGGTTTTGTAGACGGACACGCAGCAGGAGCAAAGTATCATAGACCAGGTGTTAATGTTGTTGAGTTGTCATTGAACACATCACCAATCTTATACAAAGGTCGTACTGATCAGTTGAACGGACAAGGTCTAAGTGCATCAACTTTGAGAGCAGACTTAGCAGCAAAGAACTTTGACAACTTCAAAACAAACTACCCAGGTATCTCCGAGTCAACTATCAAATCAGTATTTAAAATATTAGCACCAGGACAACCATTACAAGAGGTTGATCTTTCTGCTATTGTGAAAAAAATGAGTTCACGATTTCAAGCTTTCTTGAGATCGATAGCTGCTGAGAGTAGAGAGACTAAAGAAGCTTTTGTTATGTTAGCTCAAGCTGCTCAAGGTAAAAAGACACTAACTGATGCCGAAAAGGAGGAGATTGGTAATCAGATGAAGGACGTATTGAAGACAGCAGGCATTATTGCAGCTAGTGTTCTTCCAGGCGGAACAATTTATTTCATTTTGATTCGCTTATTACGTTTAGAAAAATACACAATCCCAAACAACTTTTTAAATAAAGCAGCAACAACCGCTCCATTGTTTGAGCGTACTCTTCTAAAAGAAGGTGGTGCCGCTGGTCACATGACACACCCTTACGAGGACTATGATCTAACTTTCAAAGATGCAAACAGTATGATTGATGCAGCTTTGAGTGGTAAGGTTGAATATGCACAAGAGAAGTTGGATGGTCAAAACCTTATGGCTACCTACAAAGATGGTAAAGTCCGTGCAGCTAGAAACAAAGGGCATTTAAAAGATGCAGGTGCAACATCTCTAACTGTTAAGCAGGTTGAAGATATGTTTGCAGGACGTGGTGCTATTCAAGCAGCTTTTGGAGAAGCAATGAAGGATCTGGAAGCAGCAATCAATAAACTTACACCAGAACAAAAAGAAGAGTTCTTCCAAAATGGAAAGAAGTTTGTAAACTTTGAAGTGTTGTATCCAGAAACAGCTAACGTAATTCCTTATGGAGCTACTCAGCTGAGACTACACAACATTACAGAATACGATCCAGCAGGGAATGTTGTAAATACTGACACGGATGCTGTACATAAGTTGGATGGAGCTCTTAGACAAATTGAAGCTCAAAATCAAAAAACATACGAGATCCGCGTAACCGATCCAATCACAATCAATAAGTCTGCAGATTACGAAAGACAGCGTGACGAATTGCATCAAGCGCTTAGAAAGCTTAGAGAGCAATATAAGTTAAAGGAAGATGATAAAATTAGTGTGTACATCCAAGCTTGGTGGACAAACTATTTGAAGAACACTGCAAAGCAGTATGGTTACGAGATCCCAGCCAACACCTTACAACAACTAATCAATCGTTGGGCTTACTCACTCAAAGATATTAACATCAAGGTTATCCGTGATGGTATTGATAACGAGGACTTCAAAAATTGGGTTGTAAATTTCGATAAAAAGGAGTATGGTGTTCAAAAGAAGATATGCATAAAACCTCTAGAGACGGTATTCCTTAAACTAGGAGTTTATACATTAAAGAATGTTTCGCAATTAGTGTCTTTGAATCCTAATGATACTGTTAGACAGATCAATAAGGATCTTGAAGATGCAATTGCTAAAATACAAGCAGCTGCACAAACCCCTGAGATGTCAGATGATGATGCCTCTTTACAGTTTTTGAAAAGAGAGTTAACACGACTTAAAGATATTGGAGGTTTTAAAGCTATTGTACCTTTAGAAGGTATTGTGTTTAAATATAACGGAAAACTTTACAAGCTGACTGGAGCATTTGCACCAATCAATCAGATTCTAGGGTACTTAAAATTCTAAAAAATGAAACTAAAGAAATTACTTGAAAACCAAAAGCTAGAAGAAAAGAAAGAGGCTATTGCATCTTCACCTAGCACAAACATGACCCTACACTACGATGCAGATTTCAAAAACGTAGGAGAAGAGGGAAGCCCAGAATTTAGCTTTACGATTAGTATTTCGTCAGTTGGTGGAAAAGAGTTTTTCCGATCAGTTGGTGATAGTAATGAGAGTGCTAAATTAGCCGAAGGTGTACGACTAGAGCTTCGTAGAGCTTTGCGTAAATTTGATAAGAATGTACAATTCGTAATTGAAAAATACAAGTTACAAGCACGATGAGAGATTTATTTGTTACGACAGACTCTAAATATACAAAACGTATTGAAGGTGATGTATGGGAAGAGCAAGGAAAGTTATGGACCATTAAGAATGGTATAAAAAGAACCATCTCAAAGATGGAGGCAGCTAGAAAGGAGTTACTAACTCCATTAGCATGTCCTAGTTGTGGAAAGGCTATGAAACATCATTTAGATGAAAAAGCTTGGTCTACACATAAAAGCTGTTTTGAGTGTGTGATTGATAACGATCACAAAATGATGAAGAGTGGTGAGTGGGCTGATTATGAGAAGCAAGTAATGCTAAATAACGCTGAAGCGTTTTTGAAAGACTTTGAATCTTATATGAAGGACTACATGAGTGATAGTGTTTCTAGTTCTAATGTTACTGAAGATGGTATGGTTGAGAGATGGAAAGATGTCAGCCAAGATCATTTAGAAGAAATAAAAACCCAAGTGGTTGAAAAACTAGAACAAAACATAAAAGAAATAAGAGAAAAGTAATGGATTCAGCGATTGTAGCAGCCTTCCTAACTGGCGTATTGGGACCTATCGTGGTGTTAGTCACTCGGTATATTATAGAACGACGTAAGAAAAAAACCGATATGGTTCAAGAAGCGTTAGAAACTAGTGAGAAGGTGCTTGCAAAGATGGAGCATATCCGTGATGAATTTGGTGCAGATCGAGTTTGGATATCACAATTTCATAATGGAGGTCATTTCTATCCAACCGGAAAAAGCATTGCTAAATTTAGCGTAGTGTATGAGGTTGTTTCAGCAGGAGCTACATCAATCCAAACCAACTTTCAAAATATACCTGTCAGCTTATTTTCACGATTTATCAATCAACTATTAGAAAATGATATTATTGAGATTGCTGACTTTAAAGATGAGTCTATTGCAACATGGGGATTGAAATATGTAGCTGAAGAGTCAGGTTGTAGATCCGAGTATATTTTTGCTGTTAAGAATATTGATGGTAAATTTATAGCTATTATGGGTCTAGATTATACAAAAAGAAAAACTAAGCTTGGTATGGAAGATATCAATCATCTTGCAAATCATGCAACTGCCATTGGCGGTGTATTAGATACACACTTAAATAAAAAATAATGACAAACGAAGAGTCTCAAGGATTGTGGGCAAACATAAGAGCTAAGCGTGCTCGAGGTGAAGCACCCGCACGTAAAGGCTCTGAGGCATACAAAAAAGCAGTAGCTGCTGCTAAGAAGATTAATGCAGAGGAGGGTGTATACGAAGTCACTATCTGTGAAGCTTGTGCGTTAGCGTTGATGGAAGACATCAAAGCCGGAAACATACAAATAACTGAAGCAGAATATCAAGGTCGTAATGTACAACTTGGTAAACCAATGCGTGGTGATGTTAAGAAGTTCAAGGTCTATGTTAAAAACCCAGAAGGCAATGTTGTTAAAGTAAACTTTGGACAGAAGGGTATGAGTATTAAAAAGAACAATCCAGAAAGACGTAGATCGTTTAGAGCAAGACACAACTGCGATAACCCAGGACCAAGACACAAACCAAGATATTGGTCTTGCCGAAAGTGGTAAGGTTATCCTATTTATACAATATCAATTAACATGGCAAACGTAAAAGACTTAAAACAAAAATTAGACTGGCAATTGAAAGCCAGAGTCATTTCTGAAGACTATTACAACACAGAAATGCACAGACTCCTTATTATAGAGGATGCAGCAGATGATTTGAAAAAAGCAATGGATAAAGATCTTGCTGGTGCTGTAGCTGACTTAAAAGCTAAAGCATCGGATGCAGAGTTCAAAGCAGCTGCTAACAAAGGTACTGAAGATGGTCAACCAGAAGATGAAAAAGTGCCGTTTAATACTACACCAATTGCTGCAACTAAAATGTTTCCAACACAAGCAGAAATAGGATTCGGAAACAGCCTTGATGATATTATCAATGACAAGTATGGAGCTATTGATGCAGCTTTTACTAATCCAGTAAAGATGCCATCACCAGATGGAAAGATTCCAGTATTGTGCGCTGAAGTGGATGGTCAAGTAGCAATCTTAGATGGACATCATAGATGGTCACTTTGCTTTATGATTAATCCAAAAGCTCAAATGATGTGCGACATTATGAAAGCTCCAGCAGGAATGGGTGCAGAAGATGCACTTAAAGCAATGCAATTAGCAATCGCAGCAAAAGCAGGAAAAGTTGTTACTAAACCTTTCGAAGGAAAGGATTTAATGGCTACTAGCACTGAAGAGGTGATAAAATATGTTACAGAAAACATAGGTAAAGCAGAAGTTCAAAAGTTTGCAAAATATGCTCCTGAGATTTTTACAAAGGTGGGATTAAAAGTACCTAACAACGATCGAGATGCTGCTGATGCTAAAAATAGAGCAGCTGTAGCTAAGTATATCGGTAAGTCACACGCACTTATTATCAAAATGAAAGGACCTTATCCACGAACAATTATGCCACAAGCAGGTAAGTCTGGAGATAAGACAACTCAAGCAACTGTTAACACAGCTTTCCAATCAGGTGAGATTAACTTCAAAGAACCATTTAAAGAATCAGCAACCAAAGCAATTGATAAGATGCTTAAGGAAGCAATCAAAAAAGGAAAAGCATAATGCCATATACAGCTAGAAAGGTCGGAGATCAATACTGCGTCTACAAAAAAGATGGTGGTGAGAAGGTAGGTTGCACAGATGGCAACAAAGAAGCATTGCGTAAATATTTAGCAGCTTTACATCTTAACGCAAACGAGAGTGTAAACGAATTGACTATAAACTCTGTTGGTGTAAGAGAACTACTTCGTAAAATATTTCGTGATCCAAAGTTAATGGATCAACTAAACTTCAAAACCTTTCGAAGAGCTGTTGAATTTGTTCGCACAGCCGACATAGAAGACTTCAATCAACTGGAGCAAGAAGTGGAGGCTTATGAGCAAGGTAAATTGCAAGAGCAAGTACGCAAACTTGTGAGAGAGCATATGCAGAAAGTGATTTCTGTAAGGTCGAACCAAAATAAAAAATAATGGAAGGTGAGAGTAGTAAGAGGAATAAAAAAACAGGATCTCGCAACCTGGAGCATGATGATAGCTCTATTCTTCAATCCACTGGGGTTCGACGTAGTCCAATATTGGTTGATACTAGCAACTGGAAATTTGTGGAGAGCGAATTTCGCTTTGTACTGTATAGCGGGGTTGTTCTTTGGATTATCCATTTTATTTCGATGGCAATATAAGAAAGGTCTTAAAGCTTAACACATACTATTTATATATAAACGCGTTAAAAAATGAAGAAGAATAGGACAAAATCACAATTAGCTGAAAGCTTATTGCGTCGTTATATCCAAAAAGAGATTCGTAAGATCATGGAAGCGGATGAGGAGAGTACAGAAGAAACTCCAGCTGCAGAAACTCCCGAGACTCCTGAAACACCTACTGACAAACCAGTAACTGAACCTAAGCCGCAAGAAAAGCCTAAAGAAGAGCCTAAGCCAGAACCTGCTCCAGAACCAGAACCCGAAGTTGGATTAAACCAAGACTTTCAAGATGCAATGGATCAATTTGTACAAAAGTTAAAAACTAGTACAGAGCCAGTTGAGCAAGATGATTTAGTAACTATGGTTGGTGACTTGATTACTATGTTCAATGCTTCTAGTGAGGGTAAATTAAAAATATTACAAGCTGTAAAATCAAACATCATACAATAATGAAAACGGCACATATCATAAAACGTCTAAAAGAGGATACAGCTTATCAAGAGTTTTTCAAAAAAGCAATGGTTAAGTTCGACATCAAATCACCAGCTGATTTGGAAGATCCTGAGAGAAAGAAAAACTTCTTCAACTACGTTGATAAAAACTACTCAGCTAAGACTGAACGTAAATTAAAATAGTATGCAAGCAAGAGTTACAAAAACAAACCTAATGTTAATAGTAGTCATCGCAGCATTGCTGATTTACTATTTTATGTACAAAGCACCAAAGATTGGTGACGCTGATCGTTACGCAAAACAGAAACAAGAGATCGATAGTTTGACTCAAGTTATTGGTGGTTTGGAGCGTGAGCAACTGGTTCGCGATAGCATCATCAAAGACTTTGAGATAAAGGTGTCTGCATTAGATGATGAAATCGATAACCAAAAGGGTAAAATTTCTAATCTAAAAAAACAATATGGCACTAAAATTCAAAATGTTGGTAGGTACACTCCTACTGAGCTTGACAGCTTTTTCACAGACCGTTACAATTAAGGATACTTGCAAGGTTATGATTCCTTGCACTACTGCTAAAAAAATTGCAGTTGATTTAGTGAAAGGGGATTCAGCAAAAGCTGAGTTAACTCAAACTATACAGCTATTACAACTCACTGAGCAAAAAGTTGAGTTGAAAGATAGTATCATCCAAACTTACGTCCAAAAAGAAGCAAACTACACACAACAAATTCAACTCTACAAAGAGAAAGAATCTAAGTATGTATTAATCGTTTCCGATTTGGAAAAAGACAATACTAGGTTAAGAAAAACAACAAGGGTGTTAGGAGGTACAGTAGGTGCATTATTCCTAACAACGTTGATTGGTTTTTTGATACCATAACAATACCGGTTACGTATGTCAGAAAAGACTTTAAAAGATATAATCAAGGAGGAGTACCTAAAGTGTGCAAAGTCAGCAACTTACTTCATGAAGAAGTATTGTATGATTCAGCACCCCACTAAGGGAAAAATTCCATTTCATCTTTATCCTTACCAAGAAGACTCGTTACAAGAGTTTCAAGATAACGACAGGGTTATCATTTTAAAATCTAGACAGCTAGGTATCTCAACACTTATTGCAGGTTATGCACTTTGGATGATTCTATTCCAAAATGATAAGAACGTACTTGTAGTTGCGATTGACCAGAACACATCTAAGAACCTTGTAACAAAGGTGCGAGTGATGTTTGATAATTTACCTAGTTGGTTAAAGCTGAAGGCGGTTGAGAGTAACAAGCTTTCAATGAGACTTTCAAACGGATCACAAATCAAAGCCGTATCGAGTACAGGAACATCAGGACGTTCAGAAGCGTTATCGTTAGTTATTATTGATGAGGCAGCTTTCGTTGATGGAGCAGAAGAACTATGGGCATCACTACAACAAACATTGAGTACGGGTGGTCAAGGTATCTTGTTATCAACTCCTAATGGTACTGGTAACTTCTTCCACAAAATGTGGACTAAAGCAGAAGCAGGTGAGAATAAGTTTAAGACTCTACGACTTCCATGGCAAGTGCATCCTGAGAGGGATCAAACATGGAGAGATCGACAAGATGCTGAGCTTGGTTTAAGACTTGCAGCTCAGGAGTGTGACTGTGACTTTAGTACATCAGGTAATACTGTCGTATCACCAGAGCTCATTACATACTACATGCAGACCTATGCTCAAGATCCAATTGAGAAGAGAGGTTTTGATGGTAACTACTGGGTATGGGAGTTTCCAGACTACACAAAAAACTATATCCTATCTGCCGACGTTGCTCGTGGAGATGGTAGTGACTACTCTGCTTTCCATGTTGTTGAGGTTGAATCATGTCGCCAGGTAGCAGAATATAAAGGTCAGGTTGGAACAAAAGATTTCGGTAATTTACTAGTAGCTGCAGCAACAGAGTGGAACAATGCATTGCTAGTTGTGGAGAACGCTAACGTAGGATGGGCAGCAATTCAGCAAGTTATTGATAGGAACTATCCAAATTTATATTACACATATAAACAAGATGCATTAGACTCAGACAAGTTCCTAACTAAGGGATATGACTTAGCATCTAAAACTGACATGGTTGCAGGGTTTACAATGTCACATAAAACAAGACCTTTAGTTATTTCTAAACTAGAGTTGTTTATCCGTGAAAATAGTTGTATAATACGTAGTAAGCGCTTGCTTGATGAGTTGTATGTATTCATATGGAGAGCTGGTAGAGCTGAAGCAGCTCAAGGCTATAACGATGACTTGGTCATGTGTTTTGGTCAAGGGTTGTGGGTCAGAGATACAGCATTGAAACTTAGACAAGCAGGTATAGAAATTAACCGAGTGGCAGTAAATAATATCAAATCGACCGTAGCTGTGTATACTAGAGCCCAAACTAATAATCCGTGGAATATGACGGACAATAAAGGGAACAATGAGGACATGGGATGGCTTCTTTGATGCCGCGACTATTTATTAAAAATAAACACTAATGGCTGAAAATAAGACACTCTTTAGCAGGCTACAAAAGCTCTTTAGTACGGATGTGATCATTCGTAATGTGGGAGGTAACCAACTAAAGGTTATTGATACAGCTCGCATTCAATCTGACGGAAACATAAACACAAACCGTCGAATCGACCGATTTTCAAGACTCTTCTCTACAACACCTGGTATGTCTCAACATGCCGGTCAATTACAATTATATACTCGTTTAGAGTTGTTTCGTGATTATGAAGCAATGGATACGGATAGTATTATTTCGTCAGCATTAGACATTTATGCAGACGAGTGTACTGCTAAAAATGAGTACGGTGATATGTTAACAATCACCACAGGAAATGAGAAAGTTCAACGAGTTTTACATAACCTATTCTATGATGTATTGAACATCGAGTTTAACTTATGGCCTTGGATTAGAAATACGGTCAAATATGGTGACTTCTTTCTACACTTAAACATTGCTGAAAAGTTTGGTGTTATTAATGTGGAACCTATCTCAGCTTATGAAATGATCAGAGAAGAAAACTTTGATCCAGAAAATCCTACAAAGGTTAAGTTCCGTAGAGATACAACAGCTGTATCAGGATTGACACATATGTCATCTGCTGGTAAAGAGGGTGAGACTTACGATAACTATGAGATTGCACACTTTCGCTTATTAAGTGATACAAACTTTTTACCGTATGGTAGAGCGATCATTGAACCATCTAGAAAGGTTTGGAAACAGATCACACTAATGGAAGATGCGATGTTAATTCATCGTATTATGCGTGCTCCAGATAAACGTATTTTTAAGATTGATATTGGTAACATTCCACCTGCTGAGGTAGATGCTTTCATGGAAGGTATGATCAACAGAATGAAGAAAGTACCATACGTTGATCCAGAGACTGGTCAATACAACTTAAAGTACAATATGCAGAACCTTCTTGAAGATTTTTATCTTCCAGTTCGTGGTTCAGAAAGTGGTACCAACATCGAACCATTAGCAGGTCTAAACTATGATGGTATTACGGATATCGAGTACTTAAAGAATCGTCTACTAGGGTCATTAAAGATTCCAAAAGCGTATCTTGGATATGAAGAGGATACAACCGGTAAAGCAACTCTAGCATCTCAAGATTTCCGTTTTGCTAGAACAGTAGAGCGTGTACAGAAAATTATCACATCTGAGTTGTACAAGATTGCAATCGTGCATTTGTACACTCAAGGATTTACTGACGAAGATTTAGTAGACTTTAGTTTAAGCTTAACAGCACCATCTTCGGTATATGAAAAAGAGAAGATTGAACTTTGGACTAGTAAAGTTACCTTAGCTGGTGACATGATAGAGAAAAAGTTATTCAGTCGCAATTGGGTTTACGAGCAGTTATTTGGATTAACTGAGGTACAATACCTACAAGAGCAAAATCGAATTATCGAAGATACAAAAGCCCAGTTTAGAATTGAGCAGATTAAAACAGAAGGTAATGATCCAATCAAGACTGGACAGTCATTTGGAACACCTCACGATTTAGCAGCTTTATATAAGGGTAGTGGAGAGGTACCAAAAGGGTACGATGAAAGGCAAGCACAAATGCCAAAAGGTGGATGGCCTGGAGCTGGAAGACCAGAAGAACCAGGAACACATGGTACACATGAGCATCCACTTGGATGGGATCCGTTAGGAAACAAGACTATCCGCAAGGTTTATGAGAGTTCAAAGAAGAGAGCGTTATACGAAGGTTTGATCACAGAATTGGATAAAAAGAAAAACGCAATACAAGATACATTTGAATCCGAGCGTTTTGAAGAAAATTCAAATTTGTTGAACGAGGATAATATCTTACAAGAAGAATAACATAAACCGACATATTTATTATTAGATGAAAAAATCAACACACTCCAAGATCAGGAACACGGCAATTCTATTTGAATTGTTAACGCGTCAGGTTGCGGCTGATACAATTAAGGGTGTCGAGAAATCACCGGCTTTAACTATAATCAGAGAGTTTTTCAAAGCTGATTCAATTCTCGCAAAGGAGTTGGTATTATACCAAACTCTAATGAATGAAAAGTATACCGATGGCAGCAAAGCTAATTACCTATTGAATACAGTAGTAAAGTTGCGTAATAAAATGAACGCAACAAAGCTTAGCGAAACCAAGTACAATTTGATTAAAGAGGTTAAGAATCATTACGATCTTAAAGATTTCTTCAAAACCAATCTAGCTGAGTACAGAATCTACGCATCCATCTATCGTATTTTTGAAGGTGTGAGTGTTGCTAAAGTAGCTGATGTTGTTAAGAGTCGTTATACAATTCTTGAACACATCACTAGAAAGAACCAAATTAAACTTGCTGAGTCAGCAGAAGCTGCAGTAGATGATTATTTGAAGCAAGATGAAGAAGTTCGTTTGTTAGCTTACAAGTTGATGATAAATAAATTCAACGATAAGTACGCTAATCTATCAACAAAACAAAAAGGCATTTTAAGAGAGTACATTAATAATGTATCTAACACTGCTGGGTTAAAACAGTTTATCGTTAAAGAAGGTAAGATTGTAGCAGCAGCTATTCAGAAAATGCTACCAAAAGTTCAAGATAAGGTAACGGCTATCAAACTCAATGAGGTTGTTAGCATGACTAACAAACTTGAAAAAATTAAGTCTGTTAAGGAAGATCACGTTTTATCACTACTTCTATATCATGAGCTACTAAAAGAGTTGAAAAATGTCAAGTAAGAAACTAACATTAAAAGAGATAGAAGAGGTACGTAAGTATATTAAAAAACTACGTAACGAAGGGAGTACCTCAGATGGTGCAGGAGCTTTCCACACACCAGGTGCTTTCACAGGAGATCCTACAGACGACGGAACTCAAGCGGTTGATCTAGAAGACGAGCAATTTGCATATAGCAAGAAGGCTCCAAAAGAACATCCACATACAATAAAATTACACGAAGTTAGCTATAAGAGTTTTAAAACTGATCCAACAGCTAACGAAGTTCAAAAGGTCAATAGAAAGATATTAGAAGTGAATAAGATGCTTAGAGAAATCTCTAGAGCGTTAGATCACAGTATCAAGCTAAAAACCGAATCAGCAATTGACAACGGTCGTTATTGGAAGCGTACAAATGAAGCTATCCTAAAGATCAGCAACAGATTGTCTGAGATAAATAAAAAAGCACGCAGTCTAGCAAACTTGAAAGAGTTGGCAGCTACAGCTGTAAAAGATAAGCTAGTGCAAATTTTTGCAAAAGCTGGATTGACTATCAAACCTCAAGATATTGACTACAATCAATTAGGGACTGAGTGGTATGAATTTGATGTTATGCTCGATGGAGAGCCATACGCTATCGATTATCGTAATGGTGAGTTAATGTACCAAGCCTACGATGAGGAGATTAGATTAGGAAACTTCAATCAAGAACAACAATTAGTACAGAACATAACTAAAGAATTTAAAGCATGAGCAAGCAAGTAATAGTTGACTTCATAGGCTCTTTACAATTTACACCAGAGCAGATTAACGAATCAATTAGCCAAAATAGTGGCAAGTTGATCGTAAGCGGTGTCATGCAGAGAGGTAGTTCAAATATGGATAAGAACTTTAACCAAAATGGTAGAAGCTATCCAATGCCTATTCTAAAGCGTGAGTGTGAAAAATACAAAAAAGTATTTGTAGCTGAGCGTAGAGCATTAGGAGAATTAGATCACCCAGAATCATCTGTAGTCAACTTAGCAAACGTATCACACAATATCTTAGATTTGTGGTGGGAAGGTAATGACTTGATGGGTAGAATTGAAATTCTATCTACACCATCTGGAAACATTGCCAAAGAACTTTTAAAAGCGGGTATCCGCTTAGGTATTAGCTCTCGTGGTATGGGTTCTGTTAAGAATCTAGGAGAGGGTAGAGTAGAAGTGCAAGATGATTTTGAAATCGTTTGTTGGGATTTAGTATCTAATCCATCAACACAAGGTGCTTTTATGGATAACCTAAACGAGGGTGTATCTCATGGTGCCAGCAACAACAACAAATACAATAAAGTGAACTCACTTATTAGTGATATAATCTCAATAATGTAATATGAAACTCAAAAAGATAAAAGAAAGCATCGACCAAAAGGTTGAACTAAACGAAAAAACTCAGTTTTTAGAAGCAGTTTCTAGATTCAACGAGTATGGTGCGAAGATTTATCGCACTGACGATTTGCGTGAAGCAGCAACTGCAATTAGCAACATTGTTGAGAATGCTGAAAGAATTGCTCTTCAGGAAACTGATGAGTGGTTTGATGAGATTACTGTGAAGCGTAATATGAAAGGTCTACGATCAAATAACGAGCAGTTTATGAAAACTGTAAAAGAGGTTGCTAAATTACAGCAACGCCTAGAATCGTTATATGAAGAAATGGGTCACACATTATCACGCTACTATGAAATTAAATAAGCAAGTTAAAGAGCTAATCGAAAAGGTTGTAAAATCCTACGTTCTAGAAGCGGAGGAAGAGGCAAATCCTTTTGCCGCTGCTGCAAAGGGTGGACCAGAAGCTGCTGAGAAAGCGGGTGAAGAAGAGAAGAAAGACGCAACTCCAGAAAAGCCAGCAGGTATTCCGATTAGTTTTAATCTTAGCGCAGTAAAAAAATACAACAATGCTAACTTTGTTAGCGATAAAGGTACTGTCAAAAGTATTGACAAAAAAGGTGTGTTGGTAACAACTCAACCAGATGGTGTAGATGTTCTTGTGAATTTTGACGATATATCAGAAAACGTAAAAAACTTCTTTAAAAAGAAATAATGGCAAAGCTTGGATTAATAGTTGAACAGATCCTTAGAGAGGAAGAGGATAAAAAAATGATAGCAGCAATGGATGCTGCAATGAAAGATTCTTTTACAGCTTTGGGAACTGAGTTCGAATCGAATAAAGATGAGATTGAACAAGAGGTTGAATCTTCTGAGGAAAAGTTGAATGAATCGCTTGGAGCATTTGCAATCATTGGATTTATCTTGGCACTACCTAAAGTAGTTGAGCTTTTTGTTAAGGGTGTTGGCAAGTTGGTAGCTGTATGGAAGAAGCTAGTTAAGCCAGGACAAGCAAAAGGTCAAGAGGAGGAGTTTGCTCACAACATTATCGAGTTCACTCACAAGTGGCACAAAGCGTATGTCAAAGGTTTGAAATTTATTCTTAAAATTAGTGGTATTTTTAAGAAAGCTGGTATCGAAGGAGATACTGCACAAGACAAAGCAGCAGAAATGTTGTATTACACTATTATTGCGGGGCTTGCGGTCTACTCAGGAATTGGGGCAATTGGAGCCTTCAAGGGAGCGATGACTGGAGCAGCTCATGGTGGTAGCTTCTCAATTGCAGCATTTGAGGCAGCAATGGCATCCATCAAAACCTCAGAGGTTTCATCATTCTTAGGTAAGGTTGGTCTAAAAAGCGCATAATATATAAAAAAATTTTTGTAGAACCCACCCTTCAAGGTGGGTTTTGCTTTTTGCGTGACTATTTATGATCATAATACGCTATCCCTATTATAGCGTCCTAGTAATTGTATCTAATTGTAGCTCTCTAATAGCTATAGGACGTTAAGTCAAAAACCACATTAAATAAAGATGAACAAGCTTTTAAAAGATGCTATCGCTGACGCTAAGGCCGTACGCGAAACTGCGCTTGCAAACGCTAAAGCAGCTCTTGAAGAAGCATTTGCTCCTAAACTTCAATCAATGCTATCTCACAAAATCAAAGAAGAGATGGAAGACGAAGAAGAAGTAGAAGCACCTGCAGAAGAAGAGACTACTGAAATTGCAAGAATGCGAAAAATGGCTGGAATCGTTTCAGAAGAAGGTGAAGAAATGGAGGATGAAATGCCTGCTGAAGAACCTGCTGAAGAAGAGATGCCAACTGAAGAAGAAGAAATGCCTGCAGAGGATGAAATGCCTACTGAGGAAGAAGAAATGCCAGCTGACGATTCAGAAGAAATTTCTGATGAAGAGTTGGAAGAAATTTTACGTGAACTTGAAGGAGAAGAAGAAGGTTCGGACGAAGAAGAATCACTTGAAGAAGGTGAAGATGAAGAGTACGAAGAAGCTCCTAAAAGCGAAGGTAAAATGAAAAAGAAAAAGATGATGGAAGAAGAAGGCGACGAAGAAGAGGAGTCTGAACCTAAGACCGAAGGTGCTGAAGGTGAAGATGACGAAGAAGTTGACCTAGAAGAAATCATCCGCGCATTGCGTGAAGAAGATGAAGAAGCTGAAGAAGAAGAAACTGAGAAAGTTGAAGAAATCAAAACTGAACTCAACGAAGCTTACGGTGTAATCAAATTCTTACGTAGCAAATTGAACGAAGTAAACTTACTCAACGCTAAATTGTTATTCGTTAACAAATTATTCCGTAAAGGTGAGTTGACTGAGTCTCAAAAGGTTAAAATCATTGAAACATTCGACCGTGCTAAGAACGTACGCGAAGCTAAATTGATCTATGCTACTTTAGCTGAATCAGTTGGTAAAGCAAAAGCTACTGCTGCACCTAAGAAAAGAATGACTGAAGGTCTTGCATCTGCTCCACAGAAGAAGACTAAGATCATCACTGAAAGCAATGATATCGTAAACCGTTTCAAATCATTGGTTAACTACAACAAATAAACCCTTTAACAAAACAAAAAATGAATTTATTCGAAAACCTAGGAAATGTCAACCGCGCCCAAGAGGTTAAGCCGTTGATTTCTAAATGGTCAAAAACTGGCCTTTTAGAAGGTTTGAAAGGGAACAACGAGAAATCAACCGTTGCTGTCCTTTTGGAAAACCAAGCAAAACAATTAATTAAAGAAGGATCTGTATCTACTGCAGGACAAGGTACAAGCGGATATGAGCAATACCACGGTGTAGCTCTTCCATTGGTACGTCGTATCTTTGCTGAGATTTCAGCTAAAGAATTCGTTAGCGTTCAGCCAATGAACTTACCTTCTGGTCTAGTATTCTACTTAGACTTCAAATATGGTACTAACAAAGCTCCTTTTGGATACGATCCAACTGGTCAAAACCAAACTGGTACACTTCAGGGTGTTACTAACGGTACTGGTGCTCCTAAAGATGGTCTTTATGGTGCAGGTCGTTTCGGATTCTCATCTAATGGTGTAGTATCTGCAAACCCAGGTGCATTGTTCGTAACTTCAGGTTCAGCTACTGCTGCTTCTGTTAACTACGATGGTGACTTTACTGGTTCACTTTCTAGCTACCGTACTGTGACTTTCACAGGATTCTTCGCTACTGAATCTAAAGCTGACCAATACGCTGTTCGTGCATTCCAACCATTCTCTGGTTCAACTGCATTAACTGCTGGTACTGGATACTTCCCTGCATTCACTAAGAAGTCTGGTAACGACTTGATCTTCGTTGTAGCAAACTCTGCTATCACAACTGGTTCATGGGCAACTGCTGCTGTTAGCTACTCTATCCAACCTACTAATGACGCTCGTAGCGACTTCGAAACTGCTAACGGCCGTACATTAGATACCAACCTTAACATCCCTGAGATCGAATTGCAAATGCGTTCTATTCCAGTGACTGCTAAGACTCGTAAGTTGAAAGCAAGCTGGACTCCAGAATTTGCACAAGACCTTAACGCATACCACTCTGTAGATGCTGAAGCTGAATTAACAGCTATGTTATCTGAGTACGTTTCTATGGAAATTGACTTAGAGATCCTAGATATGTTGATCGCTGCTGCTGACACTACTGAATACTGGTCTGCACGTACAAACGAGGTTTGGAATGGTTCTGCATTCATTGCTGATCCTAACGTAAGCGGTAACGCATATGTACAAGGTACTTGGTTCTCTACTCTAGGAACTAAATTGCAAAAAGTTTCTAACCAAATTCACGCTAAGACATTACGTGGTGGTGCAAACTTCCTAGTATGTTCTCCTAACGTGTCTACTATTCTTGAGTCTATCCCTGGATATGCTGCAGATGGTGATGGTGAGAAAATGAAGTATGCAATGGGTGTTCAAAAAGTAGGTGCTTTAACTAGCCGCTACCAAGTGTACAAAAACCCTTACATGCAAGAAAACACTGTATTGATGGGCTTCAGAGGTAACCAATTCTTGGAAACTGGTGCAGTTTATGCTCCTTACGTTCCATTAATGCTTACTCCTCTAGTGTACGATCCTAACAACTTCATCCCACGTCGTGGTGTGATGACTCGCTACGCGAAAGTTGTTACTCGTCCTGAGTTCTATGGTAAAGTTTATGTTGGTCAATTGAACAACATCTAATCTAATCACGAATAGGTAAAAAGAGCCCCTCCAAAAGAGGGGCTTTTTTGTTGCCCGAAACTATTTATTAAGGACAAAGTTATTCATCAGTTATACCATATGACATGGACCAACCACAACCGGCTAAAAAGTTAAGCAACTTGGAAAAAAGAAAGCCGAAAAACCCAGTTAAATTCAAGATCGAATTGAATGAAGAGCAGAAGTCTGCTAAGTCAATAATCTTTGAAAATCCAATCACACTTCTAAAAGGAATGGCAGGTAGTGGTAAAACGCTAGTAGCGTGTCAAACTGCTTTAGATATGTTCTTTAAGAGGGAGATTGAAAAAATTGTAATAACAAGACCAACGGTAGCAAAGGAGGATATTGGATTCTTACCAGGTGATCTAAAGGAGAAAATGGATCCATGGCTAGCTCCAATCTATGCTAACTTGTATATGCTTTACAACAAGGAGGGTATTGATAAAATGGTTCAAGAGGGGCATATTGAGATTGTACCATTTGCATTCATGAGAGGTCGAACTTTCCCGAACACGTTTGTGTTAGTTGACGAATGTCAGAATATCACACATGGTCAGACTGAGATGATGCTAGGTCGTCTAGGTCGTGGTGGTAAGATGGTGTTTTGTGGAGACTTAGCTCAGATTGACTTGAAGCAAAAGAAAGACTCGGGTATTGGCTTCTTTGTTCGGTTAGAAGAAAACATTAAGGGTGTTAAGATAGTATCTCTCAAGACCAACCATAGACATGAAATTGTGGAAGAGGTGTTAAAGATTTACTCCGATTATCGAGACATCTAATGACACCAGAATATAAAGATATAAAAGCTGGCCCAATACGGTCAGCTTTTCTTTTAAATACAAATCACAACTATTTATTACAAAGTAGCTACACATGAACATACCAATTTGGCCAGGATCCAGTTCGTTTGCAACACTATCCGCTTCATTTTACACAGGATCATCTACAGTAAGACCTACAGCTTTTGGTTATTATGACGGAGATGTTGTATTCAAGACTGAAGCTGATAAAGTAGCAGACTGGTGTGCACGCAGATTAGGCTATCCTATAATGGAAGTTGAATTGCAAGATATTAACTTCTTTACTGCTTTTGAGGAAGCAGTGACTGAATTTAGCACTCAAGTGAATATGTTTAATGCAAAGGACTATATGCTAACTTTGCAAGGTACCTCAACTTCAAATCAACTATCACAGCGAACTATATCTCCCAACATGGGACGTACAATTGAGTTAGCTAAAAATTATGGATCGGAAACTGGTACTGGTGGTAACGTTGATTGGAAAAAAGGCTACATCAATCTTGTTGCTGGATCGCAAAGCTATGACTTAGACACATTATGGGCTAATGTTAGTGAGTCAGGAAACGCGATTGAAATCAAAAGAGTTTATCATGACTTTACGCCAGCTATCGTAAGATACTTTGACCCTTATGTAGGAACTGGAGCAGGAACTCAACAACTATTAGATAGTTTTGGTTGGGGATCATACTCACCTGCAGTATCGTTTATGGTGATGCCATTGTATGCGGATTTGCTTCGTATGCAGGCTATTGAATTAAATGATACGATTCGTAAGTCTAACTACTCTTTTGAATTGAGAAATAATAAACTGAGTCTATATCCCATTCCAACAGCTGATTACAAACTTTGGTTTGAGTATGTGGTTACTAATGATAGAAATAATCCACTACAAACTCCAACTGGATCAATCAGCGATTTGAGTAATGTACCTTACAGCAGAATTGAGTTCAATAAAATCAAAGACGTAGGTGTTCAGTGGATTTACAAATACACGCTAGCAACTGCAAAAGAAATGTTGGGTCTAGTTCGAGGAAAATATACAACCGTACCTATTCCAGGAGCAGAGACAACTCTTAACGGAACTGATTTATTAGCTCAAGGTCGTGAAGATAAAACCACATTACTTACAGACTTGAAAGAATTACTACAAAGTATGACTAGACAAGGTCAGATGGAACAAGAGTCAGCAATAGCAACTGCTATGCAAACACAATTATCAAAAGTACCACTTTACATATACGTTAAGTAATGGCATTATTTGGAAGTAGTCGGGATATAAGCTTTATTAAAAAGGTTAATGGTGAGTTACTAGACAATGTAATTCAGCAAGAGGTGGATTATTACAAGTATTTTCTACCAGAGACAAAAGCAAAAGATGTTGCTTCTAATTTATACGGAGAAGCATCAGGTCAAAAAACTTACTATACAGCAGTTCGAGTGACGTGCTTAATAGAAAGAGGAGATCAAACCTATGTAGCTGATGATCAGTTTGGGTTAGACGTTATTCAGACAATGACGTTTAGGTTTTTAAAACCAAAACTGAGAGAAATCAACCTAGTACCAGCAGGTGGCGATATTGTTGAAGTTCGAGGTAACTTCTACGAGCTAGATCAAATAAACGAAAACCAGTTTATTGCTGGAAAAGATAACGACTATGGAAAGAGTGTTGGTTCAGAGTTTGGTGAAAGTTTAAGCATACTATGTGTTGGACATATGACTAGAGTTTCAAGATTGCAAATAGTAAAGAGTAGAGTTTAATGTATACAAGAAAGCAACTACCTAAAACACAGTACGAACTTAGTAAGGGTTCAGAAAACAGTGAGTTCAAGCGTCATAATGATATCAGACGTGACGACGATACGCTGAAGGGGCTTTCTGTTGGTCTATTTGATATAGACTATGCTATTCAGTTTTATTTTGAAAACGTAATCAAACCATACATTGTAGAAAATGGAGTAAAAGTTAAAGTCCCTGTAATATACGGTTCGCCAGAAAAGTGGAAGAACTTACAAGCAGATGGGTACTTTCGCGATAAGGAGGGAAAGATTCAATCTCCACTAATAGCTTACAAAAGAACAGCGATTACTAAAAATCGTATGTTAGCTAATAAAGTAGACGCCAACTTTCCACAACTATATCAAACACAAGAAGTCAAATACTCACAAGTTAACAAGTACGATCAGTTTAGTGTTTTAACAAATAGTAAACCAATCAAATCATACATAAACACAGTAGTGCCTGATTACGTCGACATTACTTACGATGTGGTTGTTTGGACAGATTACATTGAAGGAATGAACTCAATTGTTGAATCAATCATATACTCGGAAGGTGCTTACTGGGGTGATATGGAGCGATTCAAGTTTAGAACAAAAATTGACAGCTTTACAAACACAACAGATGTACTGCAGGAAGCAGATCGAATTGTAAGAACGACTTTCCAAATAACCTTGTTTGGACACATTGTTCCTGATGTTCTGGTTAAAGAGTTGAGTAACAAGTATTCAGAGAAAGCTTTTGATACTCGTCAATTCACAATAGAGACTACACCAGATGCCGATCCTGCAATCTACCAAGAAACCGAAACATCAACTATAAGTGGTGGCGCAGGTGCATTATCTTTTACAGAACCTACAGTGAGAACAGCAATCAACCCACTATCTTTGACAGATGCCACTACAGTTGCTTACCTAGCAGCAAACAAGGCACTAGTTGGAACCTCGGTATCCGTACCAGATACAGTATACTTTACGGCAACATTCTTAACAGCACCATCAGGATTACCGGCTACTGGTGTTAACAACTTCCAATTCTTAGTGAACGGTATCTATGTAGAACCGGCAGCAATAACAAGCTTCACAGAATCATCAGGAGTATGTACATTGGTATTAAACACATCACAATTAGGATTTACATTAGCAACAACTGATGAGGTTGTCGCAGTAGGAAAATTTGTATAATGGCTTTAATAAGAGGAGAACAGATATCAGGAAGTGTTGCAAGTGCGAGTTATGCACTTAGTGCGAGTTATACGCTCAGTGCTAGTTATGCAGTCAGTGCTAGCATTGCAAACACAGCTTCTTACGTTGATCCAATTTTCATATCAGCCTCAATGGTGGCACTGGGGTTTGCTGGTCAAGATGTTGCTTTATCGCAATCCACAAATCCACTAACATCATTTGATGGTAACAGAATCGTATCTAATACCAATCTTCCATCTGGAGTATATAATGTTAATTACGGGACTAGTGGATCATTAAGCAACTTCATTGAGAAGGTGTTTTTTCCAAACAGTGTTCCTAACATCACATCTACGGGATTCACAATTCAAGAATATGAAGTGAGTGGTTCTGTAGTTGGTACGGTATCAGCTGTAGATGCTGAAGGTCAAGCAATCACATTCAGAACAGCGAGTGCATACACTGCAGGTTTTTTCAAAATATCGTCAGGAGGAGAGATTACACTAAATACAAAATCTACCGCATCAATGAATACGGATATGACACCAGGCTCTGGATCACATCCATTCTTGATAGAAGCAGTTGATACCTTTAACGGTGTAGGTTCTAAGACAATCTATATCCGCGTTAATCCAAATACAGCACCATCTTGGAGACAAACTTCAACTTCTGGTGCTATTATATCAAACTATACAGCATCACTAAATGAAAATTCAACTAGTGGTGAGAAATTTAGGTTGTACTTTACGGATGCTGAGTCTGACACAATCTCTATAAATACTGGAAGTATGCCATCCGGCTTTTCGGCATCGTTAGCAGCTACTTACGTAGCAGTACACCAGACAACAGCTTCATTGGATTACGAAACCACAACAGCCTATACCCTATCATTTACAGCTCAAGATCAGCACTACACTAGTGGAGACAGTACAACATCAATCACAGCATTGCCGATTGCTATTCGAGTTGTTGATAATATTGCTCCCACAGTGAATGATCAATCACTCACAGCAATCAATGAAAACTCAGCCGACGGTACGACTGTAGGAGTTATCTCTGCAACAGATACCGAGGGTGATACAATAACTTTTTCCAACTTTACACTTGTATCGGCTTATCTAAATTCGGTAGGTACTAATATCACATCTTCGTTAGGAGGTACCTCTCTTTACAATCCGCATGCAGATCCATTTCAATGCAACTCTAGTGGAACTGTAACACGTAAAACTGGAATTTATTTAAACTCTGATGTGGCAGATAGATATGTGTATCAGGTGTCAGTTAGAGATTCCTATAACAACACAACAGACACCGGACTAATCACTATCCCAATTGATCCGGATGCTACAAGTGTGGTTACAAACAACTGGACAAATACCTACGTAATTGAATCCGCTGCAGCTGGTGCATCAATATACACCAACTCAAACGGCAGAACTGGAACTGTAGCACAATGGTCTTCTGCAGCATCGCAAAGATGGACTGTTACTTCGGATGGGGATTTAGTCGAAGTAACTTCGTTGACAGGTTCTGCTACAAATCTGAGATTGAAAAATAATGTTAGTGGATCAGCTTGGTCCTTTAACGGTGATAATACTATCGGTGTTTACTTAACAGCGTCTGAGCATGCGTTTGAAACAACAAAACAATATGTTAATCTCACAGTAAATGTTGCTATCAACAATGCTCCAGATATTGTGTTTACAGATAAGAGTACTAGCCAAAATACTAACTTAGCTACATCAGGTAGTACAATGGTGACATTATCATTCTCTGATACAGAAGGTGATACTGTAAACCTCTCATCATTTACACTTACCGATCCAAGTGGTCAACTGAATGCGGTTCAGAGTGGTAGTGCTTATTATATTCAAGCAAAAAATAGCTTGAGTGGTTCTACTTTATACAGATATACTGCCAGCATTAAGGATGTGCATGGTTTTAGAACAAATACAGAGAGCAGCTCATTTACTATTGCTCAAGCCGGTACCGGAACATTAACCACAAATGGTACTTTCTATGTGATTGAGACAGCAAGAAGTGGAGCGTTGATTTATACAAACTCAAATGGTAGAACTGGAACTCAAGGCGATCTAGATGTAACATACTCACCAAACTACGGATCACAATTGGTTCAATCATTCACATCATCTAACGCATTAGTAAATGTAACAAGTGCGGGAGCATTGAGTATTGCTCAAAATGTAAGTGGCTCTTACACCAGTGGACAGACAATCACATCAACAATAACATTCCGTGATCAGTATAATAATATTGGAAGTGGAAACGTAACAATAAACGTAGCGCAGAACTTTGCACCAACTGCAACATTTACAGATATACCAGCAAATCTAACAGCATCAATAAGTGCTAACACTGGATTAGTGAGTATGTCTATAACAGATACAGAATCCGATACACCATACTCTGCTTCATTGAGCGGTGGTACAGCTGGTAGTTTAAAACTTGTTCCACAAAATGCAAACTCTTCATCATATGTTCTTCAAAACACATCAACATTTGTTACAGCAAGTACTGTAGCCTATACAGCTAGTGTATTTGATGTGCATGGAAAATCGACAACATATACTAGAACATTAACAATAGCCCAACCGGTTGGTAAGACTTATGTGTATGGTTGGACTGGAGGATCAGGAACAAATGAAACTAACACTCTAGCTAGTATGGGTGACACCGGTGGTGTTATTACTAGTGGTTCGTTGATTGCTATGTTCCAAAGTGGATCAATCGGTTCATCCTCATTTACTCCAGCTTACGTTGGAGGAACAGCTACATTATTCAAAACAGCATCTTTATCGGTACTATCCGATTCGAACAGCTCAGGGGTATCAACTCTAGGTTATATTAACTTTAGTGCAACAGCAAATAGATTGTTAATCATATTCCCATCAGCATCAAACTTAGGTAGTAAGCCAGTGAGTATGTATGATGGCGTTCCACCAGACACTGTAGGAACTAGTGGTGAATACTATTTATATGCAAAGGATTCGGCTATCCCTGGAACAGTTGGTACCGGTATTTACTACTTCGATTTAGAAACACCAATCAACAGCTATTCTAGATGGGGCGTGATATTTGCAGAAGGAAAAAATACAAATAACACAAGATACTTTTTAATGCCGGATTCAGCATCCGCACCATAAAGATTAGAATAGATTAATGGCAACTACTGCAAGTGATATATACGTAAGGAGTGGAGCGTCGGGCTCATTCACCGCTGTTCAATTTGTTCAAGGGGGATGGATTACTGTACCTTCTGCATCTAATATGTATTCGATTTATGAGGATAGATTAGCAGATGGTCAAATCATATATGTCCAAAACCAAAACCAACTATACAGTGTTTCAAAGTTTATTGCATTTGAGACACCTGGATATGCTGGTTTAGAAAATTCTGCATCCTTTTCTGCCTTTGCATTTGCTGCTACAAACACGGGTTCATTTGCAATTACTGGATCAAACCAATTCAAAGCAAGTCAATCGATTACGGGTAGTTTATTTGTAACTTCAGGATCTTTTGACCTTACTGGGGTTACTAATAACATATTCATAATAAGAAACTCAAGCTCAGCTGCTATAATGACAGTGTCTCAGAGTGGTATTGTTATGCTAGCAACACAATCATCTACACCAACTGGAACAGCTCCAAACGGTGCAATGACTTTCACAGCAACAGACTTTTTTGTGGGATTAGATTGATTTCTAATACTACAGCATATTTATATACAACAACTAAAAACAATCTAAAAGTAACATGGCAACTTGGAAAAAAGTCATAGTATCCGGTTCGGCAGCTGAGCTGAGTCAGTTAAACGTCGGTACTAATCAGCAAATCACGACCGCACAGGGTACTACCTTCTTAACGGGTTCGTTTACGGGATCGTTCACCGGTAATGGTGCAGGATTGACTGGAGTAACAGCAACAGCAATCTTCCCTACAACTGCTAAAACTGACCTAACATCTACGGATCAGTTTTATATTAATGATGGTGCCAATAAGTACATTACCTATGGTAACTTATTAACGGACTTAGCAGGTACAAACTTAACAGTAGAGGGTACAGATAGCTTAGCGTTAGCTGCTCAAATTTCAGTAACTGGTGTAACTGCATCGTTTACTGGTTCATTAACTGGTGCGTTAGTTGGTACAGCTTCTTGGGCAACAAACGCAGTAACTGCAAACAACGCATTAAACTTAGGTGGTCAGCTTCCTGCTTACTACCAAAACGCATCTAACATTAACGCTGGTACTTTAGCTAACGCCTACTTACCAAGTGCAATTAACGTAACATCAGTATCAGCTTCAGTAGGATTTACTGGTTCATTGACTGGTGCTTTAATTGGTACAGCGTCTTGGGCAACAGCAGCATCAACAGCATACACTACATTAGCAGCTTTAACAGCAGGTTCAGGTTTACTTAGTGCCGGTACATTTAATGGAGCTACAGCAAGAACATTCTCTGTAGATTCTGGTTCAATGTTACCATACTACTCTGGTTCTATCTTCAGTACATTATCAGGTGGTGCAACAGTATCGTCAGCAGGTGTAGTAACTCTTAAAACCGGTCTTGTATCTGGTTCATCAATTGCATCAGGTGCACAGGGTGAGGTAACACTTACAACAAACGGTGTAGCAGCTTCTGCAGTTGACTTAGGATTACAAACTTCAGATTCTCCACAATTCGTTGGATTAACGTTGACGGGTGACGCAGCAGTAAATGGTGGAGACATTACAACTTCTGCAACAACTTTCAACTTAGTTAACACAACTGCAACTACTTTAAACATTGGTGGTGCAGCAACTACAGTAAACTTAGGTGCTAGTACTGGTACAACGACAGTTAATAACAACTTAAGCGTTAAAGGTACTTTATACGTTGAGGGTTCTGTAACAGCAATCAGTTCTTCTAACTTGTATGTAGCTGATCAGTTTATCTTGTTAGCATCAGGATCTGCAACTGCAGGAGATGGTGGTATCGTAATCGATAGAGGATCTGACGCAGCAGGTAACATTGCATATGGATATGATTCTTCAACAGACCGTTGGGGATATCAATCAGGTGTAGTTGATACATCAAACGTAATTGATCCAACATCAGCTTCTGGTGTGAGTGGATCATTTGCTCCTTACTTATTTGTAGAAGCAAACCACGGTGCAACAAAACCAATCACTGGTGAGTTTGCGGTAGTAGGTTCGATGTATATGTCTAACGCAGGAGACTTCTGGATTTATACAGCATAAAACTTAATATAGGTTATGAGTATTTTTAATAAACTAGCAACACAAACAAATAATCAAGCTTCTGAAGACGGCAACAAGCTCAATCTTCAGGAGCTTGAATTTTTATTAAAAACCCTGAAAACAACACAATTAGTTGGAGAACAGGTAGAAATGTTCTATATTCTAGTAACCAAGCTGCAGAATCAATACCTGCAGCAGGAAGCTAAATAAAGACAAATAAGTTATGGATATTTTCTCAATCGATCTCTCAGTACAAGAGATTACATTATTGCGTCAATCATTAGACGTAATCAATATAACTGGTAAGGATGCTAAGTTTGTAGGTAATCTACAATACAAACTAGAAACAGAACTACAGACTATTCGCACAATGTTGGCTGAGCGTGAAGCACAAGAAGCACGTATGCAAGCTGAAAAGGCTGCTGAATTAGAACGTGCTATTGCAGCAGAAGCAAGGAAACAAAAAAAAGCTGAGCAGGCGGTATCCTAATATCTTTAACAAGATATTTATTAGAAATAAAGCTGTAGGCCGAAAGGAAGTAGGCATATACACGGCATAAGTGTATGTATCTAACCACAGTTTAAGAAATTTGTAGTATGCCAAACTGGAAAAAAGTCATAGTCTCCGGCTCAGATGCCGTATTATCTTCGCTAGCCGTAACCGGCACAATCAACTCATCAGGTTCGTATAACCTATTAGGATCCGGCGGTCAAAACTTATTTTTTAATAGTAGTGGTCAGTTAGGTAGCTCAGCTACTGGCTATCACATACAAATGACTCCAGGTGGTAACACAACTCTATTTGCTCAAGTAGGATATTTCAACAACGGATTAAATGTAATTCCTGGTGGTAATCAAACCACATTAGGATTAGGTGTGACTGTAGGTTCATATCCAGCAGCAACAATAGCATCGTTCGTATCGGGATCAGTAACAGCACTTACAATATCAGGTTCTGGTATGAAGGGTACTGGATCGTTTAGTTACTTGGGAGGTATAACTGCAACGTCATTTACTGGATCCCTTTCAGGACTAGCTACCTCAGCATCATTCGCATCCACAGCGTCATATGTTAATACACTAAACCAGGCTGTATTAATTACTGGTAGTGCTACAATTGGTGCTTCATCAGCAGGCCCAGCAGAAAGTACACTAACCTTAGGAGCACGTGATGCTGTGAGTGAGGGAGGCCAGGTAGGGTTTAATGCTCCAGGAGGATCGTATATTTCAGCTTCATTTATTGATCTTTACCAAAACAGACTTAGAGTACTTAAAGGTACAAACGCTGGAAGTACTGGCGAAGTTGCTAGTTGGAATATGCATACCCTGCAAGCGTCGTTACCTGCGTATACTAGTGTATCATCATTTCCAGGTACAGCAGTAGCAACCTTAGGAGTAGACTCTGGTGGTAATATTCTTACAATATCAACTGGGGGATCTGGAACTGTTACCTCTGTATCAGCATCAGGCACAGTTTCTGGTATTACTCTAGGTGGTGGTCCAATCACAAGTACGGGAACACTAACACTAAGTGGTACTATTTCCGGTTTGACAAATTCAAACTTATCAGGAACAGCAGGTATTACAAATGCTAATTTAGCAAACTCTTCAATCACAATAGGAAGTACCGCTATATCATTAGGAGCAACTTCAACTACATTAGCAGGACTTACTAACGTAACCTCAACAAACTTTACTGGTACAGCTTCATGGGCATCAAATGCTACAAATGCTACAAATGCTACAAATGCAACCTACGCCTCTCAGGTAACACTCACAAACCTAACTGCATCAGCTGGCGGACCCTTTTACCCTACATTTACTGCTCAAACGGCAACGGGGAGTCTATTGATAGACAATTCAACCTTCTATTACGCACCCACTACAAATACATTAACAGTAACCTCATCCTATGCTATAACAGCTTCCGTAGCAGAATCGGTATTAGGAACAGTCACTTCTGCAGTTACAGCTTCGCATGCAATTCAGGCATCAAGTTCGTACATAGGATCGACTAGCACTGGCACATGGAGTATCATAGGTGTAAACGCATCTGGATACACACAACCATCCAACTTTACTGGATTTACACTAAATGCTGCAACAAATACTCTAAGCACAACAGCTTCTTGGGCATCAAACGCATCGAGTGCAACATCGGCAACTAGTGCAGGTTCGGTAACCAATGCAGTAACCTTTAACAACGGCGGTGCAGGAGATGCATCAGGTACATCGTTTAACGGATCTGCAGCAAGAACAATATCATACAATACAATTGGAGCTCCAAAAACAGATGGTACAAACGCCACTGGTACATGGGGTATCTCTATATCAGGTAACGCAGCAACAGCCACAAGTGCTACTTCAGCAACTTCAGCAACAAATGCTACCAATGCTACAAATACTGCAATAACAGATACCACAACTGGTGCAGGTCCATACTATTTAACTTTTGTTGATAGTACAACGGGTAACTTAGCACAACGTGTTGATAGTACTGGATTAACCTACAACGCTACAAACAATGCTATCACAGCGTCAATATTTAAAGGAGAGCTTGTTGGTACTGCTTCCTATGCAGGAATAGCTCTTACTGCTACAAATGCCACAAACGCTACATCAGCATCGTATGCAACAACAGCAAATCTTGCATACTCTGCAAACCAAGCGGGAGAGGTAACAACTACAGAACAAGGTGCTACAGCTATCTATTATCCAACATTTGTAGATTCATCTAACGCAACTCCCCTTTCAGAAAAAGTTTGGACAAATACAAGCTTTCAGTTTAATCCGGGAGGAGGTTATCTCCGCCTACCTAGCTTATTAGCGACTGCAGGAATTACTGGTAGTCTCTTGGGTAACACTACTGGTACAGCATCTTATGCTACAGTAGCTCAATCGGTGTTAGGATCTATAACATCGGCATCTTATGCATCAACTTCTAGTTGGGCCGTACAAGCATTAACAGCATCATTCCTGCCAATTGGAACTTACGCAATTACATCAAGTTGGGCTACACGAGCAGTAACTGCTAGTTACGCTTTAACAGCGAGTGTTTTATTGGGTAGTATTACATCAGCATCGTATGCATCGACGTCAAGTTGGGCTGTACAAGCTCAGACAGCATCATTTTTACCGGCTGGAACTTATAGCATCACCTCAAGTCAAGCTTCATATGCTACTACTGCAGGTGCATCAGATTCAGTTTATGTAAACTTAGGAGCTGCAGATATAGACCTTTTAGGAATCAGTAGTGCTGCTCCTGGATACTTTGTACCAGAAATGGATCAGCTCGGTCAATTCAAATATCAAGTTTCAAATCCAGGATACATTGCTATAAAATTTAGAGAAAATGTAGCGGGAGTTGATGCGCTTTTTGGACAGCTAGCAGGTGTTGGTCAAGGTCATGGCTTTATTGAATCTCCATCTGGTCGAACTTTCTATTATGCTGACACACACTTATTTGGAGACAACGCCTATGGCTATAGTGCTCAGATAGATGTCAATGGTAATTTTGACGCCGCTAATGATATTACGTGTGGTGGTACAAAGTTCTTTGATATTCCACACCAAGGAAAAGAAGGTTGGGGATTAAAGCATGCTGCAATAGAAGGACCAGAATCCGCTGTATACTTCCGCGGTAAGTTAGATGGTAGTGATACAATACAATTACCAGAATACTGGAAATGGTTAGTACATGAAGATACTATAACAGTTACATTGACTCCAGTAGGTCAGTATCAAGCCTTATACATCAAAGATATAAAAAACAATCAAGTCCAAGTTGGATCAGATGGTGATTATATCAAGTGTCATTATGTGATATATGGTGAGCGTAAAGATGTTGATCGATGGGATGTAGAATATCCAGAGTACACTAGAAATATTATAGAACAGACAAGTAACGCTATTTATACAAAAGGCCATGAGTAGAGGTAATACAACAGTACCAAGTTTAAGTACAAGGAATAGAACGGTTGCAATCACATCGGCAGGAATTACTGTATCTGGTTCAGCAGCTAAAATATCCATCTCAGGATCATCTAATACGTCAATTGGAACAGCAACTAATGATGAGTTGTTTGCTTCAAGAACCTATGTAGCAGATCAGGTTGCTAATTTAATAGCTTCTGCACCAACAGCGTTAAACACATTAGATGAATTAGCAGCTGCGTTAGGAGATGATGCTAACTTTGCAACAACCACGTCAACAGCATTAGGCAATAGACTTCGTATTGATATAAGCAATCAAGGTTTAACATCAACACAACAATCTAATGCTAGAACAAACCTAGGATTGGGAACTGCTGCAACAACTGCAGCAAGTGATTATGCAACAGCAGCACAAGGATCAAAAGCGGATACAGCATATGGATGGGGTAATCATGCTTCAGCAGGATACCTTACATCGGTAACAAACATATCAGGATATGCTGGTACATTATTGCGTGAGGACAATAGAGTTATATCACCAGTAGAAGTTACTGCAGGTCAATTGAAATTTGGATTCACGGCTTGGAATAATGATGGCGGACCTCCGTATGCAGATTTTATGCATATGCGATCATATACTGATGCATCGGGTGGAAGCGATAACTTAATTATGTTTAAGAAGTCGGGTATTGGTATGCGTATCTGGCAACAGTCTTGGGGATCTGCAACAGCGTACTCAAGCTATGCTGATGTGTGGACAACTGGCGATTTCTCATCAGCCAACGTTTCAAATTGGAATACTGCATATGGATGGGGTAATCACGCATCGGCAGGATACTTAACATCAGTAACCAATATTTCTGGAAACGCTGGAACAGCAACAAAATTACAAACAGCTAGAAACATCGCAGGACAAAGCTTTGATGGTTCAGCTAATATAACAATACCAGTCAGTGCGTTATCAGATGTAGCAATTACAACGCCATCAAATAATCAACTACTAGTATATAATAGTTCAACTAGTAAGTGGACTAATACATCAGGAATCACTGGACCTACTGGCCCAACCGGTCCTACCGGACCAACTGGTCCAACTGGAGCTACTGGTGCCGCTGGTCCAACTGGAAGTATTGGCCCTACCGGACCCACTGGCCCTACTGGCCCTAGTGGAACTAATGGTACCAATGGTGCTACTGGCCCAACTGGACCTACTGGTCCCACAGGACCTACCGGAGTTGGTATTTCAACAGCAGGAGTAACAGCAGGAGCGTTAACAATAACACTCACAAACGGAACAACTCCAATTAATGCAGTCAACGTAGTAGGCCCTACCGGCCCAACTGGTCCTACTGGATCACCTGGACCCACTGGCCCAACTGGTCCCACAGGACTAAAAGGAGACACTGGTCTAACTGGCCCAACTGGCCCAACTGGTCCTACTGGTAGTCCAGGTCCAACTGGCCCAACTGGAGCTACTGGTCCAACTGGCCCAACACTATCGGTAAATAATAATACAGATAATAGAGTAATCACTGCAACTGGAGGTAGTAGTGTTGATGCTGAAGCTAATTTAACTTTTGATGGTACTACGTTAGTAACACCAGCTATTAGGATTGGTTCAAATTACTCCTTAGTTCAAAACGGAACAGACTTAGAATTTAGATACGCATAATGGCTACAAAAGCAACATTCATAAGATCCAGTAACACCTGGCACCTAAATGAAGGTGTCTTTCATGAGACTTCGTCTTTGCCTACCGGCGTAAGAGCTGTACTCAAAGGTGATGGTGATATGCATTGTGCTGCTTTTGATGAAACATATAATTCTTTAGATGCCATTGGTTGGCATGTTAATGATCAAGGTGATAGATGGTGGTCTAATCCAAACAATCAAGCATTCGGGTCGGAGAACATATATGGCAACTCAAATTGGGGAATCTACAAACAAGATAATATATACACAACCGCTAGAAGGCATGCTGGTAAGGATGCATCATACGGTGTTCACATATTTAGATACCCAAACATTTCAGCAGCCTCAACTTGGGGTGGATTAGCTTTTTATCCACCAGCTGCTTCAAAATTAAGAGGTCACACATACAGATTTTCATTTAACTACCGAGGATATACAAATGGTAATCAGATGGAAGTTTACAATAACCTTACCGTAGGTTGGGGAGATTTAGGAATTTGGTTACCAACTCCATGGTATTCCGCTGTATCGGCATTTGATACTGATTGGGAGTGGAGAAGGTATGAGTATACATACACAATTCAAGACGGTTACCTAGATTGGGTACCGGGTCAAAACACTCCAGTCTGGAATGCGAGTACACAGTATGGTGACTGGCAACCAGTACAGTATAATGGTTATGTTTATAGAAAGCCAAGCTGGACTGGACAGCCTACAAAAGGCGTTCCACCTGATCAAGAGTATCCTAGTATTTGGGATTATAGAGCACCAATGGTTGCAGGGTATTTTGATTTATACGCTAACCTGAAAATTGGTTTTAGTTATGAAGATCAGGGTAGTAGAGGAACTCATGTCTATGTAGATAATATTCAAATCACAGATATTACAGATAACGTTTCTTGGAACCTTACATCAGGTGGTTGGGAATCCGACACTATTTCGGAAGAAACTATTGCAGTGTTTGCAAAAGGAACAGCTTACGTAGGTTTAGATATTGGAAACGGTACAGATAGGTTTGCAGTATATGGTCCTAGAGTTTTACAACTCAATGGTACAACAATATACAACCAAGAGGGTGGTAGAGGTTTAAGACTTACTATTATAGATGAGGCATCAGTTTCAGTAGTGTTTGATCAAGTTTATGATACATACGGAGACGATAGTGCTAGAACAGCGTTAGCTAATAAGCTTGCAACCATCACTAGTAGTCAGGTGTGGGTTATGACATCGTTCGATGCAATTAATCCTAACTCAACATTAGATGCTCAAATGAGAGCTATGAAATCAAGGTTACTAGTTAACGACGGATCTTTACATTCAGTATATACTGGAGGTGGTGTAAGACATCCTTATGCAGCTGTCGGAAGAGGACAGAGAGTAATTAAGGAGGACGGAGCTAATCAACTAGATACTGTATATAAAAGAAAAGGTGTTATTGATATAAGAATATAAGATTATGACAGAGCTACAAAAACTACAAATGGAGCTAAGTTCGATCACCTGGATAATTGGCCAAGCCAGTACAGATGAAGAACGACAAGAGTTGGAAGGATTGTATAATCCAAGAGTCCTAGAGATTCTTAGTGAAATTGAAACAATAAAACAGAACGAGATATAATGGCTAAGCTAAAAACAGGAACAACCATAGGAGGTAACGAAGCTCTACATACTGGTAATTTCGATGCTAGTAGCTATCCTCAATTTATAGGACCTACTGGACCTACTGGACCAAGTGGACCAACTGGCCCTACTGGATCTCCAGGTTCAACTGGACCAAGTGGACCTCCAGGACCAAGTGGACCCACTGGACCGACTGGCCCTAGTGGACCTCAGGGATTGAAAGGGGATACTGGTCTGACTGGACCTACCGGTCCTACTGGCCCTAGTGGAACCAATGGAAGCACTGGACCGACTGGCCCTCCAGGACCAAGTGGCCCAACTGGGCCTACTGGCCCTACTGGTCCTACGGGTGCAACTGGACCTACTGGCCCAACAGAATATGAAACTGCTAACGCAAACTATGCAGTTAACGGTGGAGGTACTGTAACATGGTCAGGTGGTAGAGTATCGTGGGGTGAGCGAGTAATTGTCATTCCTGCTGACAATAGTCAAGCAGCTAGTGGTTATTTAGATATTGGACCAGTTTCCAATTTATTAGTACCTGCATGGTCAGGAGTTTATTACAAAGTGGCTCGTGGAATGGCCAATACCTACGATTCAAACAAACTTGTGGTACTTCCTTACAACGATGGATCAGTCCAAGTAGTCGATGGTTGGGTATTGATTGCAGTTCATAATGGAGATAATAGCTCACTAAAATGGTTGCCTGGAATGGTAACGATTCCTAGTGGAGGAACCTACTACACAAGCACTGGATTATCTTCTTGGGCTACTGGTCCTACTGGACCGACAGGGCCCACTGGACCTACTGGAGCTACTGGACCAAGCGGTCCTACTGGCTCACCTGGTCCAACTGGATCACCTGGACCTACCGGTCCTACCGGCCCAACCGGACCTGGATCAACAGTAGCAGGACCTACTGGCCCTACTGGTCCAACTGGACCTAGTGGCCCTCCAGGACCTAGTGGACCTACTGGATCACCTGGACCTACTGGACCCACAGGACCTGCAGGATCAACTTCATATACAGCAGGAGCTTTATCAAACGCTGGGTTTGGAAACGGTACTCAGACCTGGTATCAAGCACCATCTGGAATTGCAGGATATAATGGCAGTTGGGCAAGTTATATAATATCAAATCATGGTGATGGACAGACCTACTATAACCAAACCTTAATCATGCCATTCTGGACAGCACCTCAATACTCAAGATTAGAGGGTGGTGTACAGAAAGGCCCATACACATTTGTTACTACAGAGAACCTAAGTACATATGCTTTATCAGGTCCTACTGGTCCCACTGGACCCACTGGCCCAACTGGCCCAACTGGTAGTCCAGGTCCTAGTGGAACTAATGGCGGACCTGGTCCAACTGGCCCTCCAGGACCGAGTGGTGGAACTGGACCTACTGGTGGACCTGGTCCAACTGGTCCTACTGGAGCTACTGGTCGTTCAGCTTATGAGTCTTGGTTAGCTTTAGGTAATAGTGGAACAGAATCTGCCTTCTTAGCAGCATTAAGAGGAGCACCTGGACCAACTGGCCCAACTGGACCTAGTGGACCTACTGGCAGTCCAGGACCTACCGGACCTACCGGACCTTCAGGAACTGGATCTCCAGGCCCCACTGGGGCACCTGGACCTACTGGTCCCGCAGGATCCGATGGAGCTCCAGGCCCAACTGGACCTACTGGCCCTCCAGGACCTCCAGGATCTGGTGGTGGTACAACTGGTATGACTGCATCGGTTATGGTTGCCGACCCAAGAGGTGCGACAGTTATTATGGACTTTACAAACGGTTTATTAACAAACGTGACAATAATATAAGTTGCATAGTTTTAATTTTTTACGTATATTTTAGTTATGAATAATAGACCTACATTTAGACCAGCAGAAAACGTAGACCAGACTCAATACTATTGGTTTGAAAATGGTTTTACAGAAGAAGAGGTAAACCACATACACAACTCTGCAACCAAGTACGATGAACAAGATGCTACAATAATTGGCAATAATGAAGAAGTAGAGGAAGCCATTAGAAAATCAAAAATCAAATGGCTTCCAAATACTCCTGAGTGGGGTTGGTTTTATGATCGTATTGCCAACATGGTAGTAGAAGCAAATAACGCTTTATGGCATTTTGACTTGCATAGTATTATAGATGATATCCAATACACTCAGTATGAAGCGGGGGGAGGTCATTATGACTGGCATGTCGATATTGGACCTTCCACAATCTCACACAGAAAGGTTTCTGTTGTAGTTCAATTAGCAGACCCCGATGATTATGTGGGTGGTGACTTAGAGTTAATGCCAGGTAACTTCTCATTTGCTGTACCACGCAAAAAAGGAGCGGTTGCAATCTTTCCGTCATTCATGTTACACAGAGTAACACCAGTAACTGAAGGATTGAGACAAAGTGCTGTTTTATGGGTCGGTGGCGGACATTACAAGTAAGGTTTACAAACAAAACAACATATTTATACAAAGAACAACATAAAAACAAAGTTATGGAAAACAAGCAATTTAGCGCAGAAGAACTTGAGCAAATCAAAGTCTTACAAGAGAAGTACAACGTATTAGGTATTCAACTAGTACAATTAAAGTTAGCAAAAAAGAATGCTGAAACCTATCTTAATGGCTTAATCGAGCAAGAGGGATTACTAGAAAATCAGATTGTAGAGACGAACGAGGAAGAAAAGAAGCTAGCTCAAGAATTAGATGCAAAATACGGAGCTGGTTCTTTAGATCTTGAGACTGGACAATTTACGCCAAATAGCTAAGGTATTTTAAGGTTTCGCTGTATGTTGTGATATTTATATTCAAACTGATAAAACTACATTACAACAATGGCTGAAAGAATAGTATCACCAGGTGTATTTACAAACGAGAAAGACCTCTCGTTTTTACCTGCAGGTATTGCAGCAATCGGAGCTGCAATCATTGGTCCAACAGTAAAAGGACCTGCTTTTGTACCGACAGTTGTCACTTCATTTGATGACTTTATTGCTAAGTTCGGTGGCTTAAGCGAAGAAACATACGTACCATATGCAGTTAAGAGCTACTTGAATAGCGCTTCAACTGTTACTGTGGTTCGTGTATTGTCTGAGGGAGGCTACAATGCTGACGCAGTACAAATCATCCACACTACTGGATCAATCACTAGATTGGTTGGTGTTATTATGCCAACTACCACTGTAGGTTCTTCTACTGGTAACGGATACACTAAATCAGATTTTACCGCTTTCCAAGCAGGTAGCGTAACTGGATCTTTCGGATTCCAGCTTTCTGGTTCAAGCGTAACTGCACAAGCACTTACTGCATCTGCTAACCCAGCAAATGTTAACTCTTTTGCCAATGTACTTGGCCAATCCGTAAAAGGTGGTAAGAAGGGTTATATGTACACTTGGTTTGGTGGTTACCTAGCAACTACTCCAGGTTTATCTGGATCTGTAAGCTTCGTATCTCAATCAGCTAATGCAAAAGTTGATCTATCTGGTTCAGCAGGTGCATACTCAAACGCTGAGACTCCATGGATTCAATCACAAATCATTGGTAACGAGAAACTAAACTTATTTAAGATTCACACTCTTGCTGATGGCACTGACACAAACACTTCATTTAAAGTTGCTGTAATCAACACAACTCTACCTGGAGATGATGCAGGAAGCGATTATGGATCATTCACAGTAGTAGTTCGTGACTACAATGATACAGACCAACGTCCAGTTATCTTAGAATCATTCACTGGTCTTAATTTAGATCCAGATTCATCTAATTACATCGCTCGTCGAATTGGTGATAAAGCTTACTCAGTAAGTTCAGCAGGTGTAGTATCTGTAACTGGAGATTACAACAACATTTCTAAATACATTCGTGTAGAAGTTGATTCAGCTGTATCAGCTAAAGCGATTACAGCAAACGTAAAACCTTTTGGTTTTGCTGCAGTAATCCAGCCAGTATCTTCTAGCTACGCAATGCCAACTGCATCTATGGTGACTCAAAACACCGAGATCAATAGCGCTTACAATAAGAAAGCTTACTACGGATGGAGCTGGTCTACAGCAGATAACGAAAACTACTTGAAACCATTAGCTCTTGGTACATCAGCAATGAATAATGCTGCATTCAACCTTGATGCTTGTTTCATTCACGCAAGTGCTTCTAAATTAAACGACAGCTCAACATTTGTGGGAGGTTCTTCAATCTCTGCATCATTATTCGCTGGATTAGACGTAAGCACATTCTTGAAATTTACAGTACCATTCCAAGGTGGATTTGATGGTATGGACCCAGCAATCGTTAAGAAAGTAGGTTCAGCAATCACAGCTACTAACTTGTTTGGTATGGATTGTTCAACTGCAACTGCAAAAGGTTCAGTAGGATATGTAAAAGCACTCAATGTAATCAGCAACTCTGATGAATATGATGTTAACTTAATCGTTACTCCAGGTGCTACAATTAAAGATCACTCAGCTATCGTTAATAAAGCTATCGAAGTAGCAGAAGATCGTGGAGATGCATTTGTAATCGCAGATCCAGTTATCCAAGGTCAATCAGCAGCAGCAGCAATCGCAGCAGTAACTGACTCAGGAATCGATTCTAACTACGTAGGTACTTACTGGCCATGGGTTAAAATCCTAGACACAAACAAGAACAAACCAGTATGGGTTCCACCTAGTGTTGTTGTTCCACGTGTAATGGCTTACAACGATTCAGTAGCTTACGAATGGTTTGCACCAGCTGGTCTAAACCGTGGAGGTATCTCTGAAGCAGTTGATGTTGAATTGAAACTTAACCAAGCTGATAGAAACGACTTATACGAAAACAAGATCAATGCAATTGCAACATTCCCTAACCAAGGAATTTGTATCTGGGGTCAAAAAACTCTACAAGCTAAACCATCAGCTCTTGATCGTATCAATGTAAGACGTTTAATGATCACAATGAAGAAATACATTGCAAGTGCTAGCCGCTATTTGGTATTCGAAAACAATACTACAGCTACACGTCAACGTTTCTTGAACATCGTAACTCCATACTTAGAAACAGTTAAAGCTCGTCAAGGTCTTTATGCTTTCAAAGTTGTAATGGATGAGACTAACAACACACCTGATGTAATCGACAGAAACATCATGTACGGTCAAATTTACTTACAACCAGCTAAAGCAGCAGAATTTATCGTTCTTGACTTTAACATTCTTCCTACTGGAGCAACTTTTGACAACGCTTAATATTTATACAAAAGAGTAACGCAACATGGCAAACTTAATAGAAAACAACGAAATCTTCTACACACCTTACGAACCAAAGGTACAGAATAGATTTATATTACAAGTAGATGGTATTCCATCATTCTTGTGTAAAAAAGTTTCTCGTCCACAATTGGAATGTGGTGAGGTGGTTCTAGATCACATCAACATTATCCGCAAGATGAAGGGTAAGTGTAAGTGGGGAGATATCACAATCTCTATGTATGACGCCATCGTTCCATCAGGTGCGCAAGCAGTAATGGAGTGGGTACGTACAGCTCACGAATCAGTAACCGGTCGTGATGGATATGCAGACTTCTACAAGAAGAACTTCGATATCTTCGTACTAGGTCCAGTTGGTGATAAAATCGAGAACTGGAAAATTTGGGGAGCTTACATCAAAACTGCACAGTTTGGTGATATGGACTGGTCTACTGAGACTCCAGTTGAAATCTCTCTAACACTTGGTATCGACTACGCAGTACTTGAATACTAATTAAGACTGAAAATTAATTTAAAGAAAGCTGACTTAACTGTTGGCTTTCTTTTTTTATTTGCGTATATTTATAGGAGAACCATAGTTACTAAAATAGTTTTATCAATATGACAAAAGTTGTAAACGACGATTACCCAACAAACAATCGCCAACTAACAGACGAAGAGATCAAAGCCAAATTCTTGGCAGACTCAATCAACACAGGAGCTGTTGAAACTTTCACTAAATCAGATACACCAACGGAGATAATTCCACTTCCAAGTAAAGGATACTTCTATCCAGAAGGACATCCATTATCAGGTGGTACTATTGAGATGAAGTATATGACTGCTAAGGAGGAGGATATCCTAACATCGCAGAGTCTTATCAAACAAGGTATTGTATTAGATAAGTTGTTGCAATCATTGATTGTTACAAAAATTAACTTCAACGACTTGTTAACTGTTGACAAAAACGCAATCTTTATTGCAGCTCGTATTCTTGCGTATGGTAAAGATTATGAGGTAGAGATCACTTGTCCAAGTTGTGGTGAAAAGTCAAATCATGTAATTGACCTTCAACAATTTGAAGATAAGGAGATCGATTGGGATCGCTTTACAAAAGGTCAAACAACACACAATTTCACATTACCAATCTCCAAAAAAGAGATTACATTGAAGTTTTTAACTCACGGTGATGAAAAGAAAATTGAAGATGCTATCAAGGCTACTAAAAAGCTAAGTCGTCTTACGGGAGTTGATCCTGAGCTTTCAACACGATTGAAACATATGATCGTAGCTGTTGAAGGGGAGACAGATAGAGCTGTAGTAAACAAATTTGTTGATAGTATGTTGTCTAGAGATTCTTTAGAACTACGCAAATACCTAAAAGAGATTACTCCAGATATCGATACAACATTCTCATTTGAGTGTCCGAGTTGTGGCTTTGAACAAGAAAAGATGGCGTTGCCCATTGGAGTAGGGTTTTTTTGGCCTGGGGTCTGATTACAGGCCCATTCTACAAGATCAGATTTTTGATCTTATGTACTATGGAAAAATGGGTTGGACTTACAACGACCTATACACTTTACCAGTACACCTTAGAAGATACTTCTACCTCAAGTTGGCAGATGTTAAAAAGAAAGAACATGAGGCAGAAAAAGCAGCATACGAAAAAGCAAAATCTGGAAAGAGATAATAAAAGCCAACTTCGGTTGGCTTTCCTTTTTTGACAATATTTATATGAAAATAACTCCATGGCAAACAACAAAGTTCAAGAACTGATTCAGAAGTTGATTCGTGAGGAATTACAAAATCACAAGATCAATGAAGACATCGTTGGTTGGATGACTGGTGTTGGTAGAAAGGTTGCTTACGATATCATTGATAGACGAGCAAAGGGTTTAAGCGGAGCATTATCTTCAGATCCAAAACTGCTAAGATTAGCAAAGGATCTTAAAATCACATCAAGAGATTTAGAAAGTAGAATTAACACACTCCTAGATAAAGACCCACGATTTCTTAGAGCACTAGCAACACAACGTGCAAAACGATATTAATAGATGCAAGATGAATCTATAAACCCAGACTTAGTTAACGAACTCCGCAAAGCCTTAGGTATGGCTAAGAAGGAGATGAAAGAGCTATACGCTATGGGTTCCTTGTATAGTAAATCTCTAACTGGAGCAACTGAGGAAGCTAAGCGATCTAACTTTATATTAGGTCAGCAGAACGGTTTAGTCACTTCTCTTAACAAGTCGATAGAGAAGATGAAGGAAGGAACGAAGGAGAGGTTGCAATTAGAAAATTTAACAAAGCAGGTATTAGAAACAGCTAATGAAATGGCTGCATCAAGAAACCGGTCTATGGCAGATTTGGTTTTGAAGCAGCAGATGGTTAAGCATGGTTTGACAGATGAGTACGCAGAACAAGCTAAAAATTTACAACTACTACTTGATCAAGGCGCAATTACAGAAGGCATATATGATATGCACATTAAGCGTCTTCAAGAGGATCAAAAAAGAGTTAAGCATGTAAAAGAGGAGGTTGAGTTATACGAAGAGATAGCAGCAAAGCAGCTTGAGATTATAGAAGAAGCTGAATCTTGGAAAAAGAGTTTTACTAAGATTTCAGAGACAGCAAAAGCTATTGCTCGTGATCCAAAAGTGATGGGAGCTTTCTTACTCAATGAAGCTGTCAAAGGAATTGAGAAGGGTGTTGAAGGTTTTGAAGAGTTTAAGAAACAAGGACTCTCTGCCGGCCAAGCTATGGAAGCTCAAATGAAAACAATGTCGTTTGCATCTATAGCAGGTTTATCGGATACCCAAGGTGTTATGAATGGTGTCATTGAGCAATACGGAAACGTCAATGCACTTAGTGGTGACACTGTGAATGAGCTTGGTAAGATGGCTGTACACTTCGGTATTGCTGGAGCTGAGGCAGCTAAACTAAACGCATCTTTGTCTGAGATGCCAGGTGAGACAGCTGAAACTGCAGCACACGCAATGGAGCACGTAGGTCATATGGCTGAGCTTCAAGGAATTGCACCAGGTAAAATTATGAAAGACATGGCCGCAAATACTGGAGCAATGGCTTTATATGGTAAGGGTGGTGCTAAAGCATTTGGTGAATCTGCTATCCAACTTCATAAGATGGGAGTTGAAATAGGTACAGCTGCTAAGATGGCGGATGGCTTATTGGATTTTGAGAGTAGTATCAATAAGCAGATGGAGGCATCTGTATTGTTGGGTAGAGAAATTAATTTGGATAAAGCTCGAGAGTTAGCTTTGAATGGTGATCTTGAGGGATCAACTAAAGAAGTACTTGCAAATATTGGTGGAGCTGCTGAGTTCGAAAAAATGAACGTAATGCAGAAGAAAGCTTTAGCAGAAGCTACTGGAATGACAGTAGAGGAATTGCAAAAGTCTATTGATGCTCAAGAAGAGTCAAATAAATATTTTGGCGAAGGTACTAGTATAGGAATGAATGCTTTGGGTTATTTGACAGAGTATGGTAGTAAGGGAGCTTCTTTCTTTAAAGAAAATGGCTTGCTATTGCTCACCAGTCTTCAGTTTTTACAAAACATGAACCTAACCAAAGTTAAAGGATATGCATCAGATGTAGCACACTGGGTAAAAGAGAAAGCTCATTGGGCATGGAAAGCTACTGCAGGAAAGCTTTTTGGTAAGGGTGGTGGTGCCGTAGACAAGTTATCTGAAACAGCTACAGATCAAACCAAAAGTTTATCAGATAAGACGAAAGGATCGGATGCAAAAAAAGGAGGCGGTGTAAAAGGTTTCCTTAAAGGATTAGGAGATGGCTTAGCTAGTATCGGTAAGCAGTTTGCTAATGTTGTTAAGGGTGCCGTTGCTTTAGGTATTACGGGTATTGCTCTAGGTGGATCATTTGCAGTTGCAATGATGATGCTAGGAGATCAAGATCCGGTTCAGATGTTAGCTGTAGCTGGGTCTTTGAGTATGTTAGGATTAACGGTAGCCATCCTAGGTAAATTAGGGGGACAAATTATACAAGGTGCTGTCGCAATGGTAATATTGGGAGCAGCATTGATTCCAGCGGCATTTGCATTTAGCATGTTAGGTGGTATAGATATTAAACAAATGGCAGCATTTAGTATTGCATTGCCACTACTAGCATTAGCAGCAGCAGGATTAGGATTCTTAATAATTCCTATAACTCTAGGAGCAGCAGCATTAGCAGCATTAGGTGTTGGTATGATTGCAGTAGCTGGAGGTTTAGCTGTACTACAAGCTGCACAAGGTGGTATGGATGTGTTTGCTAGCTTAACAAACTTAGCATTACAGTCAGCAGGATTGGGATTGGTTGCAATGTCTATTGTATCTATTGGAGCTGGTCTAGGAGTAATGGCAATAGCAGGTCTTGCAGCATTACCAGTAATTGCAGCGTTGACAGGATTAGCAGTTGTAGCACCAGCCTTAGCAGGTTTGGGAATGGCAATTGGTGGAATGTTTGGTGGCGGTGGTGAAGACGAAGATAAGATGGATACGTTGATTGCAAAAATGGATCAACTTATAGCAGTAGCTTCATCAGGTGGTGAAGTTAAGATGGATGGTAAGAAGGTTGGTGAAGTAGTACGTTTAGGATTAAACTCATCAGGAATTAGATAATGGCTCAACTATTTAAAACAATAAGTCTTGAAGAGAGGTTGAAGGCAAGTCCTTACAACACGGCTCCTAGTTTACCAAAACCAACTAAGGAAGTGGAAGGTGCTAGTTTAAAATTAACACCAGAAGCTGTAAAGGTTAATAGCCAGATTCTAAAAGCATCAGCATCAAAGCAACAGAAGTTTAGCTTTCCAACAATTGGAAATTTTAATACGGAGCCTATCTCCAAACTAGCAAGACCGTTTGTTAATGTAAAATTTAGATCCTCAATTAACTTGGCTGATAGATTAAAGCAACCAAAGTTAGGATCTACAACACACTTATCACAATTCTTCTTAGCAGACTTATATACGGATTACATTAAGATAACTCCGTTTGGAATATTTACACATACAAGTAATACAGTATTATCAACACCACCAGCTTCTTTAGCGCAGGGAGGTGTCAATCCAACTATACCAACCTTTGTAAGCGAATTAGCACAAGGGATGGTTCTTAGTAATGGTACCTACTATTCATTTATTAATGTGCAGGTACCAGATTACGATAGTTTAATTTTACAAGGAACTTATTTTAGCAATGGTGCATACTCATCACTAGTAGTACCAACAATAAGCATCAGCTCTCAGAGTTTGGTGCAAGGTGGCATTAATCCAACAAACTCAGTAGGACAAGCTAGCATAGCATTGCTACAAGGGTTAGTGGCAGACCAAGCTAATAACCTAACGAGTTTAATAGTACCGCCAGCACCACCAACAAACCTTTTGGAGTTTCCAAACATTGTGATTGCTAATCCAATAGCAACACCAAATCAAGGTGGTGAGGATCCGGTACAAATAACTTTCCAACCAGAAAGAACGTCACCAATATTGAATGTACTGAAGTACGCAGCTGATAGAGCTTTGGCATTCTTCACACCTACTATAAAGCATGGTAGTGCAATATTGAGAGGAACAGACTTTCAAACAGCAGTAAAACCAAACCAAGGAACTGCACCAACAAAACTACCACCAATAGATGGTAAGTACTTCGATTACAAAAGTAGTCAAGTATCACCAGTACTATCAAACGCTCTGGATGCCGCAAAGGTTGAGGATGTGTTAATGGTGTGGATTGATTGGCAATACGCATTTGCGAAACCAGCTTATTACGATAACAATAATAAAGCTCAAAATTATCTGAGTGTTGAGTATGTTAAGATTGGTGGACAACTAGTTCGTAATCCAAACACCACTTTAGCAAGAGCTTTAGGAGCTAGTACATCTACTGAAAATCTAGCATCATTAATAAAACAAACGGTACAGTTTCCAAAGTCGACTGGTAATGAGGGAAGTTTAGCATCATACAAAACACTGACGTATGATCAAATCGTAAAGAGAGCTAACGATCCATCAGAACAAAGACCAGACTTCCGTAAAGATTTAGGTATCAATGTAAAAACTAGTACGAGTGTTAATCGTAGAGGTATTGATTCTGGTGCATCTAACGACTTCGTAACATTGCAGATTGATTCAATGACTGGTCAAGGTTCTGTAAAATTTAGATCGTTCATTACTTCATTTAGTGATGGCTGGAGTGTTTCTTGGAACGACTTAAATTATGTTGGTCGTCAAGATACGCTAAAGACTTTCAAAGGTGCAACAAGAGCTGGAAGTGTAGCTTTTAAAGTAGCAGCATTCAATCTTGCAGACCTAAATGCGCAATACGCTAAACTAAACAAATTAACAAAGATTGCTGCAGTTGGTGCTCCACTGGATGGTGGTTTGTATATTGCAGGACCGTTGTGTAAATTGACTGTAGGTAATTGGTTTACAAATACTCCGGTTGTATTTAACTCGGTTAAGTTTGATGTACAGATGGCTGATTATTCTTGGGATATTGATAAAGAGGTGCCACAATTGGTGGATGTATCTTTAGACTTTGCTGTTCTGGGAGATATTAGTGGTAAGCCATTAAACGCATCTTCAAACGATTATTTTAATTACAGATGATAAACAGATACGAAACCATACCACAAAAAACTGGAGACAATGGAAAGCGTGTAGTCCGTTCCATCATCTATCCACCCATTCCACGTAGTTTAGACGACACGTATATAATCACCACTATTGGTGATAGGTTGGATTTATTATCTAACAAGTACTATGGCAATGTAGGCTACTGGTGGATTATTGCACAAGCTAACGAAGTTGGAAAGGGTGATCTAAATTTACCAATAGGCATACAATTAAGAATACCAAGAAACATAGCGACAATCATTCAAGAATACGAAACATTAAATAGTTAAGGTTATGGGTAGTCCCTTTGGAAAAAAATCAGTGCCTGGATCAACGCAGGCTGAGCTTGATCGTCGTGGTACACAGTTGGGTGTTACCTGGGCTGCAAAACGCATGCCATGGATTCATGTCACTAGCTTGTCGGGTGGTTGTGGCGGTAAATTTGTAACACTATCGAGTAAAGCTAACGGACCTCTTTATGAAACAAATTATGTTCGACCACTTCCAGTAGTAACTGGTGTTGATGTTAAAAAGCAAGGTGAGTTGGGTACAACACGAAAAGCTACAATTAAGCTAACAGCATTCTCAGACGATCAGCTTAGGGAGTTGCAAAAATGCTACTTTATTCCTGGAATGGGTTGTAGAGTTGAATGGGGATGGAATGTGGATGCAGCTGGAACAAAGAGTTTAGGTCCAATTGGTCTAGGAAGGGATACAGCCGATCCAATTGCAATTTGCGCAATGAATAAGCGAGCAGAATCACAAACACACTACGCAGGTATTCAAGGAATTGTAGCAAACTTCTCATATAGCTTAACTAGGGATAATACTTGGGATTGTAGTATTGAGGTGATAGCTGCATCAGAGGCTGTTGGTGGAAGTAAGGTAGCAACATATAATTGCCCAGATTGTGCTCGAGAATATAAAAACGAAGAAAACGGAGAAGAAAAAAGCGCTGTAGAAAATAAGTCAGATTTGTATACGTTTTTTCATGATTTGTGGGAAAACTTTGAAACAGCTAAACCTAAGTATTTGCCAGGCCTGCAAACTGTTGCAAGCCAAGATGGTAAGACTGCTGTAATAGCACAATACAACTATTTAGGTCCACAACGTACAGATAAGGGTGGTGATGATTCTAGCTGGTACGAGGGTGGTCTAGTTGGTGCTGTCATAGGTAATGAGGTTGACGCTACAGAAGGATACATATCGTATGCCACACTAGAAGCGGCAATTAATAGATTTTGTATTCCTACAACGGGAGGTAAATACACTATTGGAAAGCTTTCGAGCAATGACATGCTAATATCAAATCACCCAAGTTTAGAATCATCAGACCCAAGAATTTGTATTATTCCAGGTACGTCCAAAGCCAGCACAATAGCTAAACCAGTTGGAGGAGGAGGAGCGTCAGCTATTCAGGGGAATAAGGTTATACTAGATAACATAATGATTAATACGGTTTTTCTTATGCTTGAATTGGATTCTGTTGAAAGTGGAGGCGATCCAAAACTAACGACATTCCTACAAAACGTATTGAGAAAAATTAACGATTGTTGTGGAAACTTGTGGGAGTTTGAAGTAGTGTCTACTAGTGAGGATTGCTCAGACCCAAAGAAAGTACCAACCATCTCTGTGATAGATGCAAAAATCTATGATCCAGCTCCAGCTTATCAAGTACCATCAAAAGCCATTGGTGGTAAGGCTTCTGCGTTACGTGAAATGAAACTGGATATGAAGATGACTGAGAATATGAAAACTCAGGCACTGTATGCGGGTGGATCTAAACAACAAAAGGCAAAAACAGAGTCCGGAGGAAACTGTGGAGCAAATGCGTTGAAAGGATTTACAATGGGAAACAGTTACAAGAATTTAGCAGCACCACCGGCAACAGATCCACCAAAGTGTGATTGTGAGGGAGCTGCACCAAATGAAAAGAAACCTTCGTTTGCCGAATTGTTTGATAATCTTGGTGAGGAGGTAAATGACACAACAGCATCAGCTGCAAGGTCGGCTATCATTGAAGCTTATGGAAAATCTGTAAATGCTGGCGACGATGATCATTGCAAAGGTATGATTGTTCCATTTGAGTTTAGCTTCACAACAGATGGGATTGGTGGTTTCTCCTTTGGTCAGATGGTATCTAGTGATCGTATTCCATCCGAAGTGAGAAGCGCTTACGATTGGCAAGTTACAGCTGTAGAGCATAGCATCACAGCAAACGATTGGACTACTACAGTAAACACAGTAATGAGATATAAGTAATGGCAGTCAATAGAAGAGTCAGCGAATTTTCACCAGGTCGAAATGACAACACCCATCTCTATACGAAGGGTGGTGAGTTTAGTTTGGATGGTGTTGAATATGTTGGTGAATATCATCTTATTGGGTCTGTTCCTAAGACGGGACCAGTTGCTAATCCTGGTAATCGTGTGTTGCAGAGACTGTACACTAATCCAGACCACTACGTATATGATCGTTTAAAGAATTTTGATGTCACTGTTTTAAACTACGTAGAACCAAAACCATACCTCTACATACCTACTGAACAAGATTATACTGTAGGGTATGATAACAGATACTTTGTTGAGAAGCTTGAGGATGACATGAGTTATGCAATAGAAATTAATCAAGATCAATACAACCTTATTGGAAAGAGGGGTGGAATTGATGGTGGTTTATATCCGTCGGTTGTAGTTCGGTGGAAGTTGACTGGCAAAAGGTCGGACATTATATCACACAATGAGATGGAGCTATACAAAGCATCTCTCCGAGTACCTAGTGTAAACTATGCAGTTCGAAACTTTTTAGAGTTTGCCCGTATCACTTTAGTTTGATAATTGAAATAAGTTACGTATAGTTGTCCATATGGTTATGGATACTATTCAGCAGTTACAGGATTTTACAGCTCAGTCTGTATTCCTATATCCTATTGTGGAGGATAGTAGATTACACAACCACTTCAATAAGATTATTGGTTTTGTGTTGATTGATACGGACACCCGTAACACTATAACAATCAGCAACGGACACCCTGAAGGCATCTACAATTCCAATGACCTATCCTTTCTAAAAGATCGTAAAGTATATTGCTATAACTGTATGAGCATGAGATATGTAGGTTATGATGTATCTCAATTTATAGATTGCAATATGCAGTATTACCTATATACCAACCAACCATATACACCTGATACACCAACTATCATAAACCACTACAATAGACAATACCAAAACTTCTATAAGGTCAATAGTTTAGTACCTCTATACAAGCATGAAGAGATTGCATTATCAATCTTCGAAGATAGTTGGGTTAAAATTACTCAACCTGGTTTAAGCTTCTATCAAAACGAATTAGCTGAGGCCTTCTATCGTATAGAAAGTAATGGTATCAATGTCAATCGTGATAAGTTTGTAGAACGGTTTGGACAAACATTAAGTCTGAATAAGGAGTATTGCTACACTCAGTACAACTTCTACACAACAACGGGAAGACCTAGTAATCGCTTTGGTGGAATCAACTTTGCAGCATTGAATAAAGAAGATGAGACAAGAGCAGTATTTCAAACGAGATATGATCCAGGTACGTTAGTAGAGATTGACTTTAACTCTTATCACCCAAGATTGATTGCTCAGATTATTGGTTATGACTTTGGTAGCGATAATGTATATGAACACTTAGCGTGTCACTATCATAACACAGATAATCCAACTCAGGAACAGATTGAAGAAGCTAAGGAAGGAACCTTCAGACAATTGTATGGCGGTATCCAACAACAATACCTACACATTCCATTCTTTAGTAAGACAAACGACATGGCAAAGTATCTATGGAGTAAGGCTGAGGAGGATGGCTACATTGAAAGTCCAATATCAGGTAGAAGACTGATACTAAGCAATTATCAGGACATAACCTTATATACATTATTCAATTACTTTGTGCAGATGTATGAGACTGAGACAAACGTACTTATCTTAAATAAGATGCATAAGCTATTGGAGAATAGTGAGGTAAAGCCAGTACTATACACATACGATAGTATTCTATTCGATACACCAGCAGATCAGATTCCGTGGTTGTTGGAGGAAGTTATCCCTCAAGCAATTGATCTCGAGAAGTTCCCAATCAAGATAAAGCACGGTACCACTTACAAAAACCTTAGCGTTTAATCCCAACTCGTGATATTTATTAGCAAAAGATATCATGGCAAAAGGACAGTTGGACGTATTAGAAAGCTTGATCCGCAAGGAGCTTGAAGCATACTTACGCGAGAATAAAATTAAGTTCAAAAGATTGAATGAACTTGAGTCAACTACTAATGCTGCGGATGATCAAAAGGTGGCAGCGTTAAAACAAAAGAAAGCGGACCTAGATAAAAAAGCTGCACAAAATGATGCTGAGATTGCAAAACTCAAACAGCAGATTGACGCGATAGAGAAGAAGTAACAAATGAGACCACAATTATTGTGCACATTCACGTACGTAGATAAACTTACTGTTAGCATTGGTCAGATATACAAAGCGTATAACGCTGACGATGTTTCTAACATGAAGGTGTATTCCTATGTCCAGGTACCTAACAACGTGATTTGTGTATACAACGTATCGACTAGCGAAAGAAGATTGAAAGATACGATATCGATAAACAGAAAGAAAGATACAAATACCTTTTATAGCATTAATGCACTTAACAGCTTAATTAGAGTTCTAAATAACGGCGTACTAGATAAGTCGTTTGCGATCGAATGGCCAAACTACAAGGACACACTCCTTTTAGCTGATGGCGAGTTCAACTGCAAGATGATTCAAATAAAAGAGCTAGCAGTATAAGTTGCTTAATCGAGAAAGGTTGCGTATATTATATAACAGGTAAGGCTATAAGAGTCCAGGGAGGATTTAAAAAAGTTTAGGCACGTAGTTGTCAGTTTAAGAAAAGTTCCCTATATTCGAAGAGTCAATTAAGTTAAACAATTAAAAACAAACAATGTTATGGCGATCAATCTAGACGCAATCAAAGCAAAGCTGCAAGCTATGCAACAAGCCAGCACTGGCGGGGGTGGAAACAAAGCAAACGAGTTTCTTTGGAAACCACCAGTAGGAAAATCCCAAGTACGTATCGTACCCTACGCACACGACAAAAACAATCCTTTCATTGAAATGTACTTCCACTACGAGATTGGGAAGCGCACAATGGTATCACCGGTTTCTTATGGCCGACCTGATCCTATTGTTGAGTTTGCTGAGAAGTTGAAGAAGTCTGGAGATAAAGACGATTGGAAGTTGGGAAAAAAGATCGAACCTAAATTCCGAGTGTATGTACCAGTTATTGTACGTGGTGCAGAACATGAAGGTGTTAAGTTCTGGTCATTCGGTAAGCAAATCTACACAGAGTTGTTATCTGTAATTGCTGACCCAGATTATGGTGATATCACAGACTTAATGAATGGTCGTGACTTGACTGTAGAGCACGTTGCTGCAGAGAAAGAGGGAGCCTTCCCATCATTCACAGTACGTGTGAAACCAAACACAACTCCAGCAACAACTGATAAAGAAGTTGCAGAGATGATTGTAAACAACCAAAAGAACATCACAGAGTTGTTTACAGAATTGAGCTACGAAGAAATGACTGAGGCTTTGCAGAAGTGGTTAGACCCTTCAAGTGAAACAGCTACAGATGGTACTAAGCCAGCTGCTGCAATCACTGGAGCAACTACTGCTACTAAAGCAGACGACATCACTTCAGCATTTGACTCACTATTTAATACCTAAAACTTATGGCAAAGCAGACTAATAAGACACCCGATGAAATTTCGGGAAGGGACGAACTAGCTTCCTTACTAGCGGATAGCTTAAACAAAAAGTTCAAAGACTTTAAGGCTGCGCATTTCCTAAGTGGTGAGGAAGAAACTCCAACAGATTTAACAGAGTGGGTCGGTACCGGCTCCTCTCTGTTAGACCTGGCAATCTCAAACAGACCTGATGGTGGATTTCCAGTAGGTCGTATTGTTGAACTTCAGGGTATGGAAGCTTCAGGAAAGAGTTTGATTGTAGCTCATACACTAGCGAATACGCAAAAGAAAGGTGGACTTGCGGTTTACATTGATACTGAAAATGCATTGAGTGAAGAGTTCTTACGTGCAGTAGGTGTAGATGTTGCTAACATGCTATACGTGCCACTTGAGACAATTGAAGATGCGTTTGAAGCAATCGAGAATATTATCGAGACAGTTCGCAAAAGTTCAAAAGACAGATTAGTAACAATTGCATTGGATTCTGTATCAGCAGCTACCACAAAAGTGGAACAAGATGCTGACTATGAAAAAGATGGTTGGGCTACTACAAAAGCTATCTTGATGTCAAAAGCAATGCGTAAGATTACAAACATCATTGCAAAGCAGAGAGTACTATTATTATGTACATCTCAGTTGCGTGAGAAGATGGGAGTAATGTTTGGAGACAAGTACACTACATCAGGTGGTAAGGCTTTAGGTTTCCATGCAAGCTGTCGCATTCGATTAAAGGGAGTTGGTAAACTGAAAAGTGGATCTGGAAAGACTGAACAAATCATTGGAGTACAGACAGAAGCTCAGGTTATCAAGAACCGTATGGGACCTCCATTCAAGAAAGCTACATTTGACATCTACTTCAATTCTGGTATTGACGATTACAATAGCTGGTTATCTTTGATGAAAGACTATGGAGCACTAAAACAAGCAGGTGCTTACTATACTCTAGTTAATGAAGAGACTGGTGAAGAGATTAAGTTCATGTCCAAAGATTGGAGAGGAATGTTAGAAAAAGATGAAAATCTAAAACAATATTGTTACAATAAAATCTGCAATATCTTCGTTATGAAGTATCGTGATCAAGATCACATCAATCCAGACGAGATATCAGTAGATGATGAAGAGCTAACTGACTAATGATAAATAAGTACCAAGCATTAATAAACGAGCTCAAGTTACGACAGAATGAAAGTGAGGCCGTTCACAAAAACTCAAGAGTGTTGATTGTTGACGGCCTCAACACTTTCATACGAGCTTATGCCGCAAGTCCGGTTACAAATACTAACGGTGAGCATGTAGGAGGAATCTCAGGATTTCTACTTAGTGTAGGTCATGCTATCAAAGCGATCAATCCAACTCGGTTGGTGATAGTGTTTGATGGAAAGGATGGCTCTGCACGTAGAAGGTCTCTGTATCCTGATTACAAAGGAAACCGTAAAGTCAAGATTCGATTGAATCGATCTGAGACAGTCGATAAAGAAGATAACCAACTGCAGCAGTTAATGCGATTGACAGAGTACTTGGATATCATGCCAGTTAATACTATTGTTATTGATCGAGCTGAAGCTGATGACGTCATTGCATATCTTTCCAATGATTACCTAGCAAATAAAGATTCTCAGGTATTCATCATGTCATCGGATAAAGATTTTATGCAGTTAGTAGATAACCGTGTACATATCTGGAGTCCGACAAAAAAACAGATGTATTATGTAGATGACGTTGTTGAGCAGTATGGAATCATTCCTCAGAACTTTGCTTTGTATAGAGCGTTGACTGGAGATGATAGTGATAACATTCCTGGAGTAAATGGAGTTGGTACAAAGACGTTACTAGACAAGTTTCCTAAAATAGCAACAGACGTAATGACTGTGGATGACTTTATCGAATATACAAGAGAGCTTCAAGCACAAAGCAAAGCTAAGATATACGATAAAGTACTTCAAGCAGAAGCTGACCTAAGATTGTACTTTGAGATTGTACAGCTTGGAGTTAGTAACATCAACACGAGCAGTAAGATGAAGATCATGGATATGATGGAGCAGCCTACCGACAAGTTGGCTAAGATCAAATTCCACCAGATGCTTATGCTCGACGGTATGACTAATGCAATAAAGAACGTCGAATTGTGGCTACGAGAAACTACTACGAAACTTGATCAATATTGTTTGCAAGATTAGAAAAAATTTCGTAAGGTTACAGTATGCAAGTAGAAGATACATTACAGTTTTATGGATCAGCGTTTCAAAACAAAGTCCTATCCATATTAATTAAAGACAGAACTTTCCTACAGCAGGTTCATGATATTATCGATCCTCGATTCTTTTCATCTGAATCTGCTCAATGGCTTGCGAAGACTACCTTAGAATATTTTAACACATACAAGTCACCACCTACTTTAGAGGTGTTGAAGGTGGAGTTGGATAAGGTCGATATTGACTTATTGAAAACAACCGTTGTAGAGAATATCCGAGAGGTTTTGAAATTCGCAGATGCAGAAGATAGTGAGTATATTAAAGACAAGACTCTAGACTTTTGTAAGAATCAAAAACTAAAAGCAGCTATCCTGAAGTCTGTTGAACTTCTCAAGTCAGGGAAGTACGATGAGATCAAAAGTGGTATTGATGAGGCAATGAAGGCAGGTGCTGATAAGAATATCGGTCACGATTACATTGATGACATTGCTTTGCGTTTTGTTGAGAATAAACGAAACACCATTGAGACACCGTGGGATGTGATTAATGAGATTATGGATGGTGGATTGGGTACTGGTGAGATGGGAGTGTTTGTAGCTCCGGCTGGTATTGGTAAGTCGATGGCATTAGTAAACATTGCTGCTTATGCAGCTAAGAAAGGACTGAATGTTATTTACTACACGCTAGAGCTTTCTGAGACTTATGTGGGAGCTCGCTTTGACTCTCACTACTCAGGTATTCCTTCTCAAGATTTAAAGTACCATCAGGAAGAGGTTATTGAAGCTATCAAAGGAGTTAAGGGTAAGTTAGTTGTAAAGTATTACCCAACTAAGACTGCATCAGTTAATACAATATCAGCACATCTAGATAAGTGTATCATGCAGGGTATCAAACCAGATGTTGTTCTTGTTGACTACGCTGACTTGTTGAGAGATACTGGTGTGAAGGGGTCGGTACGAAATGACATCATGCTAGGAAACATTTATGAAGAGTTGCGTGGATTAGCTGGAACATATCAAGTACCTTTGTATACAGCATCGCAAGCAAACCGATCAGCTCTTGAAGAGGATGTTATTGAAGCAGATAAGATTGCTGAATCGTATGCTAAGGTGATGGTTGCTGACTTTGTAGTATCACTATCTCGTAAGACGGCTGATAAGATTAGCGGTACTGGTAGATGGCACGTTATCAAGAATCGATTCGGACCAGATGGATTGACCTTCCCAAGTAAGATGAATATGGCTACAGCTAAGATTGATATCTATGCGGAAAACACAGTAATGGGTAAAGAAGCTAAGCAATTGATGCAGAATGAAGATGAGGTAGTAAGAAAAGCCTTGGCCAATAAATTTTCTGAATTAAACACGTTAATTTGAGAAAAAAACGCATTGAGACATATTTTTCGCAATATTTATACACATACTAATTTATACAACATTCAAAATCTATGATGACATTATCTAACGAGATCCTTAGTGAGATCACGGTTTTTATGAAATACGCCAAGTACATTCCTGAGCTACAACGAAGAGAGACATGGGAAGAGTTGGTAACACGCAACAAGAACATGCACCTTAAAAAATATCCTAACCTAGCGGAAGAGATAGAAGAAGTTTACAAAATGGTGTATGCTAAAAAGATTTTGCCATCAATGAGGTCTATGCAGTTTGCAGGAAAGCCAATTGAGATTTCTCCTAACAGAGTTTACAATTGTGCTTACTTACCAATCGATGACTATCGTGCATTTGGTGAAGCAATGTTCCTATTGCTTGGAGGAACAGGTGTTGGGTACTCAGTACAAAAACATCACGTAGAAGCTCTACCGGAGATTCGTAAACCAAGCGTTAAACGTACAAAACGATTCTTGATTGCTGACTCTATCGAAGGATGGGCAGATGCAGTTAAGGCTCTTATTAAAAGTTACTTTCACGGAACATCTCGTATGGAGTTTGACTTTTCAGACATCCGTCCAAAAGGTGCTCGTCTAGTTACATCAGGTGGTAAAGCTCCAGGTGCACAACCACTGAAAGAGTGTCTTGTGAAAGTTCAAGGTATTTTAGATGCAAAAGAAAATGGAGACAAATTATCACCAATTGAAGTACATGACATCGTATGTCATATTGCGGATGCAGTCCTTGCCGGAGGTATTCGTAGAGCAGCTCTTATTAGCTTGTTTAGTGCTGACGACGATGAAATGATCGCTTGCAAATCAGGTAACTGGTGGGAAACCAATCCACAACGTGGACGTGCAAACAACTCAGCTGTATTAATGAGACATAAACTTACCAAAGAGTTCTTTATGGATATCTGGAAGCGTGTTGAGTTATCAGGAGCAGGAGAGCCAGGTATCTATTTGACTAACGACAAAGACTGGGGAACCAACCCATGTTGCGAGATTGCACTACGTCCATTCCAATTCTGTAACTTGTGTGAGGTAAACGTATCGGATATTGAATCACAAGAAGACTTGAATGCTCGTGTGAAAGCAGCGTCATTTATTGGAACACTACAAGCAGGCTACACAAACTTCCATTATCTACGTGACGTATGGAGACGTACAACTGAGAAGGATGCGTTGATCGGAGTATCTATGACTGGTATCGGATCTGGTACAGTATTAGGATACAACATGAAAGAAGCAGCTAAAGTTGTTAAGGAAGAAAACATTCGTGTAGCAGAGTTGATCGGTATCAACAAGTCAGCTCGTACGACAACTGTTAAACCAGCTGGTACTACATCACTGACATTAGGAACAAGCTCAGGTATTCACGCATGGCATAATGACTTCTACATCCGTCGTATTCGCGTAGGAAAGAATGAAGCAATTTACAGCTACCTTGCAATCAATCACCCAGAGTTAATTGAAGATGAGTACTTCCGTCCGCATGACACAGCAGTAATCTCTATTCCACAAAAAGCACCAGAAGGAGCGATCCTAAGAACAGAATCACCTTTCCAATTGCTAGAGCGTATTAAGAAAGTACACTTGGAGTGGGTTAAACCAGGACATCGTTCAGGAAACAATACACACAATGTATCTGCTACAGTATCATTGAGAGATGAGGAGTGGGATATGGCTGGTGAGTGGATGTGGGAGAACCGCGATCACTACAACGGTCTATCAGTATTACCTTTCAACGGTGGTACATACACTCAAGCTCCTTTTGAAGATTGTACGGAGGAGGTTTACGAAGAGATGATGAAATCATTGCACAGCATCGACTTATCCAAAGTGATTGAGTTAGATGACACAACAGACCTCAAAGGTGAGGCAGCTTGTGCAGGTGGTGCATGCGAAATCGTGTAAGATGGTTTCGCCGAGTGAGGACTGGATCTTCCAGCTGTATGTAGAGAAGCTTTCAAAGCCGAAACTACAACCTGACGATTTCTACTATGAGGATGGTAGAATGGTAATGACAGAAACATATCACAAACGTAGAGGACGGTGCTGCAACAATGGTTGCAGACACTGCCCCTACAAAGAAAATAAAGTACAACAATGATACTAGGAATGACAGAAGGACCACTTGTAACGGAGTTGCAAGCTAAGTTAAATGTAGAAGCCAATGGGTCGTACGATAGAGCTACACAGCTAGCAATATTGGGTTGGCAATTAGAGAGAGGTTTACCAGCAAATGGTGAGGTAGATGAAGCAATGTGGATCGAATTATTCGGATCACTTCCATCTACAAAAACAAAATTTAATCCCAAAGCAAAGGACTTGGATGGTGATGGTATGGTACAAGAAGGAACACCTTTCGAAAGACCAGTATCAGAAGAATGAGAGACGCAGTTTCATTAGTAGGTAAGCACGTTGTAATCAACGACACCTTATTTAAGATTGAAGATTTTTATTACGTACCAGGAAACAAAGAAACCTTTGTCAAGTTATACAATGACAAAGGTAAGTACTGGTTGAATTATGAGCTATCAAAACTCAGAGAATTTATAGAAGACCAAATTAAGTTATGAAAGTAGCAGTTAAAAAATTACACCCCAACGCAGTTATACCAACATACGCTAAACCAGGAGATGCTGGATTAGACTTAACAGCTGTCGAGGTCATCAATGACGAAGGATTCCAAATCACATACAAGACTGGATTGGCGTTTGAGATTCCACTAGGTTATGTTGGATTGATCTTTCCAAGAAGCTCAGTACGCAATCAGCAAATCATGCTATCAAATTGTGTTGGAGTTATTGACTCAGGTTATCGAGGAGAGATTGAGTTCACCTTTAACAAATTGTCAGGCATTCCATCAAGACGCTATGGCGTTGGTGATAGAGTGGGTCAGATGATTATCATGCCTTATCCAGATATTGAGTTGGTGGAGATGAATACACTATCAGAAACCGAAAGAGGTGAAGGTGGTTTTGGATCTTCTGGAAACTAGACTATTTATATTAAACATAAGAAATGGAATTACCACAATCAACAGTAGTAAAAGTAACGTCCGAACAATCGCAAGTTCTCTTACCAAAGACGCTTAACGAGGATGTTGTCAATGCTTTGAATAGCACATTAGGTGAAGAGTATGCAGCACATTATTTTTACAGAAACGCTGCCAACTGGTGTAAAGGAGTTGCTTATCTAAAAGCAGCTGCCTTCTTTGAAGCTGAAGCTAATGCAGAATTAGAGCACGCTGTAAAGATTCAAAACTACTTAGTAGATTGGAATGCGAATCCAGTAATACCAGCAGTTAAATTCTCAGGCAAGTTTGATGGTTTGATTGATATTGTAAATAAAGCTTATGAGATGGAGTTTGATTTGGGAGACAAATACAACAAAATTTCAACTGCTATGTTCACAGCTCACTTACCTACATTCGATTTCTTAACTGAGTTCAGAACAATTCAAGTACAATCAATCGCAGAGTATTCAGACTTATTGAACGCTGCACAATTAGTTGATGTATCAAACAAACTAGACTTATTACACTATGAAGAGAGATACTTCTAATCAATCCATCATAGATTTGGATTCTCATTTTAAGACTATCAAACCGAGTAAGATTGCTACGGAGATTAAAACCTATAGCAAACCCTTGAATGTAGATTATGATGAGATCCTTTCTGAATGGTGTTACAGATTGCCAAAGGGGTATCCAACAATGGTGGATGGTAAATTCTCTAGTAAAAAAGAATTGAAACTTCTGCAAGAGATTTTAAAAGAGAATGGTATCACAGAGATGCCGGACTTCAATAACGTTGCACCAATTAAGATGCAATCACCTACTCCAATACGGGAGGAGGAAGATGTGCAAATTACAGCTTCTGACTTGGTAAAGTTACTAGGTAATCCTGATTCTAACTTTTCACAAAAGACATTAGATCGCGTAGCTTCCCTACTCAAGAGACAGGGTAACTATGAGAAGGTCATTGAAGAAAAGATAACAGAATTTTTAGGACCAGATGCAAAGCACGTGGATGCTGTGGTTGATAAGATGTATGCAGGCAACACCGATCAAATGAAGTTAGCTGCATACCTATCAGATCGTTCGATATCGTATACAAGCTTTTTAAATAAAGTGGCTAGTATCAAAGGTACTTTCCAAGGACCTACGGGTCTCTCAGACAAGGCTTTTGAAGAGCTTGTCGTATACAAATGGCAAGACACACCAGCTCTGGGAATTGTAGAGGTGATGTTGGCGATGTTATTTAAAGGTGGTGCACGACCAACCGGTATGGGAGACTTAGTTGTTGGAGGTAAACCTTTTGAAGTTGGAGGTGTTAATAAAAGACTTCGAGGACAAAAAGGCTTTGGAACAGCAAAAGGATTCCGTGAAGGTTTGTATAAAGGCTATATGGCTTTAGCAACTAAACTAGGTTTAGGTACAACATCGTTATCAGGTACTGCTAAACAAAAACCTGGCATAAAGGTACCAACTGAGACTGCTAGATATGGTAACTCTCAGACAACTGGATGGCCGACTGTGATTGAAGAAGTTAACAAGCAATTTATAGATTTGGGTGGTGAACCATCTAACGAGGAATTGGCTCAAGCAATTGGAAGAGGTTTTATGGGGTTGTTTGAAAAAACAACAGCTACCGATTATAGTTGGATTGCAAAGTACATTAAAAAAGATGGCTCACTTGATCGAGCTGGATTCTATAAAGAATTGGTGTCTTTTAGTTTTGATTACTATATGTCGCAAGGGGGTGATGAAGGTGGAGAGGGTGTTGGCCCAGAACATTTCGTATTAGCTAATAAAGATAACATTCTTATAGTACCAGCATCAGGAGCTGGCTTAGCAAATTTTTATGACAAACTTAAAATAGTATTACCATCCTTTACAGATGGTTCTGGTTTACAGGGTGTTGTAGTTGGACTGACTCTCAAATAAGAGATAAAATAAATTTTAAAAAAGGCTTGCTAACGTAAGCCTTTTTCAGTATATTCGTATACACTTACAATACATACACATGAGTCGTTTCAATTGGTGGAGAAGAGGTAGGAAAAAACCACTACTCAAAAGAAAAGATGCCTTGAAAGGCAGATCGTTTTTGTTACAACAAATAGAGCATGGTGACTTTGACCATAGCGATTATCTACGTCAAGCAAAATACGAGTTAGTTTTATGCAAACAAGAGCAAAAGAAGGTGACCAGCAAATGGGTTGCTAGTGCTGAGAGTTTGCAAGAAAAGTTAATTGAAGTTGAACGTAAATACATAAAGCGTTACAACAAACTCATGGAGGATTATCACGAGGAGGAAACTAAGTTGCTAGCATTGCTTCGAGACAAGCTGGCAGTTGAGTTTGGTATTGATTGTTGGGATGAAGCTTTAGCAGCTGATCCAAACCAAGACCTAATCCAACTCTACCACAATTACAAAAAAATCGCAAATAAAAAGTTACAATATGTACAACATCAAACACAAGAATGTAGTAATTGACCCAGAGAAGGTTATACAAGTACCACCACGTGAGGTACGAGAAGATTTCAAACACCCAGATCCAAAGAAGCATCAACTAGTGAGTTTCGTTAAGTCGGCAATTCGTATTGTCGGATACGTTGCTATACCTTTTAATTTAGGTTTAGCTGTAGGATTGTTGGTAGTTTCAGAATTAGTTGGTATATTTGAAGAATTAGTTTAAGATATGAGCAAAATACAATACATCACAAGAAAGGGTAACTTCGATTCAGGACATCGAGTTATGAATGAGTTTATGAAATGCTACAACATTCATGGACACACTTATTTATACGAACTTACGTTTGCATTTGAAAATATGGAGGAGATTGGTTATGCCATCGACTTCAAAGAGATCAAGCGTGTATTCTGTCAATGGATTGATGATATACTAGATCATGGAATGATTCTTAATCCACATGATACAAAGCTAATCGAAACGACTAGAGACTATGGTACTAAGTTGTGGTTAATGAGTTTGAATGGTAACGGAGAGTATTGCAACCCTTCAGTGGAGAATATTGCTAAAGAAGTTTACTTAGCAATGGAAGTGCTCACAAATGAGCTATATGGTGATGCAAAAACAGGCTTACAGATTCATGGTGTAAAGATTTACGAAACACCAAACTGTTTTACGGAGGCATTCCACGAAAGTATTACAGATGCAGAGCGTGAAAACTTTTACGCTACCAATCTTACGGATATTGTTAATTACGCTAAATCAAAAGGAGTATTAGAATATGACGACAGAAAGCTCAACAAATGATCAAACAATGTTCGCTGACGGCTTTGATGAGGCTGTCATAGGAATTACTTATACAAATGGTACTCGCAAGGTGGTATATGATGCAAGTAGGATGGTAACAGTTCTAATGCAGCGTGACGAGATGACTGAAGAGGATGCCATCGAATATCTAGAATATAATGTCTGGAACACCTATGTGGGAGAGGGAACACCAATCTATATACACAGAGGGTCTTATATGGAAGTTTTGGAGTATATTGAAGAAAATAGTTAAAATAAAAAACACAGGTTATGGAATTTAAGTCACTTTATGAATACCTAGGGCATGCAGCAGGTTCAGACCTAGGTAAAAGAGTAGCAACAGCAGCAGTAGCTCAAGGAGTTGTTATACAATCGCAAGAAATTAGTAATCCAAAATATAGCGGAACAGTGATGATGTATCCGGTAGACTTTCTGGATCAGTATTTTGGTAAAACTGCACAACCAGAGCAGCCAACGGTACAAGACATTTTAGACGACGAATTACCATTTTAATATGAAAGCAGGAAGAATTACAGATTACGATAAGAAACTGCCAATAGTAGAACTATACTATTGTGTGCAGAGTGAAGGCTCCAGAGCGGGCTTTCCAACAGTAGCAGTTAGAACAACTGGATGTACTCACAGATGTTGGTTTGGTGAAGGTGGTTGGTGTGACTCTTGGTATACAAGTATCCATCCAGAGAAGGGTGGTTTCACTTTTAACGATATCATCAAGATGTATGACGAACGTCCAGACATTAAGGAGATGATGTTGACGGGTGGATCACCAACAATGCACCCAGATTTAGTTAACGAATTAACCCACCTAGCAAATGAAAGAGGTATTGTTATTACGATGGAGACAGAAGGTAGTCACTTCATTGAAACAGATTACCCAATCGGTCTCATATCTCTCAGTCCTAAGTTTAGCAATAGCGTACCTAAGTTGGGAGTACTTACACCGAAAGGTATCGCAGTTGATCAAAAGATGATCGACAAGCATAACAGCTTACGTTTGAATTACGAAGCTATGAAACAATCAATCGCATACCATACAAACTACCACTTCAAGCCGGTATGTAATCCAGTTGAGATGCCAGAGATTTGGGAACAGATTGAAGCATTTAGAGTTGAGCTTGGTATTCCTAAGAATAAAACTTGGATCATGCCTCCAGGAGATAATCGTGAGGAATTGGTCAGAGTCTATCCAATGGTGATTGACTTCTGCACAGAGAATGGATATAATTTTACCGGTCGTGAGCATATCATTGCATTCGACACAAAACGAGGAGTATAATGCACGAAATCCTACACTTTATAGGACTATGTCCAGATAGCTTTGCTCACTTCGATCTTCTAGATTTGTTTGTTGCAAACTATCCAAATTTATCTTATATTGATTTAAACACAATTAAATACTATGTTACAAAACGCATTCCAAGTAGAAGAGCTACTACAAACTAATAATAAAGGCTCAAGAGCTCAGGTAGGGTATGACCTTACTCTGAAAGGTGTGAAACGAATTATGGGTGGAGCTGTTATGTCAGATAAGACAGCAGTTGAGGATTACCACGAAGTAGCACCAATGATTAATGCAGATGGAAAGTTCATCTACAAACTTAGTGCAGGAGCATACTCATTAACATTTGAGCAAGGATGTAAGTTACCAAATAATATGACAGCTTTTATTCGCCATCGTTCTAGCGTACTTCGTTGTGGAGCAATTATCACTAGTGGTGTGTATGATCCAGGATTCGAAGTAGATGAGATGGGTGGTGTAATGATTGTTACTGAGCCTATCATCATTGAGAAAGGTGCTCGTGTAGCTCAAATCATTATGTTTGAGAATAATGAAGCAGAATTGTATAACGGCCAATGGCAAGGTAATAAAGACTTAAAGTAATGAGGAAGTTCGTAGAAGTTCGTTTAGATATTGAAGGTCTGCATCACTGGCCTGATTGTAATCTACCACACGTAGAGTACTTAGCACATCTGCATCGTCACACATTCCAAATCCTTTGCCGAGCGGAGGTATCGCATGGGAATCGTGACATTGAGTTTATCGATCTCAAACATAAAATCAAACAGCACATTGCGAAGACTTGGTACGATCCAGCTTATGGATGCTGCAACTTTGGAGCAATGAGTTGTGAGATGATTGCAGAAGATTTATTAAACTATTTTGGTTTGTGTAGATGTTCTGTATCAGAGGATGGAGAATTCTTTGGAATTGTAGAAATTTAGTCGTATATTCGTATCATGTTACAAACAAAGAGAATCGTTTTACTATTTGGTAAAATCTGCAGTGGCAAAAGTACTTACGCAGATGCTTTATGTTACATCACAAAAGCAAAGCGAATTACTGTGTCGGATATTGTAAAAAGAGTTTCTGGTAAGAATACTCGCAGTGAGTTACAAAACACACAGAACCTTGATATGCAGATTGCTCAAGAACTAATCGCTGAGATTGAGAAGTATGAGAGAGTTGTTGTTGATGGTATTCGTCAGGCAAGTATTGTATGGGGTTTAGTAAATGAATTTGGTTTTGATAACATTGATATGATTTGGCTAGAAGCTGCTGACGATGTTCGTAGATATAGATTCTATGATCGATCGATTGCAAAGGATGACCTTAGCTTTGAGGAAGCAGATGCAAGAGATGAGGAGTTAGGTCTTGGAGGTGTTGCAAAAGCGTTTGAGAATTGGTATATTAAAGTAAATAACTAATAAGAGATGGAGTTAATTAAAAAAGCAAATGGAAACATTCCTCGTACAGAAGAGGAGAAAAAGCAGATGATTGAAAAGGCTGCTGAGTATTATGGTGGATTCTTAACAGCATTAGGATTCGATTGGAAAGCTGATCCACATAGTGATCGTACACCACATCGTGTAGCTAAAGCTTGGGTTAATGATTTGATCGCAGGATCAATCTCACCAGAACCAGAAATCACTGCATTCCCTAATGATGAGGGTTATACTGGATTGATTTGTCAGACACGTATTCCAGTAATGAGTATGTGTGCACATCACAACCTAACATTCTCAGGAGTAGCTCACGTAGCATATATTCCAGGTAAAGAGAAGGATGATATGGTTGTTGGATTGAGTAAGTTGAATCGTATTGTAGATTTCTACTCACGTCGTCCAAATATCCAAGAATCATTAACTAAGCAGATTCATGATCATATTGATCGCTTGTGTATTGGTAATCGCGGTGTAGCTGTAGTTATTGAATCACAACACAACTGCGTTAAGTGTCGTGGTATCAAACATGAATCAGTAATGAAGACATCTCAAATGTCAGGATACTTCTGGACTAACGAGATTGGTACAAGACAAGAATTTTTTAACCTTATAGATCAAAGTCGTTATGGAGCCTAAAATTCACTATGGAACCACTAGTGACCTCACTAGCGGTTGCATCCTTACAACAAATACAGCTGGATACACCACCACAATAAATCCAAACACAAATTGGTCTACTATCAGTAGTGGTACTTCCTTAATTTTTAATCCAAGTAATAATATGAATAGACAGCAAGTAAAAGTAGCAGTGTTCCAAGTAACACGTGATGAGTTTGGTAACATTGAATCTTCTAGATTCTTAGAGGAGATGTGGATTGAACTTACACCAGGAAAATCTCTAGACTATGCGGTAGCAAAACAACTAGAAGAGGATGTAGATGCAGACGAAATTGTAATCAAACAAATCTACTCAATCACTCTATAATGATGGACGTATACGTTATATCGCCCTTGAGTAATTTAGAGCCGATGAAGCTTGGCGATAGATTGTTTGTACTAGCCCATTTGTGGGTACAATCACCAGAGTACAGACAGTTCATCTATGATCAGATTGATGAGGATCTTGATCGCTGGATCACACTAGACAATTCAGCAGCTGAGCGTGCCTTAGTGACTGAAGATGTGTTGATCAACGTAGTGAAAGAGTTAGCACCTAGTGAAGTAATCGCACCAGATGTATTGTTTGATAAAGATGCTACGATTGCTAACGCTATCAAGTTCCGCGACCGTATGGAAGCTGAAGGCTTGTTAGATAGCACTGAAATCTTCTTCTGTCCTCAAGGTAAAACTAAAGAGGATTGGCTAGAAGCTTACAAATGGGGATTAGAGCAAGATTGGATTAGCACAATTGGTTTCTCTAAGATTGCAATTCCTCAGGCGTGGTTAGAAGACTTCAAAGATGATCAAGGTATTAAGGAAGCTCGTTGGATGGCTTATGACTATTTGAAAGAGCACAACCTATTACTGAAACCGATCCACTGTTTAGGTCAAGGTGATCCAACAGAGTTCTCCTACTACGATCATCCAGCAATGCGCAGCACAGACTCAGTATTCCCAGTACTAGCGGCTGCACATGGTCAGGACTTTAGAGTAGATCATACTACTCGGATTCCAACTCCACACAACTTCCTAGAGACATACGACATGAGTAATGTTGATATGGAGCTAGTAAAGAAGAATGTGCAGTACTTGCGACTAAGTTGCATGACCGGCAAATAAGCTGACCTCTACCCTGTCAAGAAGCCAACCATAAAAAGTTGGCTTTTTTTATTTTTTTTTTTGTCAAACTGTTGCAAATACGAAATTAAGTGACGACCTTTAGGTATAAGATTAAGAGATATGACACACAGAGAGTTTAAATTGACAGTTAAGAATGAAATCCTCGAAGATGCTGGACTCGGCAGAACGGCAGTACATTATCGTCCTGGTGATGTAATGGTAGTTGATGAGGAAATGTTTAATATGATTCAGTCAGGAAACACTATTGAAAGACCAACTCGAGAAGGTTGGATTACATTTGATAAGTATGACTTTTTGAATGAGGTTGCAGTCACTTCCGTTACGGTTGAGTACAGCATTCGCAAATTAGGACAACGTAAAGATAAATAAGAAATATGATAAATACATTTAAAACCCGCGAAGAGATTATCAACGCACTAGTTACCGAGTTTAATGAGAAACCAGGTAGTTTTAATAACAACGAGAAAACTAAATCTCGTGAGAAGTTCTGGACTTACAATCGTCTATTGAACTACTACTTCAAAAAGAAGAACGCTGCTATACCAGTGTTACGATTCGGTCGTCGGACACACGCTACTAAATTATTCTAAAAACAAAATAAGCTATGGAAATTTTTCACTTAATTAACAACACGTACCAAGTAGTAGATTCATCAACCAACGCTGTGTTATTCCAGGGTACGCACGAAGAGTGTGTTCACTATCTGGAAGATGCTTTATATGAGATGTTTCTCAGTATGGCTGGCTTTTAAGTTGGTTTTTCGAAAAAAAGGTAGTATCTTTACTTTATGATAGGAAAGAAAAGAGAGATTGATTTCTCACAACGCCCTAGCGCATTTGTACCACTCAAGGATTGGTGTACATTCTCTATGGGTAAAGAAGCTGAGCGAGGAGACTTTCTTGAAGTTACAGAATGGTCTAACGGAGAGGGTTATGAAGTTACTATCAACTTCAATCACCGGGAGACTAAGTTTGATTTAACTTACGGTCAGTTAGAAGCTTTAATTGCATGTCAAAAACGTATAGAAACACACATTGATGGAGAAAACATATAAAATTATCACAGACATGGCTGGTGTTGTTGAACTAGCCAATTATATTAAGAACGGAAACATTATCGCATACGATATTGAGACAACCAGTGTCAATCCTCGAACAGGAATGATCATTGGTTTCTCTGTATCTGCAAATATCGATGAGGGTTATTACTTCCCAACACGATACTGGGATACTGATAGTCAGGCATTAGTAGATTCTTACATTGATGGTAAGAGTTGTGATGAGGTTGCTAAGCAACTAATCAACTTACTTAAAGGCAAAAAGCTAGTAATGCATAACGGATCGTTCGATATTCGGTTCACGAAGAACTTCTATGGCATTGATCTTCGTGATGACCTCTATTGCGATACGATGTTACTGCGACATACTCTCAAAGAGGATGGTCCATTTGGTTTGAAAGATATTGCAATCGAGTTGCAAGCTGAACTTGGTATTAATGCCGAGAAAGAAGCCAACGAGGAGCAGATCCTAATGAAGGAGAATATCAAAGCTAATGGTGGTAGTACTACAAAAGACAACTACGAGATTTACAAAGCAGATATGCAGCTACTAGGAAACTATGCAGCAGCCGATACTGACTTAACTCTTCGTGTGATGACTTACTACCTACCAATCCTAAAAGAGCAGGAGTTGTGGGACTTCTTCTTTGTTGATGAGGTGATGCCTCTGTACAAGACTGTTACTATTCAGATGGAAGAGAAGGGTACTGAACTCGATATGGAGTTGATTCAGAAAACAAAGAACGATATCACCATCGAGCTTGCTAAACTTGAGCAAGAGATTATATCTGACCTGATGACTATTCCAGCTGCTAAGCAGTGGGTAATGTTCAAAGCAACAAAGTCGTTTCCACCTAAGAAGCGAGGTAACTATGCTGAGCGATTGAAAAAGTATGAGAATCCAGAGAACCCGGATGGTGTAGCTCGATTCTTATCTACTGGTGATCCAGCTGACTTAGATACTAGAGATGCTGTTAAGATTAGTTTGGATATGTGGAAAGAGAAAGAAGGAAACTATCTCAACATCAGTAGTAAGCAGCAGTTAGCAGAGATCGTATTTAAGTACATGAAGATCAAACCTATGAGTCAGACTCGCAAAGGTACCGATCAATTCAACGATGATATGATTGAGCATCTTAGTAAAGATCATTCATGGGCTGCAAAGTTGCGTGACTACAACAAACTGACCAAGATTAACTCAGCATACATTGATCGATTCCTAGATGGGAACGAGAACGGTCGTTACTATTGGTACTTTAAGCAGCATGGTACTACATCAGGACGTTTTAGTTCTGACTGTCAGCAAATGCCTCGTGTATTAGAACCAGGAGAGGTGAGTGATTTGGTACTAAAGTATAACAATATTCTACGAAGCTTCTTAAAAGCAGAGGATGGTCGTCGATTGATTATTTGTGACCAATCTTCACTAGAGCCACGAGTGTTTGCATCTGTAAGTAATGACCCTAACCTAATCAACGTATTCTTAGAGAACGAGGACCTTTATAGTCGTGTTGCTATTCAAGCGTTCAAACTAAAAGGAATGTCAGCTAAGAAGAGTGATCCTAACTTCGTGAAGACTTTGCGTCCTGAGTTGAGACAGAGAGCTAAAGGTATTGCACTTGCAATTCCTTATGGAGCTGGAGCTTGGCAGATTGGTCAATCTCTCAACATTAACATGAATGAAGCACAGAAGTTGATCGATGGTTATCTTGAGGGTTTTCCTGAGCTAGCTAAGTGGATGAGTGATACTCACTTGCGTGCTCAATCGTTTGGGTATATCAAGAACAAGACTGGACGTATTCGTCACTTGGATCGTGTGAAGCAGATTTATGAGAAGTTCGAGGATAACTTGATTGAACCTAGATCGTTTAAGATGATGAAGAGTATGTGTAAGACTCCTGAGCAGACTCAGAAGATTATGCAACTGCGTATGGAGTATAAGAACGGTCTTAACAACTCAAAGAACTTCCAGATTCAATCACTAGCTGCATCTATTATGAACCGATCAGCTATTGCAATCCACAAAGAGTTCAAAGAGAAGGGATTGGATGCATATATCATGCTGCAGATTCATGATGAGTTTGTTGTGAATGCACCGGCAGAAATTGCTGAAGAGGTATCTAAGATCGTTAAGCATCACATGGAGAACACAGTAACTATTCCAACTGGATTGATTGCTGAGCCAAACATCGCATTAAATTTTGGAGAGGGACACGTTTAAAACGAATCCCTCCCTATTTATATACAGACCTGAGGGCAAGCTCAGTTACGAATTATTTTTTATTAACCATCTAAGGAGGTAAACATTATGAACACAGAAGTCACTTTTGACGTCCTATTCCGGGACCTATTTAACGCACATTCGCGTTTCGGATCTATTTCAGAGATCAAAATTCCACACCCAGTAGACATTTACGAACATTCAGACGGTCTTGTATTTGAGATCGCTTGTACCGGTTTGAGTAAAGGTGAAGTCGATATTGATATCGAACTTGATGTACTCAAAGTGTCCTACAACAAACCAAAGCAGCATGACGGAGAAGAAGAAGCTCGCACATATCAGTGTAGAGGTATTGCTCGTCGATCATTTAATCTAGCTTACAAAATCTCACCAAAGTACACTTTATCAGAGAGTACAGCGGCTATGGAGAATGGTCTATTGATCATTACTATTCCATTTGCAGAAGAAGCTAAACCAAAAAAGTTACAAATTAAATAAACCAACGCTTGCTCTTGGGTCTTTTTTTCGTATATTAATTAAAACAACAGTTATATAATTATGAGTAGTGTATTCGAACCTATTAGCGATAAGCTAGTATGCAAACCTGTCGAACAGGATGAAATTAGCTCAGGTGGTATCTTATTACCTGAAGTGGATGATCAAAAAACTTTAAAAGCAGAGGTAGTAGAAGCCGGTAAAGGTTTCTGGGCAGCTCCTAGTCTGTTTGTAGAAACAACCTGCAAACCTGGAGACATTGTAATCTACCAACGTTTCGCAGCCCAAGTAATGGAGTATGATGGTGTAGACTATCATATCGTACAAGAGCGCGACTTACTAACAAAAATCAAAAAGTAAATATGAGCAAGACAAAGGTTTTAAGTTTCAATTCAGAAGCGCGCGACAAAGTGCGTAGTGGTGTTAATCAGTTATCATCAGCAGTTCAAGCAACTTTAGGTCCAAAAGGACGTAACGTAATGATTGAACGTGAGCATGGTGGTCCAGTTATCACAAAGGATGGTGTATCAGTAGCGAAGGAGATTTATCTAAAAGATCCAGTAGAGAATGCAGGTGCACAGGCCTTAAAAGAGGTTTCAATGAAAGCAGCTAAAATGGCTGGTGATGGTACAACTACAGCAACCGTATTGGCAGCTTATATGTACAATGAAGGTTTGAAAGCAATCAATGCTGGTCACAATCCTATCGAGCTTAAGCGTGGTATGGATAAAGCATCTGCAGCGGTTATTGACAATCTTCGTGAGATGAGTCGTGATGTAGTTACAAATGAAGAGATTCAGCAAGTAGCAACTATTTCAGCTAACAATGATTCTACAATCGGAGCAATCATTGCAGAAGCTATGGAAAGTGTTGGTAAGAATGGTGTAATCCAAGTAGATGAGTCTAAGACCTCAGAGACTACTTTGGAGATTGTTGAAGGTATGCAGATTGAGCGTGGATTTGTTTCACCTTACTTTGCAACAAACAACAACACAATGACGACTACATTGGAGAATCCGTACATCTTGATCTACGACCGTAAGATTAGCTCTGTCAAGGACATCTTACCATTATTGGAAACTTGCAGTAAGCAAAACAAACCACTCGTAATCATCGCTGACGATGTAGATGGTGAAGCTTTAGCTGCATTAGTACTCAACAAAGCTCGTGGTATCTTGAATGTGGTTGCAATCAAAGCTCCAGGATTTGGTGATCGTAAGATTCACAACCTAGAAGATATCGCTATCTTAACTGGTGGTACTGTTGTTGCTCAACAAAAGGCAATGAAGTTGGAGAAACTGACAATTGAGATGCTAGGTACTTCACGTACAGTGACTGTTTCACAAAATGAGACTATCATCGTTGACGGTGCTGGTGATACAGAAGCTATCAAGGCTCGTATCGAAGAAATCAAAGCTCAGTATGAGAAAGCTGATAGCGATTATGAGAAGCAATTCTTGAAAGAGCGTATGAGTAAGTTGATCGGTGGTGTTGCAGTATTGAATATTGGAGCAGCAACAGAGATTGAACTCAAAGAGAAGAAAGATCGTGTAGACGATGCATTGCATGCAACTCGTGCAGCTGTTGAAGAGGGAATCGTACCAGGTGGTGGTATTGCTCTTTACAATGCCTCACAGATTGATGTTGAGGTCGAGAACGAAGACCAAGAGGTTGGAGTTAAGATTGTTAAGAGAGCATGCTTTGCACCTTTCAAAGCAATCGTAGAGAATGCAGGAAAGAGTGCTGAAGCTTTAGTAGCAAACATTGATAGTGATACTTGGGGTTATGATGCTCGTAATGATCGCTTTGTTGATATGTTTGTAGCTGGTATCATTGATCCAACTAAGGTTACACGAACAGCAATCGAGTTAGCTACATCAGCAGCTAGTACGTTATTAACAACCGAGTGTGTGATTAGTTTTGATCCTGAAGAGAAGGATGAGAAAGGGTCTGCACCGGCATACTATTAATCAATAAACGGGGGCTTCGGCCCCCTTTTTTAAACTATGCAACAATTACAACAACAATTAGATTTCTCGCAAGCTGACACATATACTTGCGAAGAGTGTGGTAGTGAGAAGTTTGTAGTGAACTACCTTATCAAAAGATTCTCACCTATCGTATCGCCTACTGGTCAAGAAATGCTGACTCCTGTCCAAGCATTTGCTTGCGCTCACTGTGGTCATATTAATAAAGATTTCTTGCCAGAAAACGATACACTCTAGTTGCTAGATTAAAATTAATTTAGTATCTTTATTGTATGGCAAAAAAGACAGTTTCATATTCACAATTCTCTCTATACGCGAATTGTCCTAGAAGATGGAAACTTGATTATATCGATGGTCTTAGAAAGTATGAGCAAACCATTAACACTTGTTTTGGTACTGCCTTTCACAAAACTGTCCAAGATTATTTACAAGTTTTATACTTCAAGTCAGTCAAAGAGGCTGACTCAATAGATTTAGAGGAGGCTCTTAAACAAGCGTTGTTTGAGGAGTACAAGGAGTCACTTACCAAGAATGGTGGAGTGCATTACTCAACACCTCAAGAGCTCGCTCAGTTTTATATGGAGGGAGCAGCTATCCTCAAGTACTTTCAACGACATCGTAGAGAATACTTCAGTACTAAGAATACAGAGTTAGTTGGTATTGAGATTCCATTAAACCAGGGGTTGATTAATAACATTGAGTTCAATGGGTTCATTGATATTGTTATTAAGGAAACTAACACAGGACGATATAAAATAATCGACTTGAAGACTAGTAACCAAGGGTGGAACAAATATCAAAAGGCTGACCAAACAAAGACAGCTCAGCTAATCCTATATAAGGAGTTCTATGCAAAGCAGTTAGGTATTGATCCTGATCTGATAGATGTGGAGTATATAATTGTACGTCGAAATATTAATGAGAATAGTGACTTCCCAATGAAGCGTATTCAAACATTTGTTCCGGCTAGTGGTAAACCTACAAGAAACAAGATTGGTAAGATGTTTATTGACTTTGTACAGAGTGCATTCAATGAGGATGGAACCTACAATATGGAAGGTCAATATCCAGCAATTGCGTGTTCAGCTTGTAAGTACTGTCCATATGCTAGTGAAGAGGTTTTGTGTCCTAAAAAGGAGAGACTTAAATCATGAGTACGTTGTTAGATGTTTCAATGCAGCGAATCAATACATTGAACACTAAGTTGATTCCATCAGCAACGAGAGTATTTGAGCGCTGCCATAAAGAGAAGATCCCAGTCTATGTTGTTTGGGGTAGTCGTACTGTAGAACAGCAAGATGTGTTGTTTCGGTTAGGACGAACTGCTCCAGGACCACTCCAAACAACAAAGAGGGGTGGCTATAGTGCTCACAATTATGGATTGGCTTTAGACTTTTGTCTCCTATTCAATGGAGCATTGATGAGTTGGGAAGATTGTTATCCACGAGACTATTGGCGCAACAAGTGGTTAAAGGTAGTGAGGTTTTTTGAAGAAGAGGGTTGGGAATCGGGATGGCGATGGCCAAGCTTTGAACCAGGTCATGTACAAAATTTATTAGGTTATACAGTTCTAGATTTATATGAGCAAGCTAGTAATAGGAATTACGGGAACAAAGACGTTTGAGAATAAGAAAATTATCAAGACGTTTATACATAAGTTGAAGGAGCATGTCTCACCAGAAGATGAACTAGTGATAGTTGGTTTGGGAGACTTGCATGGAGCAGATAAGTATGTAAAGAAGTATGCACTGGAGTTAGGTTACACGTATCGTGAGATGAACGCACCACATACAAATAAGAATCTGTACAGCTTAATGTCAGAGGGTTATTATGCTCAACCTTATAGCCATAAAAATATGTTTACACGAAATACAATCTTTTGTCAATATGTGAATAAGTGTGTTGTATTTGATGACACAAATCAGACAGATAAGAAGGTTGTTAACTTAATTAAACAGCTTACAAAGGCTAGAAAAAAGGCGATCATTCTAACTCCGTGATATTTATATCAAATGACCGATCCAGAATTAAACATATTACGTGAGTGTCTTGGTGACTTGACTATGTACATGGGAAGTAACGGTGTATCCGTTAACCCTGCACCTAGAGTCATTCTCAACAAGCAACCACAAGATATAGAACAACCAATGTTCAACCCTACTGCACACTATAGTCCAGTAGAAAAGTCGATTACACTATACACTCACGGAAGACACATCAAAGACATCTTACGCAGCTTTGCTCATGAGATGATTCACCATGATCAGAATATGAATGGTTTATTGAAGATGGAGTTAGTAGGTGATACGAGTGATCCAAAGTATGCACAGAATAACGATCATTTAAGAAAGTTGGAAGAGGATGCATACTTACGTGGTAACATGATGTTCAGAGATTGGGCTGACAATAGAAAATATAAATAATGAAACTCAGAAAACTTCTAGAAAACATTACAGGTTATCCTCAACAGCAGCATGATGACCATGAAGTGTCAATGGCACTTACAGATTTGCGATCAATTGCTCAAAGAGCACAGCAATTAGCTGATCATCTTGAAAAGGAGGGTATCACTCAACTAGAGGGATGGGTGCAATCGAAGATCACAAAGTCTGCTGATTACATTAATGCAGTATACGATGAGCATATGTTTGGTGGTCAACATCAAGGGTGTGCAGATTGTGGTCACGAGAGAGAAGAGGAAGATGATGAGGAAGAGGACTTAGACGAATCAAAGCCTAATCCGTTAAGCACTTGTTGTGGTCGTTGTGGACGATTCCATGTTAAAGGTACAACTTGTCGTAAGCCTTATTTGACTGGTGATAAACATTGCAATAGAAGACCAAGATAATTTGAATGAAAGTGGGAAACCACTATAAAATTTGTTATATTAAAGTTATATCTAAAAACAACATGAGAGAAGGTTACATCCCAAAAGCAGATCGAAAAACGATCTTATTTCTTGCTGATGATATGCGCTTGCCTAGCGGTATCGGTACAATGACGCGAGAATTGATTCTAGGCAATGCACATCGCTATAACTTCGTCCACGTTGGTGGAGCAGTTCAACATCCAGAAGCTGGTCAGATTATGGATCTTAGCGAAGAGATTGGCAAGCAATTCAATATTGAGGACCCGAGCGTCCTAATATACCCAACAAACGGATATGGTGATCCAGACTTGGTACGATTGATCATTGAGCGTCATAGCGTAGATGCTATTGTACACTTTACTGATCCACGTTACTGGATTTGGTTATATCGTATGTCAGCAGAATTGAGACAGCGAGTTCCAATCTTCTATTATCACATTTGGGACGATCTTCCAGCTCCACACTACAATCGCCCTTACTACGAGTCTTGTGACTTGTTGATGGGTATTAGTAAGCAATCAGATAACATTGCTAAATTGGTATTGGGTGAAGGGAATTATATCGACCTAGACACTAAGCCGGCTAATGAGTTGATTGCTAAATCACTACCAAAGACTTCATACGTTCCTCACGGAATCAATCACGAAGTGTTCTATCCAATCGATAGAGAGGATGACCGTGTAGTTGAGATGCGTAAGAAACTATTTGGTGAAGCTAATCCTGATTATGTAGTGTTCTACAACAACCGAAACATTCGTCGTAAGATGACATCAGATGCTATTTTAGCTTTCAAGATGTTTTATGATAAAATGACTGAGTCAGGTTTTGTAGATGATGTACGTTTTGTATTACATACTCAACCAGTCGATGAGAATGGTACAGACTTACCAGCTGTGATTGATGCTATCTGCCCAGAGTTGGTGGATAAAATCTTAATCACAGATGCAAGACTATCACCAGAAGATATGAATGTATTGTATAATTGTTGTGATACAGTAATCAATATTGCTTCTAATGAGGGATGGGGATTGAGTAGTACAGAAGCTTTAATGACCGGACGTACACTAATCAATAATGTAACTGGAGGTCTACAAGATCAGTGTCGCTTTGAGGATGAGGATGGTAATTGGATTAAGTTTGATGAAAGTTTTGCTACTAACCACGGAGGTAAGTATACTAAGTGTGGTATTTGGGTTAAACCAGTATTCCCAGCAGCAATCAATCTACAAGGCTCTATCCCTACTCCGTATATCTTCGATGACAGATGTGATATCCGTGATGTAGCAGAAGCTATGATGTATTGGTATTCGATGTCACCAGCTGACCGTAAGAAATGTGGCAATGCTGGTCGTGAATGGGCTACTAGCACTGAGTCTGGCTTTACAGCTGAGAGGATGTCTAATAAATTTGCAGAATGTGTTGATACAGTCATGCAAAACTGGACACCACCAAAACGCTTTACAATTTACAATGTGAAGAATCAAGTCAATAAATTTAACAACAAGAAATCGGGAATCAGCATTAAGCTATAAGTTATGAATAAGCCAGTTTTATTATTAATGGCACCAGTTGCCACGCTATCAGGTTACGGAGCGAGATCACGAGACATAGCATACTCACTTATCAAATCAGATAAGTATGATGTTAAGATTTGGAACACTCGTTGGGGAGGAACTCCAATGAATGCTCTCGATCCAAACAATGAAAAGCATCAAGCAATTTTGAATTGTTTATTGACAGAACCTCAATTAGCAACCCAACCAGACATCTTTATCCAAATTACAGTACCTAATGAGTTTCAACGTCTAGGTAAGTATAATATTGGTATCACAGCTGGTATTGAAACAACAATTGCAGCAGCTCCATGGATTGAGGGATGTAACAGAATGGATTTAGTGTTGACTTCATCTGAGCACTCTAAAAGGGTTTTAGAAGAGTCTGTATGGATGCGACATAACCAACAAACAAAGCAGCCGGAGGGTGAATTAAAGCTAACAACACCAATTGAAGTGTTGATTGAAGGTGTCGATTTAGATGTGTACCAAAGTACTAACAAGATCAACAAGACTGTGGATGATCAGTTGAAAGAAGTTAAAGAGGATTCTGCATTCTTATTTGTTGGTCACTGGTTGCAAGGAGACTTTGGTGAGGATCGTAAGAATGTATCCGGTTTGATTAGAACCTTCTTGGAAGCATTCAAGAATAAGATGCCAAAGAATCAACCAGCATTGGTTTTAAAAACATCATCAGCAGACTTTAGTCCACTTGATCGTGAAGAGATATTTAACAAGATTAATCAGATTATCAAATCAGTAAAATCTACTAATACACCTAATGTATATCTAATTCATGGTGATCTTACTGATGAAGAAATGAACTCTTTATACAATCATCCAAAGATCAAAGCACACATCACTTTTACTAAGGGTGAAGGTTTTGGAAGACCATTAGCAGAAGCTAGCTTATCATTGAAGCCAGTAATTGCTCCTAATTGGTCTGGACATATTGACTTCCTAAAAGAGTCGGTTTTACTTCCTGGACAATTGACTAATGTACATCCATCTGCTGCTTGGCAAGATGTCATCTTACAAGAGTCACAATGGTTTACTGTAGACTATGGTTACGCAGTGAATATTATGCGTGATGTGTTTGAAAACCCTAAAAACTATAAAGATAGTTGTAAGAAGCAGGCATATTTCACAAAGACAAACTTTAGCTTAGCTAACATGGATACACAACTGAGTGAGCTTATGGAAAAGCATGTTAAGTTTGCACAAAACGTTGGATTAAAACTTCCAACATTAAAGAAAATTGAATTACCTAAACTTAAAAAAGTAGAAAATGAATAATCAACACATCCGCTACAATTTGATTACGCACTCAGCGTTTTCACACACTTTCCTTATTCAGGAACTCACATCTCGCAATTTGGAATTTCGATTCGAAAAGCTTGAAAACGAAGAATCTTACAGCCGCTTCGAAGTCTATAGTGACTCGGAAGCCTATAAGATACTGAGAGATATTGTGGAACTTAATAACGGAACGTCAATCACATTGCAATATGGAGCCTATTAAAGTAATATGTCCGCATTGCGGATCACACGAATGCTTTACAGAAGTGGAGCAAATACCTGACGGAACAGTCGTAGATAGTTCTATGTGTCTAGAGTGTGGTTACACAACCTCAACTCTAAACATAGAAGGTTCTGCAATGGTTCAGCGAATTGAAGAGGGTACAGCTGAATTGATCAAAGACTTGCGTTGGGTAGACCCAAAGACAAATTTAGTATGGTACCCAGTTGTACTCAACTTTCCATCATACGGAATCATCTTCCCAGATGGTACTAGTAAAGAGAGTTGGGGTTGGAGAGCAGCACCTGCTGTAGAGATTCCTGAGGAAGATAAGCAAAAGTATCCAGTACCAGGTCAACCAGGAGAGTTTTACGCTAGAAGGGTTGACATGAGTCAAGGACAGATGTTTGCATCTGAGAATTTTTATACAGCTTGTAAATTTTTAGGATTTATACAATAACATGAGAATAAGTTACGCTATTACAGTTTGCAATGAGTTCGTTGAAATCCAACGACTCATTACATTCTTATTAAAAAACAAAAGACCGCAGGATGAGATAGTAGTATTAGTTGATATGACTAAGAACGAACCAACATCAGAGTTGCTAGGTTACTTACATAGACTGAGTAGCAGTAACTACATTACTCTATCCGAGAACAACTTTGACAATCACTTTGCTGACTGGAAAAACCTTCTTACCAAATCGTGTAAAGGAGATTATATCTTTCAGATTGATGCAGACGAAATACCTAATGAGTTGTTGATCAGTCATCTTCCTGATGTACTAGAACTTAATCCAGATACTGAGGTTTACTTGGTACCTCGTGCTAATACGGTAGAGGGACTGACTGAAGAGCATGTTCAGAAATGGGGTTGGCATGTGATGGCTAATGGGCATATCAACTGGCCAGATTATCAGTGGAGGATTTGGAAAAACAAACCAGAGATTAAGTGGATCAATAAGGTCCACGAAAAACTTGAGGGATTCAAAACATATACAATGCTACCAGCTGATACTCAAGCTTTTTGTTTGTATCACCCAAAGACGATTGAGAAACAAGAAAAGCAAAACAATTACTATAATACGTTGTAATTGTCGACAATATTAGGTATATTATTAGAAATAAACATTTATGGAAAAGAAAATTTGGTATGCCCCTAATAAATTTGAGTCTTATGGGGAAGAAGAAATTAAGGCTGTTGAGGAGTGTTTACGTTCTGGTTGGTTAGCCGGATTCGGTCCTCGATCAATTGAATTTGAAGAAAAGGTAGCAGCATTCTTCGGTAAGAAGTATGGTGTGTTTGTTAACTCAGGATCTTCTGCATGTTTACTAGCGTTAGCTAGCTTGCGACTTCCAAAAGGAACAAAGGTCATTACACCTGCATGCACATTCTCTACAACACTCGCTCCAATTATTCAGTTGGGATTAGATCCAGTATTTGTAGACGTGGGATTAGATGACTATGTTGCTCAGGTAGATGAGGTATTAGCAGCAGTAACCGATGAGGTTAAGGTTCTTATGATTCCAAACTTAATTGGAAACAAACCAAACTGGAAAGCGTTGAAGGATGGCTTGGTTGCAATGGGCCGTGAGGATATTATTCTAATTGAAGACTCAGCAGACACTGTAACTCACACAGCAGAGACCGATATTGCTACAACAAGCTTCTACGCAAGTCACGTTATTACAGCAGGTGGTGCAGGTGGTATGGTAATGTTCAACGATGAGAAGTTACGTAATGTTTGTCTTCAGTTTAGAGATTGGGGACGAATGGGTGATAACTCTGAAATTATGTCAGACCGCTTCAACCACAGTGTAGATGGTATTCCATATGACCACAAGTTCTTATATGGAGTGTTAGGATACAACTTTAAGTCTTCTGAGATGAATGCAGCATTTGGTCTAGTTCAATTAGAACGATTCAAGCAGTTTGAAGGAATCCGCAGAGCAAATGTAGAGCGTTATATTCAAAACTTGCAAGGTGTTGGTGATTTAGTATTACCTGATGATTCTATTAAACCAAACTGGTTAGCAATCCCATTACAGTCTAACAAACGATACGAACTACTACACTTCTTAGAGGAGAATGGAGTACAAACGAGAGTTACCTTTGCAGGTAATGTTACAAGACATCCTGTCTATCGTGAATACTTACAAGAGTTTGAAAACTCAGACACTATCATGAAAAATGGATTCTTATTGGGAGCGCATCATGGTATGACTATTGAAGATGTTGATTACGTTTGTGACAAGATTAAAGAGTTTTTTGCAAAGTAATGGAGAAGATATATAGCAAAGTTAATCCAGATAAATTACTACACGTAATTGTTCGAAAAGAAGACTTAACACCTGGAAGAGTTGAAGTGGTCCCTGAGGATCACTTCATCCAGTGTGCTTTGCTTAATATGGAGAAGGGTAAAACCTTCAAACCACATAAGCACATCTGGAAAGAGCGTACACGCAATGTGATAGCTCAGGAAAGTTGGATTGTTATCCAAGGAAGTGTAAAATGTATCTTCTACGATACAGATGATCAGATCATTGCTACACCAATCCTATATCCAGGCGACGCTTCATTTACTCTGGAAGGAGGTCACAATTACGAGATTCAAGAGGATAACACATTAGTATACGAATATAAAACTGGTCCATATGAAGGACAATCATTAGACAAAACATTCATCTAGTATGAAGCATGAAAGGGTTACAATTAAAGGTGTAGGTTCCTATCTACCATCTAGGATCGTTACAAACAAAGAGCTTGAAGCAAATGTTGGTACAACAGATGAGTGGATACAATCTAAGTTGGGAATCGTAGAAAGGAGAGTTACGTCTGATCAAGAGACACCCTCAATTATTGGTTACGAAGCGGCAGTAAGAGCTTTAGAGAGCGCCAACATATCTAAGGAAGATTTGGATATGATTATTGTAGCCACATCAAGCCCAGAACAGATATCACCAAGTACGGCGTGTATCATTCATAATAAACTGAATATTGAAAAGAATGTACCAGCGTTTGATATAAACGCAGTATGCTCTGGTTTTGTTTACGCTATGTCTATAGCAGCACCTCTAATAAGCTCAGGAGCTTGTAAAAATATATTGATAATTGCTACAGAAGCTTATAGTAAGGTAACCAATTGGAATGATCAGCATTGTGTCTTCTTTGGAGATGGTGCTGGTGCAGTAGTGTTGAGCTCATCTGAGGAAGGTTATATTGTAACACAACTCCAAGCAAATGGTAATGGAACTGGAATGACCGGTTTCAATCTATCCCTAGATAAGCCGTTTGTAATGAGAGGTAAGGAGGTGTGGAATCAAGCAATCAAAGTGTTACCACCATCCATCAAAGATGTGCTACAAGAAGCAGACTTACAAGCAAGCGATCTTGCAATGCTAGTGCCACATCAACCATCCATAAACATTCTCAAAATAGTCGCAGAAGAGGTCGGATTGCCTATGAATAAGGTGAAGACTGTAATGGATCGTTATGCAAATATTGCCGGTGCATCTATTCCAATTGCTTTGGAAGATGCTCTAAATAACGGCGAAATTCAGATTGGAGATAAGATTATGCTTACAGCAATTGGATCTGGATGGACATGGGGATCAGTTTTGGTAAACTATCAAAAATAAACTTATGACAAATTTCAAGAACATTGGTTATGATGTTAGAGTGCATGAGCAGGCTATCATCACTAGACCGGAATTAGTTGAGATTGGAAACCACGTTGCAATTGATATGTGGGTGTACCTATCAACTCAAGCAAAGATTGGTAACTATATTCATATTGCTCCTAGCGTTTCTATTATTGGAGGAGCAAGTGCATTACTGACTATGGAGGACTTCTCTAATATAGGATCAGGTGGTCGTATTGTATGTGCTTCAGACGACTTTACACAAGGTCTTATTTCACCAGTAGTCCCTATTGAGTATAGGACTGTGATCAACAAACCTATAACCTTCAAAAAGTTTGCCACCTTAGGAGTTAACTGTACAGTACTTCCTGGTGTAACTTTGGGTGAAGGATGTATTGTTGGAGCAAACTCAGTAGTAACGAAGGATACAGAACCTTGGATGATATACGCTGGCAGTCCAGCTAGACCAATCAAACCTCGTGAACGAGAAAGAATTTTAGAGAGCGCAAAAATATTAGAAAATGAGCTTTAATACTATAAAGGAGTTTGAAAAACAAATTGCAGAGTTCTACGGAGCTCCTTATGCAATCGCAATAGATAGCTGTACTCATGGTGTAGAGTTATGCTTACGCTACACCAAAGCTAAGTCAATAGACGTACCAAAACACACATACCTATCGATTCCAATGTTAGCAAATAAATTGGGTATAGATTTGATGTGGAGAAATGAGGAGTGGCTTGATTATTACTACGTCACTGACAATGTCATTGATGCTGCAGTATTGTGGAAAAAGGATAGCTACATTCCTGGTACGTTTATGAACGTCAGTTTCCAATTTCGTAAGCATCTCAACCTCGGTAGAGGTGGTATTATTTTAACAGATAATCTAGAAGCTGCGAGAATATTGAAAAAAATGTCGTATGATGGGAGAGAGCCTGATGTATTATGGAGAGATCAAGATATAGATACGATGGGTTATCATTACTATATGACACCAGAAACAGCTCAGCTAGGTTTAGACAAATTGCCACAAGCAATAGCAACAACGCCAGTACAATGGACCGTTAATGATTGGCCAGACCTCACACAAATGAAAATTTTTAAGACAAACCAGATATGAGTAAGAAAAAAGCGTTTATTACAGGAGTTGGAGGTCAGGATGGATCTTATTTAGCCGAGTACCTTTTGAGTCTAGGCTATGAGGTTCATGGAATCGTTAGACGAAATTCCGTACCTGAGCATCAACAAAGTAGAATTGAGAACATCAAGTATGATATGAATGTCTATTATGGTGACTTACTAGACCAATCGAGTCTTGAGCACTTACTAGATAAGATTCAGCCAGATGAAATCTACAACATAGCAGCACAGAGTCATGTACGAATCAGCTATGACATTCCACAATTTACAGCTCAAACAAATGCGGTAGGAGTGTTGAATATATTAGAAGCTTATAGACGCTCATGTCCACAAGCAAAGTTCTATCAAGCTAGTAGCTCAGAAATGTTTGGTAGTAGTGTTGACTCTGATGGATACCAAAGAGAAACCACACCAATGAATCCAGTATCTCCATATGGATGTACTAAGGTGTTTGGTTACAATATTGTACGTAACTATCGTAATGCTTACAAACTACATGCTAGCAACGGTATTTTATTTAACCACGAATCACCTAGACGAGGATCCAACTTTGTAACAAACAAAGTGGTGAAGGCAGCGGTGTTGATTAGTTTGGGCTTAGAAGATAAGTTAGAGTTAGGTAACATGGATGCGTATCGTGATTGGGGTCACTCCTACGATTACGTACGAGCAATGCATCTAATCCTACAGCAGGATCAACCTGGTGACTGGGTAGTAGCTACTGGCGAGACAAGATCCGTACGCGATATGTGTGAGTACGTATTTGGTAAGTTGGGTCTGGATTACAAACAGTATGTGGTACAGAATCAGAAGTTCTTGCGACCTGAAGAGTTACCTTATCTTAAAGGAGATTCAACAAAGATCCGTACAGAGTTGGGATGGACTCCAACATACACTTTTGAGAGTATGATGGATGAGATGATTGAGTACTGGTTAAACATTTACAGCAAATGAGTTACATTACGCTAGCTGATATGGGGTCTTCAGGAGGGTTATGCTCTCAGTTGCAGATTTATGCTAGTCTAGCTGCTGTAGCGAAGGCGAATAATAAAACTATAGTATTCTCACAAGAGATGTTGGATGGTGGTGTGGTAGATTACCTATCCACTGGTGAAATGGTTAACACACATATCCGCATATTTGATTTGCTGGATGTTCCAGTTATTGTAAAGCCAAAGGAGTTCTTTAGAGACTTTGTAAATAGACCTATTGATTTTCATACCACCAACTACGATAGAAGCTTATTTCAATTAGACCCAAATACAAACTACAATTTAGTAGGTCGTTTTGATACATATGTCTATTGGTATAATGATATTGGAAATGAAGTTGCTGGTTGGCAATACAAACAAGACCTCCAACAACAAGCCGAACGTAGAATGGCTGAGATTAAAACGTCTTTGGGAGATAAGCCAACAGTGAGTATACATTTGCGTAGAGGAGATTACCTTATGCCAAATCACCACTTTGCAATATTGGATAGCGACTACTACATTGAGGCTATCACACAAAACTTTTTGCCAGCTGAGGATTACAATTTTGTTGTTTTTTCAAATGATATTGCTTATTGTAAGGAGATATTGGTTGGAGATAATATATGGTTTGTTGATCCGCTAGGTGGTGAGAAAGTCTGTACAGATTCTGAGAAAGAGGATTTAGCTTTAATGAGCTTATGTGATCATCACATCACAGCAAATAGTTCATACTCTTGGTGGGGAGCTTATCTATGTAAGAATCCTGAAAAGAAGATAATTTGTCCAACAAATTGGTTAAGAAGTTATCATCCATCATCTTGGATGAATGGTAACTATTATCCACCAACTTGGATTAACATTGATAATACAAATTAGCATATGAAAAGAGTAGTTTACATAACTGGGTGTCTAGGGTTCATTGGATCCTACATAACAAGAAAGTGTTTAGATAAGGGTTGGTATGTGAAAGGTGTTGATAGAATCACCTACGCATCTAATAAAAGTTTATTAGAGGAATTTAGAAAGTATGATAACTTTTCTTTTGTACATTGTGATATCAATGAACTAAAGTTTCTCTATGATTGTGATTTTGTAATCAACACAGCAGCAGAGACCCACGTAGGTAATAGCATTGCTAGTAGCCAAGAGTTTGTAAAGTCTAATGTAGATGGCGTACACAACCTACTTGAGTTGATTAAAAACCATAGAGGTGAGAATGCACAAAAACCTACACTAATCCATTTCAGCACTGATGAAGTGTATGGTGATATTGAGGAGGGAGCTCATGATGAGGAGCACTTATTAAAGCCAAGTAATCCATACTCAGCTACAAAAGCTGCAGCTGATATGCTAATCATGGCTTGGGGTAGAACTCATAAAGTACCTTACATGATTGTTAGACCCACTAACAACTATGGTATCGGTCAGTATGTTGAGAAGCTAATACCAAAGGCTGTAAAGTTATTAAGTCTAGGTCGCAAGATTCCACTACACAATGGCGGTACACCATACAGAAACTGGCTACATGCTGATGATACAGCAGAAGCTATTATTACTTTAATGGAAAAAGGACAGAGTGGTGAGATATACAATATTGCTGGTGGGTTTGAACAATCAAACATCGATACAATCAAGCAGGTGATTACTAAATTTGTTGAGATTGAGAATTGGGAAGACTTTCATGATATTGATCAGTATGTTGACTTTTCTTATAGTAGACCTGGTCAAGATGTTCGTTATGCCTTAGATGATTCCAAACTTCGAAGTTTAGGTTGGGAACCAAAAAAGTTGTTTTCCAATGAGATTAATGGTATAGTACAGTATTACAAAAAGCGATTTATATGGTAGACCTTAAAAAAAGAATAGTAGAGATTGCCTACAAAAATAAACTAGGACATCTTGGTAGCTATCTATCGAGTGTTGAGATTGTTGACGAAATGTTTTCTAAGATGGATAAGGATGATATATTCATCTTGTCTGCAGGCCATTGTGCATTAGCTCTTTATGTATGCTTAGAAAAGTATCATGGCATTGATGCTGAGATGCTATTCCAGAAGCATGGAGGCCATCCACATCGTGATGAGGAGAATAAGATATACTGTTCAACCGGCAGTCTAGGATTAGGTCTGACTGTAGCGTTAGGTCGAGCGGTAGCTAATCCTAATAGAAAGGTTTGGGTTATGATTAGTGATGGTGAAGCTGCCGAAGGAAGTATTTGGGAGTCACTGAAGACTATACAAGAACTCGGTATCAATAACATTGAGGTCTATGTTAATGTTAACGGATTGTGTGCCTATAAAGAGGTTGATGTCGATTACATCTCAACAAGACTAAAAGCATTCTTACCATCAATTAATTTACGATACACGACAGTAGAGCAGTATCCATTCTTAAAAGGATTGAATGCACACTACCACGTCATGTCTGAAGAAAATTACAAACAAGCAACTGAATTATGAGAAGAGACTTTGCAAAGATGTTACACAGAGAGATGTCTACAAACCCAGACATCTATCTAATCACTGGCGACTTGGGTTATGGACTTTGGGATCAAGTTCGTGATGACTATCCTGACAGATTCTTTAATGTAGGTTCATCAGAGATGGCTATGATGGGAATGGCAATAGGATTAGCTATGGACGGAAAGACTCCATACGTTTACTCAATCACTCCATTTGCAATATATAGACCTTTTGAGATGATCCGCAATTATCTCGATCATGAGAATATACCAGTAAATATTGTTGGTGGTGGTAGAGATAGAGAGTATGGCTACCTAGGGTTCTCACACTGGTCAGATGATGATAAGCGCATCATGAGTGTATTCGATAATGTAAAGAGTTTTCATCCAGATGATTTGGATGATCTTGACGCAGCAATGGCATACTCATTAACTAAGAAACACCCAACCTACATCAACTTAAAGCGATGAAGATACTGATCACCGGCGGTAATGGTTATATAGCAAAGAGCATACACTCCAGATTGTCAACAAAGTATGACATAACTCTAGCAACTAGACAGGATTTTGATTTGACTGACTATGTAGCAACTTCCCAATTCCTCAAAGGAAAGTATTTTGATGTAGTGATACATACAGCTGTATCGGGAGGTAGCAGATTGAAACCTGATAGCGATACAACATTGTCAGACAATATCAATATGTTTTGGAATCTTGTAGATAATCAAGAGCACTTTGGTAGATTCATTACGTTTGGATCAGGAGCTGAGATACATGCTGCTAATCAACCATACGGTCTTAGTAAGAAGGTTATAGCACGTGCTATGGAGGATAGAGAGAATTATTACAATCTAAGAATCTATTCAGTGTTTGATGAGAATGAGTGGGATACTAGATTTATCAAAGCTAATATCTTACGTTACCTAGATAAAGAGGATATGAGTATTCATATGGATAAGTTCTGGGATTTCTTTTATATGGAAGATTTGGTATCGCTAGTCGACTACTACATCAGAGCTCTTGATCCACCTGCATCGATAGATTGTTGCTACTTGGAGAAATACAAGTTAAGTGACGTTGCTAGTATTATCAATGGACTTGGTAAATATAAAGTTGGAATCATGATAAATGATACCAACACAGATGCATCAAAAGACTATACAGGTAATTACTTTGGTATGCCAATTCAACTTATTGGATTGGAGCAAGGAATAAGAAATGTTTACGCAAAATTAAAATAATGAACGACACAAGAAAAATAACCTTCTGTACAAATACAGCTCGTAATGAGATTAATCACACTAAGCTACTATTCAAATCGTTAGAGCAAAACCTATCAAGACGAGATCATGAGATCATTGTATTCATTGATAGTGATAATCAAGGAACCTTTGAGTGGCTTTTAACACAAAAAGAAACCTTCCCTAATCTAAAGATTCTTAGAAACGAGTTACCTATCTGCTATGGCTATGCTAGGAACATTAATGAGATGTTTGAGCAAGCTTCTAACGACATTGTATCTTATTTGCAGTCGGATATGGTGATCTGTAAGGATTACGATTTAGAAGTGCTGAAAGGTTTAGAGCCTGGTATGATGGTCTGTTCAACAAGAGTAGAACCACCATTACACCCAGATGGTCCTGAAAAGATTACTAAGGATTTTGGATTAGATCCGCTTACATTTGACTTGGAGGGATGGACTGAATTTGCTGAGCAGCATAAAGAAGATCGATGGTCTATGTACTTCTTTGCACCATTTACAATGTACAAGAGAGAGTGGTTATCAGTTGGAGGTCATGATACTATATTCAGACGATCGAGAGAGGATAGCGATATGTTGATCCGAATGGTTCTCAACGGAACCAAAATAGTCCAAACTTGGAGAGCATTAGCTTATCACTTTACTTGTACATCTAGTAGAGGCCCAAACTGGTTTGATAAAAATAATACAGCAGCACAAGAAAGACTTCGAGTACAGCAATTAGCTGACCAACATGAGCTTACACGATTCACTGTATTGTGGGGAGCTTTTAGTCATGGTGCATTAACTCCTGATGGGTACATTAAGCAATATTACTACAATGTTGCAGCAAATATGGATTTAGAAGGCGCTGATATACAAACAGTATTTCCTATCATAGAGCCTTTCTTCACAAAGGTGTATGTTCCGGAGGAGTCTTTTATAGAAAAGATGCAGGAGTATTATGACTCGTTTCACAATGCTGCAAACAATCTGCTGAACATCTCCGATGAGACATGGAAGGAGTATGGTTATATGTACAATCAACTAAAGGCTGCTGATCGATTCAAGTTAGCTAGTGAGTTTGTACCAGGAGAGGATGATATTCTAATATCGTTTAAGTTAAAAGACATAACCAATCAACTACTCAATGAGTTCCTAGTGAATCTGCAGCACATCATCCATGAGAATGTGGATGAGCCAGGAGCCTTTGAATACGGACCTTTCACGATCACTGTCAACAGAAAGATTGACAGAGCACCTGAGAAAATGGTTGTGGTAAACCCAACAGTAAAACCAGAACACCTATATTCAATACACTAATGCAGTACTTCTTACTAATGCCAGGTGATACAGAGCAAGATGCTCTTAATGAAGCAAACCTATTAGGAGAATCTTCATTTGGAGTTTTTTGGGGAGGTCAAGCTTTAAAAACGCTTATGTCAATCATCGATAGTAATCCAGAACTACTAGTTATTGCTAGAGTAAAGACTGACACAAATAAGTCTTTAACTTTAGAGCAATTCCTAACAGATATACAAAAATTACAAGTAAGATATTCAAGATGAAATACTATCACTACTACTCAAGAACCGACAAACACAAAGAGCCAATCTTCAGAGTATTTGCTCTATCAAGATATAAAGCAGCAACCCATTTTGCTCAAGTCAAGCGTCTCAGTCTAAAACAATTTCTAGAACTATATGTTGTCAGCAGGTAACTATTTATATAAAAGAAAGCGTTATGAAGATAATAGTGCTGTCTGCAGGCAAAAGGAAAAAGACGTATGTGGTGAAGGTCTTTGATGGTACAAACACTGTTCACAACGAAACTGTGAAGAGTATTCAGGATCGCGATGAGTTGGTGTGGAAACTAGCAGACTTATATAATGTAGATGATATTGAAATCCTTGATGTTGAGAAAGAAGTAGACACATTCAAGTATTCAGAGATACCATCGATTCCGGTGCTAGAGGAGGAGGAGGCTGATGAGTTTTTTGAGAGCAACAGTGAGTTTGTGTATGACAGAATCTTACAAGCGGTTGCCGAAGGAGTTGTTCAGAATACAGAGTCTATTAGATTGTTTGAACTTAATGGTACTGGAGTATATATAACATCAAAAAAAGCAGATTGGAAGAATGGAGTGCAGCAAGCATTAGAGTACTTCATATCAATCGAAGATTATAGTAAATGTATTGTAGCTAGGCAGTTGATGCTTAAGCTATAACACAAGGAGGTTACATGAAGAAGGCAAGAACATCAATACTACTACAATCGCAAATAGAACAAGCGATGAAGGTTACTCGCAGCAATAGAGCTGCCGCAGAGTACCTTCGTGTTAGTTATGGATTGTATAAGCGATTCGCAAAGCTATACAAGAACGATGAAGGTATTAGCTTATTTGAAGCACACCTAAACCAATCAGGATTAGGAATATCCAAGACACACGTATCAAAGAAAAGATTTCAGTTAGATGATATCCTATTAGGAAAGTATCCACAATATCCTAAAGACAGACTACTGCGTAGAATGATCATCAGTGGATACATTGAGGAGAAGTGTAACCACTGTGGGTACTGTACAAAGAGACCAACCGATCTCAAGACACCACTAATACTAAACCACCTTAATGGTAATGCAACTGATCACCGAAGAGAGAACTTAGAGGTGCTATGCTACAATTGCTACTTTGTATTGGTTGGAGATATTAGTAGAAAGGATTTCAAGACAACAGCATATGATCGTCCTGAGGACTATCGTAATACACTAGATGAAATGATGACTAGTGAGGAGCATGCTCAGGCATTAAGTTCACTAGACTTATTAACAGAGGAAGAGAAACAACAACTATTAAAAGGATTACATGACATATGAAAACTGGAGAATGGATTGCTCGACAAGAGCGTAAGCACTTACCAAATGTAAGAAGGAAGAAGTGGTACAAGATTACAAAAGCAATCATATTGACACCATTTCTAGTTCCAGCTTATTACATACAAGTTGGTATCTTAAAACTGAAAAACAAGCGTATACCAAAATCTACAATCTTCAATAAGATGCAACACATTGTAGATGGCTGGACCAATCTACTAATTGATGATCCAGTAGCAGAGGAGATTGCATTAGCTAGAGCATCAATATGTGCTGGCTGTCCTTTTGCTCAAATGTCAACTGGATTGCATACAGTTGTTGTAGACAATAAGACAAAACAGATTCGAGGTATGAAGTGTGGTAAGTGTGGATGTCCACTTAGCGCAAAAGTACGAAGCTTAAACGATCAATGTCCAGAAGGCAAATGGTAAGAAAGAAGGCTACACAAGTAGCGCTTGTCGTATACCATCACGAACTCAATCAACTAGAACTTGTAGCAGAGGTGATCAAGTACTGCTTAGGTTATGAGGATACTCAATCATACAACTGTGCTCACATGGTAGTTAATCGTGGTGAGTATGTTGTTAAGACTTTTAAAGTATCTGAGATGGAGAAGGCTAGAACAATTTTACAACTATTTATAGACCAGGAAGTCCCTGCTAAATTACTACCAATATGAGAAAACTATTATTACTACTGTTATTAATTCCAACACTGGTCTTTGGACAAAAACCTTTAAGAGACTCAGTTAAAGTCAAAACATCTATCTACGAAGTTATGTATAGCGAAAAGCTAGAAAGTCCTTTATGGGTAAAGTACACAGTACAGTGTCCAGCTGGTACAGCATCTCGCTCAGGAATGGACTTCTACACATGCGATTCCATTAAGACTTCAGACAATGCTGACTACGCTAACAATGTATATGACAAAGGTCATATGGCTCCTGCTGCAGACTTCAATTGTACTACACCAATGCTACGTCAAACCTTCAGCTATCTAAACTGCGCACTACAAGATCAATATCTAAACAGAGGTGTGTGGCGTATGTTAGAGATACAAGAGCGTGAGTGGGCAAAAGCAGAACCGGTATCAGTTAAGATTGTTGTTGTATTCGATAAGACGTCAAAGAAGCTACCAACTGGCGCAACAATACCAGCTGGATTCTATAAGATAATCACACTAGAGAAGTCTAAGAAGACCTACAAGTACTACTTTCCCAACATCAAACCAACCAAAGCAAAATTTTCCGACTATCTTGTTGCATAATCGAAGATAAGACCGTATCTTTACGGTATGAATCTAGGTTATGCATGTATCAATACGGAACTACGTAAGCAGAATATCTTTGCTGGACGTACTTGCCGTAAGTCTAAGTTCACTGAGTTGGGCTTAGAATATGTAGGGGAGTTGGGATTACAGAACCTACGAGATTTATTTCAAATTGTTCAGTGGAATGAGCGTAACGGTATCAAGTTCTACCGTATTGGCTCTGACATATTCCCATGGAGCAGTGAGTACGAGTATGAGGATCTCCCTCAGTACGATAAGATAAAGATGTATTGTAAGGCTATTGGTGACTACGCTACTAAGGTAGGCCAACGACTTACATTCCATCCTGGACCATTCAACATCTTAGGATCTTCTAATCCGGATGTAGTTAGACGCACTATGATTGACTTACGTCATCACTCAGAGTTATTTGACCTGATGGGATTTGAGCCTAGTGTGTACAATAAAATTAATATTCACGTCGGTGCAGCATACAATGATAAGAATGCTGTACTACAAACCTGGTGCGAGAGTTATGATAAACTTGATCCGAACACTAAGAAAAGACTTACGATCGAAAATGACGATAAGCAAAGCCTTTACACTACTTACGATTTGTATCATGGCATACATAGGATGGTTGGTGTTCCTATTGTTTTCGATTATCACCACCACAGTTGCCATCCTGGTGATTTATCCCACGCTGAGGCTCTGGAGTTGGCTATCTCCACGTGGCCAGAAGGCATTAAGCCGGTGGTCCATTATTCGTCTGCGAGACAGATAGAAGATCCTAAAGCCAAGATACAAGCGCATGCTGACTTCATCTACGAGTGTATTGACACTTATGGACATGACATCGATATTATGTTAGAATGTAAAGCAAAAGAGGCAGCATTGTTGGAATATCGTAAAAAGAATGGTATATTAGTAGAAACAATTTAATCAATATAATATGAACTACACAGTAGCAGTCAAAGTAAAATTTGAAGATGACAAAGGAAAGGTGAAAACTAAAACAGAGCGTTACCTAGTTGATGCAATGTCAGTAACCGAAGCAGAAACCCGTGTTGTAAAATTCATGGAAGGCACAATGGCAGATTTCGAAATCAGCTCAGCAAGCCAATCTCGCATCGTAGAGGTTATTCACCCAGCAACTACTCCTGACGTTTATGGCAAGTAAGAATGTCACTGAACTAAAGGAGAAGTACCCTGAAATCGCTCAAGAGTTTGAGCGTATTGTTGCCGAGCAGTATGATCTGTTCGCAGGCAAAATGATTGACTATGGGAAAGGAAACATTAGTGTTGGCACTAATCTAGAAACTCCCGAGGAAGTTAAGTTATCACTTACGGGGTTATGGTTCCGAATGAATGATAAGATGAATCGTTTGAAGAATCTTGTATTGTTGAACCAGAACCCTAAAGTGACTACTGAATCTACTCAGGACACTTTCCAGGACCTATCAATCTATGGTATCATTGCACAGATTGTGCAGAACGGTAAATGGAAATAGTTTTTCACAGCTGTTGTCTATTTAAGATTATGGTCGTATCTTTGGCCTAACATTTAAAAACACAGAGCATATGAAGAATTGTAAAGTTTGCGGAATTGAAATTCCAGCTGGAAGATTGAAAGCATTACCAACAGCAACTACTTGCGTGGAGCATTCAACCACATCAAGGTTTGGTCACAATATAGTGCAGGTTGGTAATCTGGAAGATGACGGATATCAAGAAGTTGAGGTAATTCGTGATCCGAAAGCTTTGGAGACACTTAATCAGTATAAACAACAACAAGGCAATTACAAGTAATGGCTGACGATAGACACGAAGCGTACCGAATGTTATTTGGAACAACTGAACTCAGTAGATTGTTCAGTAAGTATGGTGAATCCTATCCAACCGGATACATAGCGTATAGGTTGCTAGAGATAAAGCATGAACATCCAGATAGCTCAGTAGCTCATATCATTCAGTTAGCCATCAAATTTTTTGAAGATGAGCGAGCTGCAAGAAAAGATAACTAGAATTGAACCAGTCTACGACTTTGATAAAGTTGCTGGAGGCTATTTCAAAATCTACTACGGAGTGGAGACAGATGCTACAATCAAACTCAGCTTCGTACCTTTTCTAGATAATCGTATTCGTCAGAGCGAGGAGTTGTTTAAATATCTGAAGAAGACTACAAAGGACAAAACCGTATCACATGCAATCTATGATTTGTATGATATAGGTTTTCCAATCGATGAGTGGGTTGAGGAGTATATAGAGACTGCAAAGAATAGTGCAAGTGCTGAACTCTTCAACGCACTCATTCAATTCTACAACTACGTCAAAAACTTTAACACAGGAAGTAAAGAAGAATAATGGGATCAATATCAGATTACATAGAATGTCCTAAGTGTGGTAATGAAGCCCACCAGGAGTTCCAGTATAAGACTGGAGAAGAACATATCTTATGTTTGCATTGCGGTTACAGTCGTAAGTTCTACATATCAAATTGGGATACCAAAGAGAGTGAGGGTGATGAGTGGACCCCTAAGTACGAGCTAGAAGAGCTTGTTGGACATGGATCTTATAGGATCCGTGCAAAAGGTTTCAATGCATATGAGGTTGGTAGCTTTGGTGCACCTGAGGAGATTGAGAGCTACAAGCAGATGGTGGAGACTCGTAAAGAGGAGATCGCTCATGCAGAGTACACTACAGTAGGTGAAGATGGTACATCGTATGTGACAATACTAATCCAAGGTGACATTGAAAGTTTTGAGGAATAGCTGTTGTCTAAACGAACAAACGGTAGTATATTTAAAGAAATAAAACAAACATATGGCAGGTAACTGGAAGTTAAAAATCGAATGTCTTGATCAGTGGATGAAGGCAACAACTGGAAAAGGATTGTTTCGTGAGAAATCGGAAAAACCAAAGACTGATGTGAAGTTTGGTAAACCAAACCGAACTAAATTCAACAAGCAACGTTAATGGCTAAAAAAAGGGAAGAACCGGTCTTTGAGAAGTTTACAAGGGTTTATGAAGATGAAGATGCTAAGACAGTTTGGACATATGATTATTCAGTGACAAAGACCGGTCCCGTTAGTGTTGAAATTACTTACAAGAATCTTCCGAGAGCAACATCAAAGAAAAAGGTTACAAAGAAGAAGTCAGTAAGAAAGAAGGTGCTAAAAAGCGTAGGTTGATAGACGTGGAGAGACGTGTCGCAAGGGTACACACTTAGTAACTCTCTTATGGTGTGTGAAGCGCTGCTGAGGCAGATCCCAGATTCCTGATAAAATCAACTACACCTTTTTTTATTAGCCCCCTTGGCGGAACTGGTAGACGCGCTAGACTTAGGATCTAGTCTTCGGGTGCAGGTTCGAGTCCTGCAGGGGGCACGAATGCTACTGTGGTGGAATAGGTAGACACGAGGGACTTAAAATCCCTTGGCCAGTGATGGCCGTGCCGGTTCGATTCCGGCCAGTAGTACTAAATTAATTATATATGTGGAGTAAAGTGTTAAAGTTTGCAACCAATTTTTTATATTGGTTTTTAGGTTTCTCAATGATGACATTGGGTGCAGAGTTATTAATGATATGGCTCAAAGAGGATGGTTTTAGTATTGTTGGTTTTGTTATAGGATTCATGGGTTATCTGATCCTACGACCAGCAGCTGAGTATTGGAAAAATCAACTTCTCAGTGTTTGGAAGTCTGAGGAATAAGTTGTATATTCAACTAATGGTCCCATCGTCTATCGGTTAGGACGCCAGGTTTTCATCCTGGAAAGCGGGGTTCGATTCCCCGTGGGACTACGGATCGGTTCGATAGCTCAATGGATAGAGCAACAGCCTTCTAAGCTGTAGGTTTCAGGTTCGAGTCCTGATCGGATCACAAATGCAGGTTCTTTGACATATTCAAAAAAAGGAAAACGATATGGAAACACTATCATTTGCTTTTGGAGTGTTAACAATGGTGGGAGTGGCATTTGCTGCTCTTATTATTGTGAGCATTGTGAAGGCGTACAAGCAACAAACACGTATTCAACAACTAGAGGAATGGCTCTTGAATGTTGATAGAGAGATGCACCACCAAGATAACGAAGTCTACAAAGCTATTGACGATCGAATCAGGGGTGTGAATAATCAAATCACGGATGCAGTTACTGCATGCAATTCATATACAGACAAACGAATCGACAAGCTGATCGATACCTACTTTATGGTAAAAGAAGCTGAAAAACAAACCAAGAAACAATTAAACGGATAAATTAACCCGTCACAAGAACCTGCATTTATTTTTTGAAGCTATGGAAAGATATTACATTTATTTAGATGACGTGCGCACACCACTAGCCGAGGAGCTAGTAGATGCGCCACAATGGACAGTCGTAAGAAGTTACGATGAGTTTGTAGACAAGATTACTGAAGTTGGCTTGGAGAATGTTGAACTCATCTCTTTGGATCATGACTTAGGTGATAGTGCAATGAACGAGTGGTTGTATGGTGTTACAAAGAACTACACAATCAACTACGACAACATTACAGAGAAAACTGGAATGGATTGTACTAAGTGGTTGGTACAGCAGTGGATGGATGGAGCTCCAGTATGTCGAGTAATGGTTCACTCCGCTAACGCTATTGGATCAGCTAACATGATGGGCTATATTAATAACTATAAACACATTAATCGCTTGCCACAAGATTGTGGTAGATGGTTGGTACCACATACAGCATAATGGAAGCAATCGTAGTAGCATTAATGGCACTTGTGTTCTTATTAGGCTTAGGCTTGACCGGAGCAATAATTCACATACGAGCCATACAAAGAGAGTTAGAAGCTCTTAATCAAGTTGACGAGGAGCAGGATGAAATGATCACTCGATCTCTGGAGTATAGTAGAGATTTGGGATTGGCAATCAGGGAGCTTCAGAATCACCTAATTCAACAACAATCACAATCATTTCCGACATATCCATATGGAGGACCAATGGGAGAAGCATAAGTTATGAAAATAAAAGCAGCAGATACATTCTTCGATAGCGTTGAACGAATGATCAATAGACAGAGATGGTATTGGAAGTCTTGGGACTTTCTAAGACATGACATGCCTAGGTTTTTTAAAAACCTTTGGTTGTTCAGAAAGGATTTATACAACTATCGTTGGTATTCGGGTCATAATGCAGTACTACCATTTATGAAAACTGCATTGATGGATATGGCAGCAAAAATTGATGAGCGTGGTATGGAGGAAGATCGTTCTAGGTCTAAGAAGGTGATGAAAATGTGGCGTGCTGCAAAGTTAATGGAACACTTCATTGAAGATAACTTTATTGAATTAGCTGAAGCTGAGTTAGGAGAACTTCAGAATACCAAGTTTGAATTTGAACCAGCGGACGAAGAAGGTTACTGGAGACTAAAAGACTCAGATACTCCAGAGCAACAAGCTCACAATCGTAAAGTGTTTGCTCGAGCTCATGAGATTGAGAGCCAAATGTGGACTGAGCTGTGGACTATTCTAGAAGGTCAGAAGGCATCACACTTTGATGTGTTTCTAGATAAGGCTGAAGATAAGAATGGTGCATGGAACAATTGGTTCGATGGTTCAGGATTAAGAGGTTGGTGGGATTAAATTATGACGACAGAAGAGATATACCAAAGAGTCTGTGAGATATCAGAACTACTATCATCTCGAGGTCTTACCGATTGGGAGCAAGATGAGCTTTGTGAAGAACTTGATCAGATGATTGCAATACTAGAAACACAAATTCATAAAAACATACAAGATGAACATGATCAATAAATTTATCGACTTAGTCCGCTACAGATTGTTTGAAGTGCAATTGTATTTCGAACTACTCTTTGATAGAGCGAAAGAATTTTTTAAGCGTAAAAACTAATATGAACAAACTAGATACCCAGTACATAAACCTACTCAAAGACATTTTAGAGAATGGTGTACAGAAAGCTGATCGAACTGGCACTGGTACTATCTCGGTATTTGGAAAGCAGATCCGTCACAATATGAGTGATGGATTTCCTTTGCTGACTACAAAGAAGATGCCGTTCAAGACTATTGCAACAGAGTTGATTTGGTTCCTACGAGGTGACACTAACATTAAGTTTCTCAATGAGAATAACTGTCACATCTGGGATGGTGATGCATACAAGAGTTATGAGAGGTGGTATGAAAACATGAGTAAGACTACTATGTTTGAGGTACCTAGAAAATTTACACAAGATGAGTTTATCAAAGCAATGAGTCTTGATAACTGGCATGCTAAAGCGTTTGGTGAATTAGGTCCCATCTATGGTGCTCAATGGAGAGGTTGGCGAGTAGGTAAAGGAATTGAAACTACTCTGAAAGCAGATAACGGTGAAACTATATATGAAGCTGGTTCTATGTACATAGACCAAATTGCAAACCTAATCAAAGAACTTAAAGCAAACCCAGACTCAAGACGATTGATGGTCAATGCTTGGAATGTGGGTGAGCTAGATCAAATGGCACTTCCACCTTGCCACTACGGCTTCCAAGTTTATACTCAAGAAAGAGATGGTAAGCGGTATATTTCCTTAATGTGGAATCAACGCTCAGTAGATACATTCTTAGGTCTTCCGTTTAATATCGCAAGCTACGGATTGTTGTTAGAAATTATTGCCAAAGCGGTTAATATGATTCCTGATCAGTTGATTGGTAATCTCGGTGACGTACACTTATACAACAACCACATTGAGCAAGCGAAGGAGCAGATTGGTAGAAGGTTATCTCCTGATGAGCGTACCGACTTGTTGATGGCAGCGATGGGAGTTGATGCTTATCAGTTGGCTGTATCTGAGTTGATGCCATTTAGTGGTGGTATGTCTCAGCACTTTGATTGGCACGAGATACCTTACCACTCTAGAAGTCCTTACAAGTTACCAAAGCTAAACATCAATACAGAGTTTTGGCCTACAGAGTCTGGAGAGTGTGGAGTAGGTCCGATCGATGCTGTTGCTCTGTTCAATGGCTTCAGCAATGATAACTTCTGTAAATGTTTGTTGGAGGAAGACTTGCAGCTTATGAACTACAAATCACACCCACCAATTAAAGCACCACTATCAAACTAACAAGATGCGACTACTAAACGGAATTACTGCCTTCATTATTGGATCACTCAACATCATACTAACTGCCTTTGTGGGTTTGTATGAAGCGTTGTTTAATCGAAAATAAGTGACTATATTCATCTCATGAAAATTACACTAATATCAGACACGCATACGAAGCATCGTCACTGCGAGGAAGACTTACCAGGTGGTGACTTGTTGATCCATGCTGGTGATTTCATGAACTCTGGATATAGTCCATATGAAGCAGAAGAATTCTTTAAATGGTTTGATGCAATTGATCACTACGATACAAAAGTGTTCATTGCAGGTAATCATGATCGTATAATGGAGACTGATCCTGAGTGGGCTAGAGGTGTATTGACTGGGTACAAGACTATTGAGTATCTGCAAGATGAGAATCTAACACTATACTACGATGGTCCTAATGGTGATTATCCAGAAGACAATGTTCGTATTTGGGGTACGCCTTGGCAACCTGAGTTTTACAATTGGGCTTTCAATCTTCCTCGCAATGGTGAAGACTTACGAGAGAAGTGGTCTTTGATTCCACCGAATACAGATATCCTTATCACACACGGTCCTGCTCAGACGTATTTAGATACATCAGGTGCTCCATACAACACACCGCTACTTGGGTGTGAGCTATTGAAGGAGCGTGTTGAGCTAATTAGACCTAAGATTCACGTATGTGGACACATTCACGGTGGTCACGGTTACTACTTTAATGGGCACACTCACTTTTTCAATGCATCAATACTGGATGAGAGATATAATTATGCCAATCTTCCATTCATGTTTACCTGGGATCAAGCAACAAATCAAATTATTTGGGATGAACCTGTTGCAAAAACGAAAAAGAGGTTGTATATTTAGGATAAATTAATAAACACACAAAGGTTATGACAAATTATCCACAAGCAATCGAGGAGAAGCTCGATTTTATTGTCGAGGCAGTCTTAGAGACCATCGACGATCAGTATCCAATCAGAGAAGAGTTTGTAAGAGAAGTCTTCGGAGAGGCATTATTTCAACATTGGCTCACAGGTAGTGATGAACCACCGATGGATGAGGAAGGCTTTGAAAGACTTATGAAGATAGCTGTAGCTAAGAGTATCTTTCAAGAACTCCAGGATCGAGGTTTTATTGATAGCATTGAAGGTGACGACGATATTGAATATGTCTTTGTTACAGCTAAAGGTAAAGAGAAGATCAACAGTCATGTAGATGAATTATTCAACGTTAATCTAAACTAAGATGAGAGTAGAAGAAAAGTTCTCTAAGTACTTCAGAGATAGTATTTCAGTAGGTGATGATATGTGGTTAGTGTTTGAGCGTGATCAGTATCACAAAGGTACTAAGTCGGATGCAGTAGAAGTTAAATTACATGACAATCATACCCACTCAACCACAAGACTAGCTACATTCCACAATGGACGATGGACATCTCCCAACTCTCGCAATGCTGAATTGTATTGGTCATATGTTAAAGCTTACCAGTATCAGAGTGCAGTACGTCGAATATTAGAACGACTCACTTGTTCCGTAAGAGACCTTGCTCCGGTTGCAATCGAATGGAATTGTCTCACTCGTAGATTCAGACTACAATCAATCAAAGTATCACGTAAAATCAAAAAAGCAATAAATTAAAAACCAAAGTTATGAAAAACACAATTAACTCAGAAAAAGTAAAGAACTTCTTTAGTAAATTCCTTAACAACTTACTCATTGTTGTCGCTCTAGGACTAGGTTTCACGATTGGTTATTATACTTATATGTTCAAAAGCAAAGAGCATGTGAGTAAGGATACCAATCCCTATCACAACGTCAAGTACCCACAAACAATCTCTGTAGCTGTCAATGACGCTAACGAGATGTTGATCATTGATCGAAGTACTGGCAGTTATCAAGTTTACTCGGATTCGGTTGGTATGATGATCTTCAAGCTCTATGCAGGAAAGATTTATCAGAATATTAACGAACCCGGTAAGTAATGAGTAAAGTAAAACTATTAGGATTGCTAGCTGCAGCTTTGGCTGCGCTAGCTTTCTCTCAGACAATCAACGAAAACGCTACTACCGAGCTATCATTAGTAGATGCTCACAAAAGCGTACAACCAAACGACCCACCCTGCTTGCAGATGTATCACAACATCGAGCAATATGCTGACAGCTTTAACATACCAAAAAAGTATGCTTATGGCATAGCGTATGCTGAGACAAGATATCGAGGTCCATTTGACTGGAGGTATAATCACAAACAAACCTCAAGTGCAGGTGCAGTAGGTCCTATGCAGATCATGCCATCAACAGCTAGCTATATCAATAGAGAGAGTGTTCCAGTGGCAACGTTGCGTAGCGATATAGAATATAATGTTAGAACTAGTATGAAGTTATTGCGTAACTTGTATAACAAGTATGGTGACTGGAAGACTGTCTTCGGATGCTACAACACAGGTCGACCTTGTGTTAATGGTTATGCTCTAGCTGTATATAACTTTGAACCAACCTGGTAATATGTCAACAGATTATGATCAACTAATGAGATCCATCGAGTATGGTAAATCTCTCAGTCCAGTGATCTACGGAGAAGACACTGCGACAATAAAAGAACGAATGCAAGGTTATCCTGACCACTCAGATAACTCAGTACTCCAATGGGTATTCGATACACTCGATCCCATTTCATTAGATAACGAGTGGGCGTACAATGATGTGCAAGCTATCTTAGATAGTTGGTTACTAGAAGAGCTAACTCCTGCTCAAGCTCGTCAGAAGCTAAAGGAGGTTTGGGAAGATTATTTTGATTTTGGATGTTAATGGATACAGTAAAGTTGTTAGAAGGTTTGGAATTGATAAAGCAATTCTGTGACGAGAATGGAATAGGTGATGTGTTGTACAATCAGAAGTACTTAGAACTACTAGCAGCTGAGAAACATGGTGTATCCTATAATCCAGAACCTCAAGGTCCAGATGCTTACAATCCAATCACGAAGGGTCACATTGAGATTAAATGTTGTCGTGAAGGAGGTAGTTGGCAGTTTCATTGGTTGTCAAACAACAAGATGCAGAAGCTTAGAGATACTGAGCAAATGATCTTGGCTGTACATGATGGTTATCGTATCGTACGAAGTTATCAGCTAATGCCATCTGAGTGTAGTAAGTTGAAGCACTTAATTGAATCAAAGGCGACTGGTACAGCAAGCATCAGTGGTCATAAGAGTTTTTCGGAGAAACAGCTGAAAAAACTAGGATTGATAAGCGATTCCCTCATTATTAGTGGAACTCTAACTAACTGATAATCAGTCAGTTACATTTTTTTTAAAAAATATTTGCCTAAACTGTTGCCAAAACGGTTTTATGGTTGTATCTTTACACTGTTAAAGAAACACAATCACACACACTATGGCATATCAAATGGCCGGTTCAGCTTACCGCACAAAAAGCTACAATAGACCACAAACTCAGAAACCTACAGTACCTGTACAGATTCAGGTCCCATCTCACATGAACGAGGCTCATGCCTGGTTGATGAAGTATAATGGGATGTTTAACTTATTACTAGACTTACGCAGTAAGTTGTTGAAGTACGGCCAGCTGTCAGATAAGCAGTGGGGTGCAATCGATAGATGTAAGAGACGTGAGGAGCTGACTAAGAAGGCTGCAGATCCAACTACTATATTGGTTGACTCATGTCATGTTCCTATTGTGGTTAGTCCTACCTCAGCTCGTTATATTGCTAAGGTGCACAAGTGGCCAATGAATCCATGTACATTAACTGTTACTCAGATCAAGTCTGTTGATCATCGTGGAATGACTCTACGAGTAAAACCTGACTGGGATAGTAACGTATCGGTATGCCGTTGTTGTGCAAAGTCATTAACTGACTGGAGGTCTCAAGCTACTGGTGTAGGTCCAATCTGTGTGAGAGGTACTGGTATCAGCTATGTGCGTAACCAAGCCGATGTAGCTCGTTTCCAGCAGGAGATTAAACAGCTTGCTACTAGCATGGGTGAGGTTGAGGTTTATATTAAGAAGTGGCACTTGAAGGAGGGTATGAATGGTCTTAACCACCTCGTTCAGAATGCTACACCTTCTAAGATCGAGCTTCCAGCTGTATCAGAAGATCACATCATTCCTTTCCAACACTTCGATTGGAATCCAACCCTCAGAGTACTTAGTATTCCATCATTCAAGATTCCATTCTTTACACCAATAATGAATGAGATGCCGCTTATCATTGGAGTGCGTAGTTCACGTACTGGAACTGTGGCTACATTCTTTCTACACACTGCAGTTAGAACTGATGGTATCATGCTCTACACCTCTACTGGTCTAGAAGATCCGATCAAAGTTGAGATCAAGGTAAAATAATTTAAAAAAAAGTTTGCCTAACTGTTGCAAACACGAAAATAAGGTATGACCTTTACAAAGTAAAAGAGAGACAATTAACACACACAATATGAAAAACGAAGTTTTAGAAATGTTCAGAGTTCTTAACCAGGCTCGCAAAGAAGATCCGAAAGAGTTTTACGGTGGTATCGCTTTCGTAGTATTAATGTTTGGTAGTTTCTATGCTGCTGCATTGTTAGATGCAATCATCAGTGGTAGAGCTTAATTTTGTAATCAATAAATAATAGATATATGTCACACACATTAGAATCAAATTCAGTATCAGAATTGAAGAGTTTAGTTTGGAAACTCAAACGCGAAAACATGAGACAGTACATTCACAACTTATTGTTGCGTTTCATGAAAGAAAAGTCTAACAACAAAGTCAAGCTCCATGAGTTTAAGAAGTGGCTTAACGAGGAGCGTAAGTCTGGAAATCCTCGTGTACTAGAAGCACAAAGTTACTATGTGGATTCAGGGTTCACTGGTAGTGGTTGGAACTCAGGTCCTTGGTGCAATGCTCCTTACTTCTTTTGGGAGTTTGATCGTCTCAATCGTTGGTTGGCTAACGTGCCTACTCTAACAATGAGCAAAGAAAATAATCGTATCATGTTAACTCAAGCTATATAATATGTCAGAAAATAAATCATCAAGTAACGGAATAGGTCTAGGGACTGTATTATTTTTAATCTTCTTAACCTTAAAGCTAGCTGAGATTGGCCCAGTACAATACTGGTCATGGTGGTGGGTGACTGCTCCACTTTGGATCCCGTTAGCTATGGTTTTAATCATAGTTGGAATTATTGCCATCTTAAAGAATTAGTTATGAGCGATATCATTTTAGACATAAAGAACAAGATGTTGGAGTGTGGCTACGAAGAGAGCCAACTCCAGTTTTGGATGAAGGGTGATATACTCTACATGAGAATAGGCTTCTGGAATGAGATCGATCCTGATGCGCATTTCAAACTAGCCAATGCTGGTATTGTCTTCTACGAAGATCGTTATGAAGAGGACGACTGCAAACCACGATACTCATATGAGTTAAACATCGGTTCATAACTTGTTCATAACTTTGAAAAAAAATTAAAGGAATAGTTGCAAACTCGAGAAATTGGTAGGACCTTTACAAAGTAAAAGGGAAACAATTAAAACACACACAATATGAAAACTATGGAATTAACAAACGCAGAATTAGAGATGATTGCTAAACAACGTCAGGCAGAAGCTGAGCTTGAAGCTAAGAAGCAAGAAGCTGTTGAGGTTCAGTTTAGTAAGGATAAACTTGCTGCTGATAATCGTGTTGCTAAGATCGCCGGTGAAGGTAACGCTCAGGTAGAAGCTGCTAAGGAATTTGCTGCTGCGCTAGGTTCTGGTTACACTCTCAAAACTGAGATCAGAACTGCTAGTGAAAAAGCTTACAAACGTGACTACAACTCACGTGAGATTTTAGAGCAGTATGAAGCTACTTGTGAGTATCCTTTCGCTCAGATTGTTCGTGCAGGTTATACCATCAGAGTTCAAGAACACGTATCTTATGCTGGCTGGTCACGTTTTGGTAAGAGCCACGGATACAAGATGTATGTGAGTGGTGCTGGTATTGATTACAAGACTTCGAATCGTGGTTACAAGAATACCAAGAAGGTTGATGAGTTAATCACTGAAACTATCGAATCTATCGAAGCTAAGAAAGCTCACGAGAATAAACAAAAGAGCGCGGTGGAGCAGGTTGTTGCTGAGTTGTCTGCACAATTCCCAACAGCTGAAGTTACTTCAGGTAGAAACTATCGCTACAATCAATATGCTAGTCGCAACCATCAATACACTGAGTATGATGCAGTTGTTGTTAAGTTGGAGAATGGTATCAGTATGGAGTACCGAGTGTACGCTGATAAGAGTTTAGAGCGAATGAAGATTGAGTATCCTAAAGTAAGCGCTGTCGAGTTAATAAACGAGTTAAACAATTTAAAATTTTAATATGAAAAAAGACGATTTAAAAATAGCTTTGCTAGTCATTGGTTGGTTCATTGTCATTGGAATCATTGCCTCATTATTCGCTTAGTAAATTAATACAATATGCCATATTTTAACACAGAAGTAGATATTGAAGTTGAGGATTTCCTAAGTGAGTGTACTCCAGGTGAGATCCATGATATAATTGAATACCTTCGAGAGGAGGGTCACCTTAACAACGGAAGCGGTGAGAACCTAATTCCAACTCAGGAGATGAATGTCTTGGATTTTGAGTGGGCTGAGGTAATCAATAAGTTGAGTGGTAATGCTCGCTTGTCGTTGACTACTGAGGAAGAGGATTTAATCAGAAAAATTGCAAATAGGTTATGACAGATAACACTGAACAAATAAGATCGCTGCTGAACTTCAAGGGAGATTACTTCTACTTCGTCCAGATCATTCAGCGTAAGAAGGAGGTTCCTAATCTAGGATCCAATAACCGAATCATACGCTCGTATAACATTAGCAGTCTTGAGAAGTTCGACAAGAACATAGAGGAGATAAAGCTATTGTGTAAGACGTTTAACGCTCGAGCGTACATCCATCTAAACAGACGTAGCTGGAGTAAAATTGCTCTAGAGTGCTTACGACACAATGCTGAGTTAATTGCTAGTGGTCAACCTGAGGCAATCAAGTCTAGCTTGGAGACAGTTATTGGTCGAAACAATCATGAGCCAAATGATACAAAGACTTGGATTGTCGATATTGATACTAAGGATGAGATTGTTGTTCATAGGATTGTTCACATTATTGACTCGATTATGAAGCCAGATGGACCGAAGATAATATCTTGCATTCCAACTAAGAATGGCTATCACTTAATCACTAAGAAGTTTGATGTTATGTCGTTCAACAAGTACTTATCGTTACAAGGAGACGTTCCAGAAATCCATAAGGACAATCCAACAATTTTATTTGTCCCAGATGTTGTCTAATCAAAACAAATATAGTATCTTTACAATATGAAAGCTTTATATCTAGTCAGAGGAGTGCCTGGAGCAGGCAAGTCAACATTCGCTAAGTCATTAGGTGGTACACACTTTGAGACTGACGAGTTCTTTATGGACAAAGGTGAGTATAAGTTTGATCCAACCAAGATCAAAGAAGCACACCAGTCGTGTCAGAATTGGGTCAACACAGCTATGATTGTTAATCATACAACTGGAATGCATGAGACTATTGTAGTGTCTAATACATTCACTCAGGAGTGGGAGATGCAGCCTTACTATGATATGGCAAAGGCTTGGGGTTATAGAGTGTACTCTGTGATTGTTGAGAATCGTCATGAGGGAGTTAATCAGCATGGTGTTCCAGAAGAGAAGCTACAACAAATGAAAGATCGTTTTGAAGTAAAACTATAAGATATGAACGGACCTAGAGATAATATAAACAATATCAACTTTGGAAAGTATACAAACATTCCCGTTAAGGTTGAGAAGATCGAAGATACGAAGTTTGATAACAATCATCCGAATGGATATAATCCAGGATTTGTGATTGATGCATGCATGGTCAGCTTATTGACTAGCAACCAGTATTGCTCTTTGTTTGTGACTTATGGAGATCGCTGGTTTGCTACTTCGCAAGTACAGAAGCAAGAGGAGTTTGAGGGTTATGATTTATTACACACACTCAACTCAGTCTACAAAGTAACACCAATCTTCACAGCAATTCCAGGAGTGCAGGAGAAGTATTCATTAACACTAGAAACCGATGGCGAAGAGATTGACTAGAGAACAAAAGCAAGAGCAAGCAGTTGTCGATCTTATCAACAAGATGTTTGAGATTGCTGGACATGAGGTTACCTACAATGATATCTTAGGGGTGGACAACTGGTTCCAACAGTACACAATGACTATGAAGCAGTCGGAGGAGTTTAGAGATTGGGGTAAGAAGTATCTTATCAATACATTTCGAATGTCAGCTAAGAGAGCAGAGAACGAAATGATGTGGTTTAATTTACAATGGGGTTTAAAATATTCAGACTATGGAAAATAATAACAGTGTATGTTATGTTGGTACAATCGGAGAGATTTTACCAATAGCAGGAGCAGACAATATCGAGCTTGCATTGGTGGGTGGCTGGCAAGCTATCATCAAGAAGGATGCATACGAGGTGAATGACTTGGTTGTGATAGCTACTACAGATGCTGTCATTCCTCAAGAGCTTTCAGACGATATGAACGTGACTAGCTACCTGCGTAAAGGTGGACGTGTGCGTACTGTTAAGCTGAGAGGTGTATACTCTGAGTGCTTGATCATTCCAGTACAATACATTCCATTCATGGAAAACTACTATGATGGTAAGGACATGATGTACGCAATGAACATCTACAAGTATGAACCACCAGTACGTCAGGTACAATTATCATCAGGTCGTAAGATCCGATACCAAGATAATCCTAACTTCCATATCTACTACAAGTTCCCTAACTTGAAGAACGTAGCTGGAATGTTTACTGAGAATGATCTAGTTGAGATTACTAGAAAGATTCATGGTACAAATGCTCGCTATGGTATTGTTAAGAAGTCTAAGTTGTCGATCTGGGATAAGGTGAAAAAGTTCTTTGGTAATGAGTGGGTTGAGTATGAGTATGTATATGGATCTCATAACGTAGAGAAAGGTTCTGACTCACAAGGATTCTATGATACAGATGTATGGGCTACTATTGCTGAGAAACTAGATATCAAAGCCAAGCTTTGGGCATTAGCAAAGGGGTATGGTACTAAAGAGATTGGTGAAGGTATCATCCTTTATGGAGAAATCTTTGGAGCTGGTATTCAGAAGAACTATGATTATGGTTTGACTGACATAGAGTTTAATGGTTTTGATGTTAAGTGGAATGGAGAGTATATGTCAACCTACGATGCTTGGATAATCATTACTCGCGAATTAACATTACCTTATGTTCCAATCCTTCACTATGGAGATTGGTCACAAGAGGTTCAAGATCAGTACACATTCAACAACTACATTGAGGATTCAAAAGTACCACACGAAGGTATTGTGATCAAGTACTTTACTGGAGAGCGTAATAAGGTAGCGAAGGTGATCAATCCAGATTACCTAATCTACGGAGAGAAACATGATATAGGAGATTCACACTAATAAGTAAATAAGTTACATGAGTATAATTCAATCAGGGCATCGCTTAACATTCACGGATGTAGATGCAACGTATGACAAGTTGCCAGCAGGTAACTACATGCTAAAGAGAGACCCACGCAGTGGAGAGTTCTATCTAGTACAGAAGGAAGACTTCGTAATGCCTAAGAAGGTGTATGGAGATCATTCGATTGTAGATCGATGGTTAGAGTCTTGGAAGCACAACAGCAACAAGAACCTAGGTATCTTACTAACGGGACTGAAAGGTACCGGTAAGACAATTACAGCACAGAAGTTCTGTATGGACTCTCAGCTGCCGGTGATCATTGTTGGTGAGCCTTATGAAGGTTCTGAGTTTGTGGACTTCCTTACGAATCCTAAGTTGGGACAGTGCATCATCTTTATCGATGAGTTCGAGAAGGTGTACAATAGAGACAACCAGTACGATATGTTATCGTTGATGGATGGTAACTATAGCACTCGATTGATCTTCTTACTGACGGTGAACGAGGAGCGTATCAACGAGTACTTGATCAACCGACTTAATCGAATCAAGTACCGCAAAGCGTATGGCGACTTAGAGTTCGAACTAGTCGATGAGGTGATTGACGATATGTTGATCAACAAAGACCACCGAGAGTCTATTCATCAATTCTTTGAGAAAGTGAACATGCGTACATTCGACTTGTTGACAAATCTCATCAAGGAGATGAATTTGTTCAATGAGGATGCGATTGCATGTGGACGACACCTGAATCTTAAAGCGGAGTCTAAGTACTACAATGTAGTTGAAGTCCTTGACGGACATGAGTTTGAGTGTTATCCAACAAGCTGGGTACCTGGGAATGACATAGAGATTTCTCGTAAGGCTGTGGATCACGTTGAGGCTACTAGACCAGAGAAGAAGTCTAAGAAACTTAACGAGAAGCAGTCGGTGGTAGAGAGACTATTGAACAGCGAGTCCCCAGAGCAGCCTAGCGCAGAGGATCCAGAATTAGTTTTACCAGGTTACTGGGAGTTATCACTTGACCCACACGAGTACGATATCGTGGATCGCAAAGGCAAAACCATCATGATTCAGCCTACTGGGTTTCCTAGAGTTCAGTATCGCTTGAAGGAACAAGGCACAAGAGCTTCGTTAGTTTTTTAACAAAGCTGTTGCAAAATCGAAATAAAGTTGTTATCTTTAGGTTATGAAATTAGTATTAGAAAAAGGACAAAGGTTATGGTTTACGAGTGATACTCACTACAACCACGCAAACATCTGCTCAGCCACTACTAAGTGGACTAATGCTCAACGATTGACCAGAGAGTTCAAATCCCTTAGTCATATGAACGATGCATTGGTGAATAACATCAATGCATTGGTTGGGGAGAACGACATACTGATTCACTTAGGTGATTGGTCGTTTGGTGGATTTGAGAGTATTGCTGAGTTTCGTAACAGACTAGTGTGTAAGAATATTCACTTGGTACTTGGAAACCACGATCATCACATTCAACGAAACAAAGAGGGTATACAAAGTCTATTCAGCTCAGTACATGAGTACTTGTATCTCAATGTTGTACGTCCTGGTGTCACTACAAAGTCTGCTATGGAGCGATACGATTTTGTTTGTATGCACTATCCGATTGCAAGCTGGAATAACATGAACAATGGAGTGATCCACTTACACGGTCACGTTCACCTAATGCCTGATGTACGATTACATAAAGGTAAGGCAATGGATGTTGGTTGTGAGGGGAATGGTTTAGAACCTATCTCATTACAAGAAGTAATAAACATCATGGAGAAGCAGCCAATAGCTAAGCTAGCATTGCCACATGATCATCACGAATTAAGATTAGAGTAATATGAAATATTTGTATTTTAGTGCACCATGGTGCGGACCTTGTAAGATGTTAGGTCCAAAGATTGATGAGATAGCTGCAAAGGGTGAGATCGTTGTGCAGAAGGTTAATGTAGATACTGACGAAGTGCTGACAA